AATCAGAGAAATCAGAGAAAGTATTGGTATTCATTCAATAACTCTTGTTATATATTCTTGTAATCAGAGAAATCAGAGAAAGTATTGGTATTCATTCAATAACTCTTGTTATATATTCTTGTAATCAGAGAAAAGTGTTGATTCAATAAACTATAATTATTAATCTTCAATCAGAGAAATCAGAGAAAAGTATTGATTATATGATTTGTAAAACGAAATAAAGATGCTATATATATTATAGTATATCAAATGCAAATATTCGTGAAAACATTGACAGGAAAAACAATTACATTGGAGGTTGAACCATCTGATAGTATTGATAATGTGAAACAGAAGATTCAAGATAAAGAAGGTATTCCTCCGGATCAACAACGTCTCATTTTCGCGGGTAAACAATTAGAGGATGGTCGAACATTGACAGATTATAATATTCAAAAAGAATCTACACTTCATTTGGTTCTATAAGTAAACACCAATATACTTCTACAAAATTGATTTAAAATTTTATTAATTTAAATCAATATAATCTTTGAAAACAAATGACTCTTACTATGTCGCAAAATACGAATATGATTATGAATGATAATCGACGGAATATTATTCCTTATACGGTGAGTGTCGCCATCAAGTTGACATCTCCACCGTATCGTGCATTGTATTACAATTTTAATTCAAGCATCTCAACGAAGAATATGTTTGAATACTTATCTACAAAAATACGTAACGAGTTAGGGTTAATGCCATATCAATATCATATTGTTGTATATGAAGATCCTCAAAATATACCATGCGACAGAAATATTATCGCTCCAATCGCCGAACAATTTAGACTTAATTCTAGAACAAATAATTCAATAGTATTATGTATTAATCTCATTGCACAAGAAGAACAAGAACATCCATCTATTGCTGAATGCCCTGTTTGCTTAGAACAAGAAAATCCTAGCAGACTCTTCGTTCAAAGATATATATGCGGTCATCCAATTTGTAGTGATTGTTTTCGTCGGTGTATACAATCAAACAATCGCGTATGTCCTTTGTGTCGACAAGCAGAATTACAAATATAACACTTTAATTTTCCAAAAGTGGAACTATGTTATCTTCTTCTCTAATGACGATAATTGTTCCTTATTATATACAAAATTACCTGTAGGTTTGTAAGAATTGATAGGTGTAAATTTTTTATTGGATTCTGATTGAGCAGAAGTAGTATTTGTTGATGTGATCGATTTACTAAAAAAACCGGTATCATTTATTGTATCAGAATTCGAAATATCTGTTCGTTCATCATTTTGTTGCTTACCATTTTCATCGACAATAATACCAGTCTTCTTTTTCAGTTCTGCTCTTACATAAGAAGGAACAAAATGATTCCAACATATAAATAATGTATTTGGATGGTAATATTTCACATGAAAACCATTTTCCATTAACTTGTTTAAAAGATATGCTATACAAGCACCTTGATCATATTTTGGAACACCAATAATAACTTCTGGAACAACATACCAACAAAAATGTTCATCTATTTTCTGTCTAGATGTAGTCTTTATTTTTACATGAATACGATTAAGCAACTTATTATATAATTCTAATTTATTCAAATCATATTGTTTTTTCTTTTCGTATAATTCATCTAAATTGAGCTTTTCAGAGAAATCGTTAATATTTTCAAGAGTAAATATGTTTGCCATAATAAATTATAAACAGAAGAGTTTATAATTTACAGGTTTTTACTATATTTCACTTTCTTACCCTCAAAGTTGAAAATATAAGTTATTATATAATAATTTATATAACATCAAATGGTAATATGACAATACAGCATTTAGTTATGTCTGGAGGAGGTCCTTCTGGAATAGCAATGTGTGGTACAATCAATTCTCTCTTAGATTTTAATTATATGAATATAAAGGATTTGAAATCGATACATGCAACTTCAGTCGGAACATTAATATCTTTATTTCTGTGTTTCAATAAATTAGGTATCGATTTTGATTCAATTCGTGATTATATTGTTCATAGACCTTTTCATGAAACATACAAGATCAATGTTCATAATATTTTAAATCTCTATCACAAAAAGGGATTTTATGACGAGAATGTTTCTCTGATTTTTTTTAAACCATTTTTCGAATTATTAGAATTATCAAAAACAATAACAATGTTAGAATTGTACGAGTTAACAGGAATTGAATTATATTTCTATGCATTCAATGTCAATCAAGTAAAATTAGTTCCATTTTCTTTCAAAGAAACACCCGATTTACCAGTTATTTATGCAATATACATGTCTTCCACTGTACCAATTATTTTCAGTCCTTATGTATATATAAATCAATGTTATATTGATGGTGGGTTTTTATGTAATTATCCATTAAATCAATGTATTGAAATGAATAGGGAAAATCATGATAATGATAATGATACGATACTTGGTATATATAACAAATACGATAGCACGAAAAATGGATATATTCAATACAATCAAGATTGTAACATCATCGAATTTATAGCAGTAATATGTTATAATCTTATTACCTACATCAATAGTATATTATTTCCTCAATCTCATTCAAAGAACAACATTGTAGAACTACCGATCTTATTAAATATGTCATTTACATGTATTAAAAAATTATTATTTCACAATGAAGAGAGGCTATTATTATATGAAACCGGGTATAGCCAAGGTAAAAAACATGCCCAACTATAATGCTGTATTCAAGAATTGTGTTAAATTTGCTGATGTAATTTTTGCTTCGTAATTAATAATTTGTCCATTTTTAAGTAACTTAATCGTAGGGAATCCATCCACACTATATGTATCCATTAATTTATCGGTTTCCGCGGTATTTGTTGTGCAATTTACATCTCGAAATAAAACTCGATAGCCATTTATATCTTGATTATTATATTTTTCTTTCACTGCGTCCCATTCGGGTCTTGCCGCCTTACAATGAGGACACCAATCTGCCGAAAAAAGGAATACTTCGGCGTCATTACTATTGCCACCACCGGATGAATTTGCGGCAAATGATGGAACCTGTTCTCTATTTGGTTTATACATTTCTTTTACTTTGGGAGTCAAATACTTAATGTAAATGTAATAAACTATAAAAACAACGACAAGTAACGCGAGCACTAATACTGCTATCATTCCTACATTTTTGAATGAATATCCGTTCGTTACATTTGTAAATTTATCTCTAAAATTATACATATAATTATATATATATAATTTTGTAGTTTTTTTTAACGAAAAAGAGAGAAATAAATTATGATAACGGTAATCCTAAATCGATATTTTTTAATTTTATATTATGTTTTATATAATATGAATAAAAAGACGAAACGTAGAACCAGTCATTCTCGCAATTCTAAAACAATTAAAAATAAAATATATACTGAGAGCGAATATAGCAGTGGTGATGGATTTTTAACAAGTGTTTGGGGACCTGCTATATGGCATTTTTTACATACAATTAGTTTCAATTATCCTGTTGAGCCGACTACAGAAAATAAAAAACATTATCGTGACTTTATTCTTAATCTAAAATATATATTGCCATGTAAACACTGTAGAGACAATTTAGACAAGAATTTTAAAACTAATCCATTAACAATGGCAGAAATGAAAAATAGATACACATTTTCATTGTATATATATAAATTACATGAAGTTATCAATAAAATGTTAAATAAAAAATCGGGGTTATCTTATGAAGATGTCAGAGAAAGATATGAACATTTTAGAGCAAGAGGATGCGATGTGATTAATAAAAAAATAAAAGAAAAGGGATGTTCTACTCCATTATATGGTAAAAAATCAAAATGTATTATAAAAATTGTTCCTCAAGAAACAAAGGCTGAAACATTTCAATTAGACAAAAAGTGTATAAAGCGCCGATTTTTGACAGAATAATCATAATTAAATATTATCTCTATTAATTATGAATCTAATAGATCAAATTGTAAATCGCATAAAAAACGTGCATTTATTTATTAAAGAAAATACGGCGACTGAATTTACTAATATTAATAAATGTATAGATTCTACTAAAATAACTCTTTTACCATATCATTTTTTAAATACATTAGATAAAAAATACATTCTTAATAGATTTATCATAGAAGTTATTATATATCATGTTTTATTGTTTATAATCACGATTTATCTACTTCATTTAGTTGTTAAACCAATTTTTAATAATAACAAATTAAAGGATGTGACAGATATTTTTTTAATTTCGCTTGTTCCTAGCATATACTCTTATATGAATGGGAATACTTTATGGAATGGTTATATTATAGCAAATATAATTTCTTCGATTACTGGTTATCTTGTCATTACATATATGGGTAAATATTTACGTTATATATTTCTCCAAATGACAATCATCATCATTTCTTTTGTTTTTATGATATTATTTAACTCAATAGATGTTACAGCAATAACATATGGATTGTCCGCTCATAATTTAGTAAACAAAATCGGTACTGATTATATATATAAATGGTTACTTTACGTGATTGCATCATTTATAATATTACAAGTTGTATTGTATACAAATGATACCATTATAGCATATTATAATTTTCAATATAAAGCACACAAGGATCAACTATTAAATTTATGAACCATATGTAGAATATGGACTTAATATAGCACTAGGTAAATCTTCATTGGTCGAACTATAGTTTGGAACCTTTTTACATTCAAACTCTGATTTAGGACATCTTCCACATGGAGGACAGGGTGCACAAGTATCTGTTTTTGATCTAACCGCAGCTAGTGGAGCTGGACATGATGCTGGACATACTGGTGGAATTACTTCAGTTTTAAGTATATATAGATCTTCTTGTCCAGGTGGTATTTGATTAGCAGGTATTCCAGGCGGTAGTACATTTGAATAATCATATTTATTCTGTTGTTGTGGTTGTTGTTGTTGTTGAGATAAAGGATAAGAATAAGGTGCTTGATAGGTTGATTGAACATTTGCATATGTTGAATAACCAGGATATCCTTGATTTTGTTGCGATTGTTGTGATTGTTGAGATGATGTGTTTTGTATAAAATAACTTGTTCCACCACTAGAATCTATGAGTTGTATCAAATAATTGCCATTAGGACCTTTAGTTATTTTTGCTGTGCCTCCAAATGGTCCATAGAATATAGTATTTTGTGTAATTACAGAAGAAGGTTTATTGTTAGTGTTTGAATTTGATGTCGGTTTTGAACCCGTCGCAACATTTTCTTGATTGGAATCATCCAACGAATAAGAATATTTGGTTACATTACCAGCCAAATCTAATACAATAATTTCATGTTTTCCATTTAAAGTAAAAATTTCAGCAGTGTTACCATTTGGTCCAGTAAACTTTCTCTCTATAATTTCTTCGCCATCAATATATAATTTATTTGTCTCTTCTGTAACACCACTACTTGAATTATTAGACGTAAACCCTTCTCTATAAACTCCTAAACTTACAAGCAATACAAAACATAACAATATTATAATAAAGATATTTAATGGTTTTTTTATAAAATCACTGAAATAGGTCATATATTTATATTATGATAATATTATTGTTATTTAATTAATATAAATAATTGGATGTATATTAAACATACATTATCATGACAACATTAAAGCAAAATTACATGGAAGAATCACAACAGATCGAAATAGGTATTGATGAAGTAGGACGGGGTCCTTTATTTGGTAGAGTCTATGTGGCGGCAGTGATTCTACCTAAAAATAGTGCAGATTTTCAATACCATCTGTTAAAGGATAGTAAACGATTTCATTCCAAGAAAAAGATCAATATGGTCTCTGATTATATCAAATCCAATTCTCTCTTTTGGTCTATTCAATATGAAACAGAAGAGATGATTGATCAAGTTAACATTTTACAAGCAACACAACAAGCAATGCATAAATGTGTTCGTGATATTCTTGTTAGATCTCAAATGAATATAGAAGATATTATGCTATTGGTAGATGGGAATTACTTTAATAGTTTGAATATATATAATAAAGAGAGACAGCGATTCGAATGTGTTTCTCATGTATGTATTGAAGGTGGAGATAATAAATATTGCTCCATTGCGGCAGCATCAATTCTTGCTAAAGTTGCGAGGGACGAATACATACACGATTTGTGTGTCGAAAACCCCGACTTGATTGAAAAATATTCTATTGATAGTAATAAAGGATACGGAGCACAAAAACATATTCAAGGAATTAGAAATCATGGTATTACAATTTGGCATAGAAAGAGTTTTGGAGTTTGTAAAGAATATAATAAAATTGATTAAATATTAGTTAATATACTTACTTATATTAACTAAGATGAACACGAACATGAATGATTCTCAATTGCCTCGATATATAATGGTTTTCGACTTCGAAACAACTGGATTGCCTAAAAAGGCATGGACGAATTATTCGTTGAATCCGACAACAGATGTGAGAACTGGACATTCTATACCCGCATCAAATGAATCAGATTATCCTCATTCTGTTCAATTGTCTTATATTTTATATGATATAGAAAATGAAACTGCCAAGATCTTTGATGAAATCGTGAAATTAACAAATGGAGTTAATATTACAGCAGAAAGTCAAGCAATACATAATATTTCATTAGAGAGAACACAAGGGAAAACTCGACGAGTGAAGAATCGCCAAACTGGACGTTACCGTCTTCAGTATAATTTGACGATTGAAGAAATTCTCCGCAAATTTATGCCGGATTTTCTCAAAGCAGATATTATCGTGTCTCATAATATTCAATTTGACAGAAATATGTTGCTCGTTGAGATGGATCGTATTCGACGATATAAGCCTGTATTCGATACCTATATACAAGAGGTATATACAAGCAAGAAGATGTATTGTACTGCTAAAAATGGAGCATATGTGTGTAAGATTTCTGCTTTAAATCGTTTTGGAAAAGAATATTATCGAATGCCCAAATTGATTGTTCTATATTCAACACTATTTGACCACAAATTGAATGATGCAAAATTACATAATGCTCTATATGATGTTGTCATCTGTCTGCGATGCTTCTGTCAAATGCAGTTTGGCGTTGATATTTATGGACGCAACTCGAAGATTACTGCTTTACTCGATGATCTTACTGCTATTTAATAATTATTGGTTACCCACACAATATGATAATAAATTTGCTTTTATAAGTGATAAATATTTATAATGGGTCAAATTACCAGGTTCAATTGCCATATTCTGTCCCCATTCATTCCAAGAATTGATTAATAATATATTATTTTTATTTTCATCGATTGTTTCGCTGTTACTATAATTTTTTAATACTTTATTTATAAAAGTATTTTGATTGTAAATATCATTATTAAAAATTTTATTAACTAATTGTAGTTTATTTGGTATATAAAGACGAGCACTATTATCAAAGTCAAAAAATATACAATTGCTTTGATCATCTAATTTTTGATTGATATATTTACTGTAATCTAACTCAGGTGTAGTTTTATAGTTTGGATGAAAACCATAATTATTGAAATTCTCGTTCTTTTTTGTCATGTTATTTAAATATAACACAACTCCATTGAACCCATTATCTATACATTTTTTATTTAAAAGAACTTCAAATAATTGTAAATCATTCTCTGGTATTAAATATGGATGATGAATATAAAAAACAGGCTTATTATTAATTTTATAATAATTTTCGTGTTTAAAATAATCAATTAAATTATTTATATTTTTATTAAAATTATCCACATCATATATATTTGTAATATTATTTACAATATTTTCATTATTTGACCAGTCTTCATTGTCCCATATAAAAAATATTTTAAATCCATCTATTTTATTTTTAAAAAATAAATTATAACTATTCTCCATTAATGTATTACGATTTGTAATCGAATTTTGTGAAAACCAATAATAATATACAGCAAAACCATATATACAATAATTTTTAGCAATACTTATTTGTCTGTTAATAATATCTTCATTTGTTAACATATAATCTAAAATATTGTTTAGATTCAACTCTGTAATTGATGGTGAATCTAATTTATTTTTTAATCCACTATTGAGTGCATCTAAGTTTGTTATATCAGTCATACCATAATAAAAAATATTATTATTTTCTTCTATGGAATGAAACTGGGGAAAATATATGGCAAATGGTTTAATTTTTTTATGTATATTTGATGACATATTTTCTTCATACGAGTCATTAAATATAAAATTATAAAATTCATTGTATTTTATAGTAGTATCATTACATGATAAAGTATACTTACCATTATTTTCAATAATATAATCTAACCATTTCTCAAAATTCTTGAATAATTTATAATAATTCGTATATTCGGCTTCATTATCTATTACCTTTATATGATGTTTATTTTCTACAGATAATCTTTCTTTAAAACATCCAATATTATTATATAAAATAGGTAATCCAGAATTAATACTTTTTGATAAAGCATAAGAATATGTTTCTCCATACATATTTAAATGTAATAAACCATGCAAATTATATCGTAACATTTGAATATTCCAATTATCTTCATTATAATTTATGTCAGTAAAAATGTTAATTTTATATCCTTTATAAAATTTATACTTACTTTTTAATAATAATACGTTATTTGATCCTTTATATTCTGATAAAGATTGAAAATGTGCAATATTTATAATCTTATTATGTATTATTGGTATATTTTTTGTGTCATTTTTAATTACTATATCATTATGATTATACACAATACAGTTATTTATAGAAAAATATTTGCTATATTGATTGAGGGTAAAATTAGATGGGTGTATAACTAGTTCTGCGCTATTTAGTAAACGAATGATACTTTCATCTATATTTATATTATCACGTAAATAAATATTTTCATAATATTTATCTGGATTACGTTGATCATACTTTAAATTTGTAAACCAACAAAAATCATGTATTGATATAATTAGTTTAAAATTATATTTATTTTTAAGATTTAATATATCATTCGGTAAGATATTTGTAAGTATAATATGTTGTAAAAATATTATATCAACAGGTTTAAAAACAAAATTATACAAATCTTCTTTATCTTTTATAGTTATAAATTTTACATCTATATAATGATTTTTTATATCATCTAAATATTTTTTACTTCCACCACCAACTATATTACTTATTATGTAAACTTTTTTGGATAACGTTTGATTAGATCTTACTCTCGGTATTAAATTTTGTTTATATTTATGTATATTTTTACTATTTGTTATATTTTGTTGTTGTATTTGAAGTTGTTGTATTTGATTTTGTCGTTGTAATTGAAGTTGACGTAATTGATTTTGTTGTTGTATTTGATTTTTACGATGTAATTGAAGTTGACGTATAAGTATATAATTTTTGTTATTTTGAAGTTGAATTGGTTTTAAAATTTGGCGATTTTGTGAACGTAAAAATATATTATTGTTGCCACCGTTTGGAATATTTTTTTTATTAAATAAATAATTGTAATTATAATTCATATATTATAATTACAAATATTTATTTATTGAAGATTTTACTAAAGTCTTCAATAAATAAGTTTCATTTTGTCTATAATATATTTTAAATGTCAATTAAGCAGAACATGATTCGCAACCAATATCTTCTTTTTGTGTGACAATTACCGTTTTTGTCGGTTCTATTGTAAACTGTTGTGCTTGATGCTTCGCTTTTCTACGCAAATAATATATTCCCGTTTTCAAACCTTTTGTCCATGAATAGAAATGCATAGAAGTTAATGTATTATAATTTGGATCTTCTAACCATAAATTCAAACTTTGACTTTGACAAACAAATGCACCTCTATCAGCCGACATATCGATAATATGTTTCATTGGTATTTCCCATACAATTTTATACTTATCGCGCATATGTTGAGGTAATACAGTCAATTGTTGAACACTCCCTTTGTTCGCAATAATATTATTCTTGATTTCTTCATTCCATAATCCCATATCGATTAATTCTCTCATCAAATATTTATTCGGTAATATAAACTCTCCTGCCATTGTTCGTCGACTATAAATATTGCTGGTAAATGGTTCAAAGCACTCATTATATCCAAGAATTTGTGATGTACTTGCCGTAGGCATTGGTGCAACCAAAAGAGAATTACGAATTCCATTAACTTGTATACGTTTTTTTAGTGAATTCCAATCATATCTGTCGGAAGGAGTTACATTCCACATATCAAATTGTAAGATGCCTTTCGATGCGGGTGATCCTTCAAATGAACTATACGCGCCAGCACATGTATCATCTAAATTCAGTTCTGCTAAAATAGAGTTTTCAATAGAAGGGTCTAATTTTAAATCTAAATGATATATGTATTTTGAAACAAGTGTATCTGGTTTATCATTAGATATGACTGCCTCAATCACTGGATTTTCATGAATGATTTCATTCAATTGATTCATATACTCTTTTCTCTCAAGAGAGAGATCACAACTCATTTCTAATGCACCATGATAAATCGTCTCAAATATATTTTTATTTACTTCTTTCGCATTATCACTATGAAACGCAATATCCATTAACACAAATGTATCTGCCAACCCTTGAACTCCAATACCAATAGGTCGATGTAATAAATTGCTACGTCGTGTTTTATCTGTTGGGTAGTAATTAATATCAATAATTTTGTTCAAGTTACGAGTAATGACTCCAACGACATGATGTAGTTGGTCGTAATCAAATGTTTTATCTTTTTTGACAAATGCCGGCAGAGCAACACTTGCCAAATTACACACTGCTGTCTCTTCTTCATTTGAATATTCCATGATTTCTGTACACAAGTTACTGCTTTTAATTGTCCCCAAATTCTTCTGGTTAGATTTATTATTTGCAGCATCTTTATACAGAAGATAAGGTGTACCTGTTTCCATTTGCGAATCTAGTATTTTATACCATAAATCACGCGCCTTTACTTGTTTGCGAATAGCATTTGGTGCGCTTTCATATTGTTCATATAACTGCTTAAACTCCTCACCATATACATCAGATAATCCAGGACATTCATTTGGACAAAAGTATGACCATAATTCGTCAGTTTTAACACGTTCCATGAATAGATCAGGAATCCATAATGCGTAAAATAAGTCACGTGCTCTCATATCTTCGTCACCATGATTTCTCTTTAATTCTAAGAAGTCTTCAATATCAGGATGCCATGGTTCTAAATAAATAGCAAATGAACCATTCCTCTTTCCAGACTGATTGATAAATCTTGCTGTATCATTAAATACTTTTAACATTGGAACAACACCAGTAGATGTTCCATTTGTTCCTCGAATGAGAGAATGATTTGCGCGAATATTATGAATATGTAATCCGATTCCTCCTGCATATTTCGATATTTTTGCACAATCCTGAAGAGTATTAAAGATCCCTTCTAGACTGTCTTCTTCCATTGCAAGTAAATAGCAAGATGATAATTGTGGTCGTTTTGTTCCTGCGTTAAATAGTGTAGGCGTTGCATGTGTAAAATATTTCTGTGACATAAGATCGTATGTTTCCCTGATAGCAGAAATATTATTACCATGAATTCCAATAGAAACACGTAACCACATATGTTGTGGTCTTTCTACAATTGTTCCGTTAATTTTAAATAAATAAGAACGTTCAAGTGTCTTCAATCCAAAATAATCAAATAGGTTATCACGGTCATGAACAATTATTTGATTAAATAACTCTTTATTTGTATTCACCATATTGTATAATTCTTCAGAAACCAATGGATTATGAACATTTGTAGAATCGGTAAACAGCCACAATTGTTCAATTACTTCAGAGAATAGAGTAATTGTATTTTTGTGATGATTACTCACGAATATACGCGCGGCTAATATTGCATAATCAGGATGCTGTGTAGATAGCGCAGCACATTGTTCACAAGTTAATTCGTCAATTTTGGAAGTAGATATACCATCATACAATTGGTCAATTACCTTTATTGTTAAAGAAGAATAATTAAGTTGTATATTAGCATCGGTCCCTTGTTTCTTAATACGGTTTAAAATTTTATCGAATTTGATAGGTTCTGTTAAACCATTTCTTTTTGTAACACGCATTTCTCTTTCCATAATTCTTATTTTATTAATTATGTAATTTTTAACTCATTTGGTATATGAATAATATTGAATATATATATATATGTTAAAAAATTACTATGGATTCATATTCTTAACAATATTGTTACTGATTATTATGTTTTATCCTTTAGTTATGTCTCATATTAGGAGCCGATGCGCATGTAACAATGCGAAAGTAGAACCATTCGAAACATTAAAAGGTGGAAATTATCCAAAAAGTGATGAAACATCAATACTAAACTCTTATCCGTCCACTGGATATAAGGTTGTAGATAGCGACAATTATTCAAGTAATTGGCGATATTATCCAGTATTTAGTTTAGGTTCTTATCAGCAGATTACGAATAACTTACGATATTACAAAAATCCAGATAATGGGCTATGTTCTCCCGCCGAATTTTGCGGCGATTTTTATCATGATAAAAATATATATCCCAAGTCAAATATTACTTTGCCTTTACCACCAGTATCGAATGATAGTGGAATACGGGTGAATTATTATCGAACAAAAGAAGATCTCTTCTTAAGCGATCAACCTGGACAAATGGTAGAACTTCCTGCCTTTTAAGGCACTGTGCTTTAAGTTATTCTATAATATAATATAAATTACACAAATCAATATACTATTTTTTCCATACTTCAAAAAAATTAGATTGACAGGGTCCCCAACCTCCACTTTTTACATAATTTCTATAAAACCCATTTTTTGTTAATACATTATCAACGTATTGTTTGTGAGTTATATCCCAATAATCATTTTCCATAATTATCAAATGAATATTATTTAATATTTCTGGAATATCCATTAAAATATAATAAAAGGCACCCTCACAATCCAACACTAATGTATCGAACTGAATATTATATTTTGACTTTAATTCGGTCAGTGTAATTGTATTTACCCATTTATAACCGTCTAATAATATATCACTTGGTATGGTATCCCATCCTCGTTGAATTAATTTTTTATTTGATAATGCTGATGATTCGATATGAAAATGAAAATTATTTAGATCTCTATTTTCTGTCAATTGAATTGCTGTATTATTATCACATTCTAACGATACAAAATTTTGTTGTTCCACAATAGAAGCAATAATTAACGAATTTCTTCCTATGTTTCCACCTATTTCCAACACTTTTTCATTACCAGTTAAATATGTAACTGTCATAATTTGCTCTGGAAATTCATCATTTAAACTACCATGTTTTATATTTAATTTAGAATGTATATTTGACAATTTATTATTAATATAAGTATCACTTGTAAGAGATATTGTATTATTTGTTATATTTATTTGAATTGTATAATCTTGGGAATAATTATGTAATATTCCATCATCGAAACTAATTAATATTATTTTTAATGTTCCAAATAATGGATCTGTAAAGATATTTGCTCTGTTAGAATCACCTGATGGAATTGTAATAATATCATTCTTTTTTAATTTTAATAAACAAATATTAGTAACGTCAATATTATGGTGAATTGTTCCATATTTAATTAGCATATATGAATATATAATATAATAATATAATAAATTTATATATAAAAGTAATTAAAAAAATTGAATTGTTTTTAGATAAAACAATTCAATCAACTTATAATCAAACAAAATGCAAAATCAAAATGAGACAAACGAAACAATTATTAGTGAAATCTTCCAGGTTCAATTTAAAACATATACGCAACAGCAACCTCCTGAAATCAACCTGAGTCAAAGGTTGCTGTTACTGTGTACAACAGAGGCGGAGCCTCCCACTTCGGGAAGTGGAAAGGTCGAACTAAAGGACGCCGAAAAGGTCAATCCAAAGGATGTCGAAAAGATCGAACCAAAAAACATAGCAAAAAAACACCTTGCTTTACTATGGGAAGTAGAAACAGAAGAAAATAATATTCAAAATAATCTACAAATACAAATACGCACAATAATATCAGAGAAAATATTCAAAATAGAAAACAACTTTTGCGAGGAGAACTAGAAAAAGTATTGAATTGAATGGATACATTGAAACAAAATAAACCATTGAAATGAATAATTTAATGTATTTTTTATTTTTGGATATAAGTTAATTAAAAACTTTAATTAACTTACCTAATTTAATGGAATATTCTATAAATTTAATATTGGCTTTTTCATATGGTATTATATTTAAAATATACGATGATATTATAGATAATAAATTTAATGTTAATATTTGTTATTTAACTTTTTTAAAATATTTTGTGATAACATTATTTTCTATTTTATTTTATAATGATATAATATTTTCTATTTTATGGTTTGTTATGGCATTTTCATCTTTTTTAATGGATAAATATTATACTAATAATCTTACTGATAGTAAAAATACTTTAGAACAGAAAGATTTTGCTTGTATGAATGAGGATACTTGGTTTTATTCCATGATTCTTTCTGGTATTTTTATTTTATTTCATTTATTCATTTATTTAAAAAATAATAAATTAAATGAAATAAATTTATGTGATTATAAGAATATTACATTATACATAAATATATTTATAAATATTATTATTGTATTAAGTGATATTTATTTTACACCAGAACACTCTAGTGATAAAAAATTATATGCAAGAATATTTGTTCTTATTTTATTATGTGTATTTTTTTATTATATGACATTTTATTCAATGTATATTTATGAAGGTAATTATAGTATTTTATTAATGAATATTGGATTTTTAATTGGATCCATATGTTTTTTAACATTGAATAAATTTAAAATGTTTGATAAATTTAAAATAAAACTACCCCATTAATATTAGATAAATCAGGATTATATTCATACACGTTATATAACGCAATTATATAAAATAATAAAAATATTATAAATAATAAAAATATATAATTTTTAAGTATATTATAATAATTGTATAAAATATATTGAGATATTACCATACAACCTCCTCCCACAATAAATGTATCATATAATAAAACTAATAAATGTTTAACGCCTTTGTCAAAAGATACCAAATAATTCATATCCCAATACATAAATAATACACTAAAAAAAATAAACCCTTCTAGTAATGATTTTTTAGGAATAATAATATAATAATATGTAAATAATAAAGTAAAATAAGAAAATATAGTAAATATAAAAATCCATTTTAAAGTGAATTTATTATTTATAGTTTTAAAATAATTAATTTTATAACCTTGAATATCTGAAATCATATTTGAATAAGGAATTATTTCTGTAATACATAAAAATAATTGTAAAATCATAAAAATCATTACAAAAACAATAAAATTTTTATAATCTATCTTCATAATATATTTATCATCATATTATATTTTTTCTACATCATTTATATCAAATTTATGAAATGGTAAATGGTCAAATATATAATCTAATTTCATTTCACTTAAGATTTCTCCTTTTAATTCTGTTAATTTGTTATAAATGATATCAAATAGACCAGTTTCATTAAACAATGTTAATATCTGTATTTTCCCTTTTGTTGTTTTGTTTTTCATCATTTCGATCACGTTTGTCTCATTCATCGTTTTAAAATAAGTAATTAAATAACTGATCTTTTCTTCATCAAAATCTTGACAAAATCCTTTTTTTCCCCAATATTCTGGATCTGTTAGATTGATATAATCATCTCGTATTTGATAAAATATAGATAATTTAATTAACAATGTTTTTACAAGTTCGTGTTTTTGTTTTAAAATTACATTTTTACTTTTATCAATTAACAATTCGAATTGTATAATAAAAGCATACCCTGTTTTATATACCATCATCGTTGTATAATCTTCTAATGATGGAATAAATTTATTTTGTGTATAATAAATATCCATCCCTTGTCCTATATGAATATACTTCAAATACTCTATTATTTTGCTAACAGTTTCTTTCTTAAAAGCAGTATGTATTATATGTAACGTTTTAAAAATTTCCAAATAACCGGCGTTGATTGATAATGGAATACCGTATTTAATATGAGCACATTGTTCATTTCGTCTTAACGTACTATCATCTTGTATATCATCTATTACGAGAGAAGCATTATGAATATTATGTATTAATGAATTTATTAAATTAGTATCTTCTGTATTTACCTGTAATAATTTACCAATAATTTCTCCTAATATTCTTCGAATGTCTTTTCCTTTTTGTTGTTTATAATATGTAACTGGTTCCAATAGGACTGATTCCATTATTTATAATTAATATATTATAAATAATAAATATACGCTTTCTGTGTAACAGTAATGTAAATATAATATTTAAAAACAATATAAATGATTTTTCTCTTTATATTGTTTGTTGTATTTTCGGTACCCGTTTAGTCGGCGCTCGATGTTCATATCCAGTTATTCTCTCTTTCTCGATGATCTTCCAAAAGTCGCTCATTATTGGAACAATGTCAGTAAACCATTTTTTATTGCGTGTAACAAGGACACAACTCAGTTCATCTAGTTTCCAATAAATATGTCTTATCCAAGTCAAATCAGTGCGTGTATCTAACATTTCTTCGATCAACTTCTCTGACCACGATTCATATTCAGAATAAGACATTTCTAGTGGCGTATATATATATAAGGGTATTCCAGTCATATTATTGGAAAAGTAAAGTATAACTCCTTTTCTCTCTCCATTTCTAGAAGTAAAGAGAGAACTATCGCTATCTGTTAAAAATGTCAACTCATTCTCATATTCTACAAACCTTGTCTCTAAAAAATCACATTCGTCCAAATCACATGTTTCCATTTGTAGTTGCATTTGAATCCAATACTCTTTCTTTGGAATACCAGTTATCTCTCTATTGACAATATTTTTGATTTCTAACATACGTCCATATCTATTATTTGTTGGATCAATAATAATACCATCTGGCGATGCTCCAATAAATGAATACTTATTGTGCTGAATACAACCGAACTCTCCCACTTTGGTTTTATACATTTGTTCATAAAATAGAAGAGATAATGGTTCATATTTCTGTCCCCAATGAAGAGTTGTTTCTGTATTTACATAACAGATCTTATCATTATCTTCTTTTAAGGTCAATGAAAGATTACTATTACATTTCTCATAAATGAGAGAGTTTTGTTGTGCATTGCTTTCGAATATTTTATATGCATTACTTGCTGTGATTAGATTATTTCGAAAAGCATACCATTCATCAGTTCTCTGATTCGGTTGTGGCATTGATGACAAATATGCTATTTTTTTGGCAATTACGCTTTTTTCGATAGAATATGATAGTATAATACTGTCAGAATAAGAACGACGTGTATATATGCCGTCATAGAACATAGGTATAACTATATCAATGAATTCATAGATAGTTTCTATCTCATCTTCTGTGTCCACTTCCCCAATTTGAACTTTAAAAAAGTTGATATCTTCATTCAGAGAAAGCTGAATCAATTCGATTACAGATTCAATCATGTCATCTTCAAAAGAAGGATCGCTAATGAGCGTTGGATGTAATTCGATATAATCATAAAATAATTGTAATAACATAGAACATACTTCTTCTTCATTCAAAGTAGTCATGTTATTCTTATTATAATACATTATTAATTTTTATATGATATATATTATTGTTTAAAGAATAATATACATCTACGATGGTTTTACATAAGTAGATTATGATGTCGAAGATACACAAGTCTGTACAGAAGATGTCGATACAAGTTCGACAATTTTATGTTTCAATGTTCCACGTATCTTGGGAGGAGGTAGATTTTTAAGAGTATGTATTCGTGCTTTATCAATATTTTTGAGACTAAATGTTTGTGTCGGTTTATCATAGAGTAAAGGAGGTATATCTTTTACTTCTTTCGACTGTTTATCATATACAACATCTTTAATACGCATCAATTGCTTATTTTGAATACAGTCTTTGAAAAATGTTTTTAAAATTTCGTTTTCTGTTGGTGTTAGTTTGTTGTGTTCAACATAAATTTCTGTATAATTTAATAATTTTCTCAGTTTACTGGAATTGTCCATTTTATTCCAGTTATCATATTGATTGTGTAATTTGTGATCTTCAAGAAATTTATCGAGAACATTTAAATCACTGATAATTTCAGTCTTGTGATCGCAAATGATGTTTCCACCAGTTAGCATTGATTTGTATTGTATGTTTTTCAACTCAATACACTCGTCAGTTTTAAAATTCATCTTACTTATTATATAACTATAATTTTAACTTGATTTCTTTAAATATATAATTATAATATTATGGATGATGCGACAAAAGTAATTGATATTATAGGAACTGGACAACGATACCAAATGAAAAATGCAATGAAGGTTCCAAAACAAATTATTGCACTCAAAACTGTTGAAAAAATACGTGATGAACCAGCTTTCTCTCTTTCTCTCTTTTTGGATAATAATCAAAAGGATCATTTGATTCACATTATGAATAAGACAATTCCGCCTACAGCAGTATCACTGTTCATTGAAAAACAATTGAAAAAGAAAATTGCATCTTATAAACAACAAGATATCATTAAAAAACGACTTGATCATGTTACATTTGTCACATTAGAAGAAGTTGTTGATATGATGAATCAAACAGAATTACATTGTCATTATTGCTCTGAACAAATGTATATACTATATGAGTTTGCTAGAGAGAAAAAACAATGGACTTTAGACCGAATAGATAATCAGTTAGGACATATATCGACGAATATCGTTCTCTCTTGTTTAGAATGTAATTTAAAACGAAGGCGAATAAGAAAGGATGCTTTTCTATTTACTAAAAATATGAAAATTGTTCGTATTAATATCGATAATGATTAATTCTGTAATTTTTATAATAATTTTTACTTTCATTAATGAAAAGAGAAATTAGTTCTTTTATTGAGAGAACAAATATTAATAATATCAATATCGAAAGTAAAATCCCAAAAAATATTATTCAAACTTATAAAAATAATCATATTCACGAATTTATTTATAGCAGTATTATGGATATGTTAAAAATTAACGATGATTATAACTATATTTTTATAACAGATGATATTGGCATCGATTTAATAAATAAATATTTTGACGAAAATATACTTAATGCTTTCAATAAATTAAACGTTGGAGCAGCAAAAGGTGATTTTTTAAGATATATTGCAATGTATGTTTACGGTGGAGTATATTTAGATTTAGACAGTAATATTAGTATTTCATTAAATTCATTTATTGATCCAAATTTAGAACACTTATTTTTCTTAGATGGAGATTGTAATATACAACAATGGTGTTTTATGACCGCAGCTAACAATCCTATCATATTAAGAGTCATTCAAGAAATGGTAAAACGTATTCATGCCAAAGAACAAAATATTTTTATTGCAACTGGACCGACTTTATTTACTGATGTTATTTATAATGTAGTTAATAATTCTTCTTATTATAATGTTACGCAATTATTTTCACATAATGACAAATACACATCTTTTATTGATAATAATAAATATGGTAATGGACTTATTTTATACGAATACACGAAAAATCTCGATTTTTTTAACAAGTTTCAATTTAGAATGAAAAATTATACAGAAGATATGTTATATAATAATGACAAATATATTGTTACCTTCAATGAAGAAACTCCTCTACTTTATAAATAAAATAATAAAATAATAAAATAATAACTGAAAATTATATTTACTCGTGATTTCTATATTTATTAAATATTATTATAAATTAAATTAATGCAAGAATTAGTTTGGAGTTATGGAGATAAACCACAACGATCACTACGACGGCGTTCAGTAGGACAATCGCAAATTATCAAAGATAATAGTATTAGTGTAGAAGAACGTAAAACCTCTAATCATGTTACAGCAAATCGTTGTTTACTAGAAAATGAAGATCAACTCTCTTTAAAGCATATTGAGGATGAATGGACGAAATCGAATAAGAGAGAAGAATCATATAATAAAATGTCTGAAAGAGAGATGATCGGACAAAGAGGATATAATCCATTCAATCCAACTAACAATTATTTTGACAATTTACTAGAACATGAGAAATACGTAAAAAATAATTAAATCAAATAAGTATATAAAAGAAATATATATCTTTCATTATATCTATGTCATCAGTCACATATAGCACTCAAAATGACCTATTAATGAACACACTTATGGAATTTTATAAACAAGATGATAATTTAAAACGGATTCTAAAAATTATTACAGGAGAGACCAAAATTTCACTTCGCATTGTGGATTGGTTTGCCACTAATTATGCAAAGAAAAATTTTACTCTATATAATATTCTCGATAAAAATGGTAAGGACAGGCGATTCAAAGTATATGTCGATTATAAGTTGAAATTGAAGGCATATAGTAAGAAGAATTTTGATCCATTTTGTCGTTGGGAACGAATTAGTATTCCATATGAAAATGGCACACATATCGAAACAACTATTGGACAACTTAACTTCTTTAAATGGACTTTGGAAAACAATATTATTCAGTTCATTGAAGATAATTATGAAGAAATCGAAAATGACATGAATAAGCGAAATAGTACGAGTAAGAGAAAAGATGTAAATTCTAATACGAATAGTAATAAATCAGAGAAATCAGACACTTCTGCGAAGACTAGAAAAAAGAGAGAAGAATTATCTATTTCGGCAACAAAAAGTATTAAAAAAGAAGAAGTCGAAATAATTGTGCGGTTCAATTAACTCAACTGTTTTCACTTTTGTAAAAAAAATGGAAACAGTTTAAATATTAGATAACTTATTTAAATAAATGGGTAATTCATTATCTTCTATAAAAAAAGTGAATTTTGAAGATGTTCAGCTTATTTGTCGACAAGCGTATCCAGGATCAATCATGATTAATACATTGGGAATAAATGAACAAAAGTGTCTGATTTATGGTACTATTTTAGCACAAGATGAAGAAAACATGATTAATCAATATATCACTTCGAAACAATTTCATACATATATTATTATTTATGGAAAAAACTGTAATGATGATGATAAAATATTTAAAAAATATAAACAACTTACAAATCTAGGTTTCAAAAATATCTATATCTATTTAGGTGGTCTTTTTGAATGGTTACTACTACAAGACATATACGGAGACGGCGAATTCTCTACGACATGTAAAGAACCTGATATATTAAAATATAAAACAACTTCTATATTATCCCATAATAATAGGTTACTTACTTTTCAATAATTGGGTTTTATATATATTCGCAAATTTCAATGATCCATTTATCCATTTCCTTGTAAACTCGAAATGGTTTTCCACAACCATAAATATCCCCATTACAAATAAGTATTTCACATTTTTCTTTAGATAAATGAGGATCCATCTGTTGAAATGTATTCTTATGAATACCATGACGAAATATACCACAATTTAGCTTCTCAACCATTATGATTTCATTACAATGAGGACATGAAATCATAAAATCTATCTGTTCATCACACATATAATTTCTAAATATATAAATTCATAATTAATTTATTTAACTAAAATGTTACTTACGTAAAAACATACGAGTGCCGGAACAAGATCCTTAATCTTTTCTTCAGTCGTTAGATGGTTATAATCAACAAGTTGAACCAATCTTCTATTTTCAAGGCGCAAAGTTCGCTTTTCAACATTGAATAAATCGTCGAATTCAACCTTTACAAGATCTTTCTTTCCAAAAGAAGTTGTATCTATTTCTTGGTTCACTCGATTGATGATTGGTATGGCGTCGTCGATTTCATCTGTTATATCAGGATACAATCCTTTTTCTTTCTTTGGATTGAAGACATACTTTTCACCAGTATGTTGAACCCCATAAAGTAAAGCAAGTGCCCAAGCATCGTGCATTCCTACACACCTGGTTTCTAATGACTCGTCTTTCAGTTTGTTATAAATAAACCACTCAAAGTAGTCATCAGTCAAATCGCCACGAAATATAACATCATTTGTTGAAACAAATGAGTTATGATATAACCAAATTCGCAGTATCAATTTATGATACTCAACCATTTCTTCTTTACACGATGATGTATAACCAAATTCATTGAAACTTTGAATAAATTTTACACATTCTACCGAAATAAGATCCAATGTTGTTCCTGGTAGAGCGAGTTTATAATCAACCGCGATTCCTAGATCACGTAAAGATATTTGAGAATATTCATCTGAATTATATAACGAGTCTTGAATATGCGCCAACAATTTCAAACGAAAAATAACATCATTCCGTTCATCGTCAATTCCAATTTCAATGTCATTATTTAAAATATGATCTAATTTGACAACCGCGTCAAAAAAAGTATGGTTTACTTTATTCAAGTAACCATTAATTTCTGTCACCATATTTGATGTGCTGTATTCCGTCATTATTATACATTATTAATGTATCGTCTTTAAATGATTTAACAACTGATATATTGGTCACGACCTCGTCGCCTGTGACGATCTCCTATAATATCATGTATTAATTGCGCATTAATTGATGGTATACCCATTTTATGTATATTTACATTTCCATCCAAAATATGTATATTTGTTCGACTTTTGTCCAATGAAACAATCATATCATCATGATATTTCGCACACTGAGTTAAATATTCTAATGATATTGATGATTCGCCTTGTCTGGAACGAAGTTGAATACGCTCATGACATATCTCTGGATCTGCACGTATATAAATAATATGTTGAACTGGGTAATCTTTGGCGAACTCGTCGAATATTTGACAATATATTTGATAATTTACATCTTCAATATTTCCCATATCGTATAACATCTTTGCGAAAACTAACTTGTCTGTATGAAGACACCGTTCAGTGATAATTGTTGCATAAGGATTTGTCTTGACTATCTCTCTCAAAAGAGATAAACGACTAATAAATGCCATAATCTGGAATGAAAACGCATATCGAGGTTGATCTGCATAAAATTTTTCTAGCATTGTTTCACCTGTTTCTTTTTCTCTGATTTTTTCCCATTCATCAACTGGTTCTCTCAAGAAGATGACTTCTGAATCTTTATAGTATTCTTTCAAATAAGAGAGAAAGGTGGATTTTCCCGAACCAATATTTCCTTCAATGCTGATGATTTGTGTCATTTTAATTGTTGTTCTTGAATAAACTATTTTAAATACTTGAATCCTTTTCAATTTTTTATATTCTTTTTTATTAATAAATTAACATACTATTTTTCATCAAAAATTATGTTAACATACGTATACGTATTCGCTCTTGACTATCATTTCTTTTTGATATTTATACAATATTCATTTCTCTGATAAATTGTTACATTTTATATTGATTCTAATCCTTGATTTGTATTGTATTGTATTGATTAAATAAATTATAATTCTATTTATTATCTGATATAATTAATATATGCGCCCTAGATTTTTAATTTTTACTAATAATTACACTATAGGTAATAGAAATTATAATAATAACTATAGACCTAGACGTCTTGTAAATAATAACTATAGACCTTGTGTAAATATGTTTGCTCCAATAAAAAAAATTTTAACGAATCAACATAATCAAATTAATATAATTAATTCAAAACTTAATAAATATGAACCTTTATTTTTAGAATTTTACACCCTAAAAATGTCAGTTTTTGATTTAACACAGAAAATTGAAAAAATTAATAATTATACTTATATTTCAATTGAAGATTTAAAAAAGCAGATGTATGAAAATAATTCTAGTAATCAAAAATCATTTACAGATTTAAGAAATCAACAAACTGTTTCTGATTCTAATAATCAAAAATCATTTACAGATTTAAGAAATCAACAAACTGTTTCTGATTCTAATAATCAAAAATCATTTACAGACTTAAAAAAGCAATTAGATGATAATCAAAAATCATTTACAGACTTAAAAAAGCAATTCGATGATATTAAACCATTATATGATAAAGACATAATAGCAATTACAAAAATGGTGTGTGATGAATTGCGACCCAGCATAAACGAATTATTTTGTAATATAATTAATACAGAACAAGATTTGGATTTTTTATTTGAATATTTTTTTCATAAATCAAGAATCCAAGTAGTTAATACTTAAATTATGTTTTAATGTAAAAAGTATTCGAATCTTCAATATTTGGAGTTGACATAAGTTATATTCATAATAAATAAATCATTCATCAATAACAATAATATAAATTATAAAAAATTGATTTAATAATTTATATTATAAATCAGTTTAAACAAGCAAAAACAATCTTTACAATGGATATCAATCAACGCAAATTGAATAAGACTGAATGGGCAAATATTGAATTACCTATCTCTGAGAATGAGAAGGAAGTTCTGAATATAATCTGTCGTGGATTTCATGACACTGATATCAAATATAATAAACACGTTTCGCTGTTTGGATATTTGAAAGTCGACTATTCGCCAGTTATGGATGATTATCTCTTCTGTAATTACTTTCAATCCAAGATTGATGGGTTCAAAGAGTATGGATTCGAATTTGATGAAGATAAAACTATCAAATCAAACCCAATAATCAAAAAAGCGGATCAAATTCGTATTCAAAAGAATGATCCCAGCAAATTGACAGATAATATGGAAATATTCGAATATCTTCTTATGAACTTGGTGGATCATATTTTGAAAAACAAGAGAGAAAATGGTAAATGGTGCGTTCATTACTTTACACTCTACAAGTTGATAACAATGAACGTATTGCGTATCAATAGTCATGTCATGTTGTTCATTCGCCATAATATTATTGCGAAGTTTGAGAGCGAACTAAATATGACAGAAGTGATACAAAATTCGGTTGACTTCATTGAGAAGAACAAGTTATTATTACAATATTCTGATATTACTCTCTATGAGCATCAGCGAGAATTGTTTACAGTTGCGAAGCGTCAACAATCGAAGTTGGTTCTGTATATCGCTCCCACAGGGACAGGCAAGACATTATCTCCAATTGGTTTATCTGAGGGGTATACGATATGTCCAACAACGCAAGAACGCATTGGTCAACGTATCATCTTCGTTTGTGCTGCTAGACATGTTGGTCTCGCTTTGGCGAAATCTGCAATCTCAATGGGAAAAAAGATTGCATTCGCATTTGGATGTGAAAGTGCTGCCGATATTCGTCTTCATTATTTCGCAGCAAAAGAATATACGAAACATCGACGTTCTGGTGGTATTGGAAAAGTAGATAATTCAGTTGGTGAAAAAGTGGAAATCATGATTTGTGATGTCAAATCTTATTTACCGGCAATGTATTATATGCTGTCGTTCAATAAGGCACCAAATATTATTACCTATTGGGATGAACCGACGATCACGATGGATTATGAAGAACATGAACTTCATAGCATTATTCATGACAATTGGACGAATAATTTGATCCCGAATATGGTGTTATCTTCTGCGACATTGCCGAAACTGTATGAAATTGAAGCAAGCATTGCATCCTTTCGCACCAAGTTTCCTGATACAGAAATACATAGTATTGTCAGTTATGATTCAAAGAAGTCGATACCGATTATCAATAAATTTGGATATGTAATTGTTCCGCATCTGCTAAGTGATGATCCTGAACAAGTTCGTCGTATCGTTGACAATTGCCGTGAAAATATGACAATCTTACGATATCTTGACTTGTCAGAGATTGTCAAATTTATCATCTATATTCTGTCCAAAATTGCAGATTCTGGATTGAATGAGCGATTCCGTTCTATTGCAGATGTGAATATGTCATCAATAAAGTTATACTATATCGATCTATTGGAATCCCTCGTTGTAGGTTCGCCTCATCTATGGGCCAGAATATATAATCATTTGAACTTAAAGAAGGTGCGTCGTATTGAATCTAATCCACAAGTAGATGTCAAAGGTAATCAAATTCGCAAATCGGCGAGTGTTGGATCCAATATTGCTACTACTACTACTACTACTACAAAAATCGCTGGTGCACCGATATCCAGAACGCAAAGTGTTTCTCAATTGCTTCCTACAACAGAAGAACAAACCGGCATCTATGTCACTACCAAAGATTCATTCACTCTTACAGATGGCCCGACAATATTTCTCACGAACAATGTTGAAAAGATTGCCAAGTTCTATATACAACAGTCACAAATACCAGAAAAAGTGATGAATGATATTCTGGATAAAATTTCAGTGAATAACGCGATCAATGAAAAGATTGGAGAATTAGAACAAGAACTCGAATTACTCACTGAAAAATCATTGGCATCAGCAGATGCGGGTGGTGATGGAAATGAAAAATCAAAGAAGAAGGATAAAGTCAAATTGGCATCTGACTCAAACTCAGATGGTCGATCTATTGCAAAATTAGAGAATGAAATAGAAAGATATCGACAAATGATCCAGTCCGCCCAATTGAATGATACACTAATCCCGAATAAACTGCTTCATTTGAAGAAATGGGGACCTTCATCTGGCAACAATCATCGTGCGTTTACCAGTGATATTGATGAACATACTATTGTCGATATTATGATGCTCAAAGATGTCGATGACAGTTGGAAAGTTCTGTTATTGATGGGTATTGGAGTCTTTACAAATCACCCCAGTATTGCTTACACAGAAATTATTAAACGTCTTGCAAATGAACAGAAGTTATATATGATCATCGCATCAAGCGACTATATTTATGGAACAAATTATCAGTTCTGTCATGGATATTTGGCGAAGGATCTGTCTATTACTCAAGAGAAGATCATCCAGGCATTTGGTCGCATTGGTCGCAATAATATTCAACAAGATTATACGATTCGGTTGAGAGATGAAACACAAGTCAATAAGTTGTTCTACAAAGAAGAAAATAAACCTGAAGTGCGAAACATGGCAAAACTATTCTGTTAAAACAATAATAATAATATTTTATAAATCATAATAATATTATTCTAAGATATGATATTTTTTTTCTGTGTTTTTCTTTTGGTAATAACTAAATAAGCAATTTAATTTATATTTAAAGAAACAAAGAAAATATAAATTAAGTAATATGACTAACGCAGAAGAAATATATATTGCTCAATGGAATGAAACGAAATGGTTAACTGCGTCATCTTTATTATTTCTTATATCATCCACATATGCATATTATAATCAATTGTTCTTTTACTCTACATTTCTTTTTTTTACATCTACTATCAGCGCAAATTATTGGAGAAAAGCTACATATTCATGGCGACGAAATTTGGATCTATTTTATGCCAAATTATCGATTGCTGTATTTGTCTATAATGGAATCGTTCATATTAAATATAATAATAATAATTTCATTATAGTTGGAGGTTATTGTTGTCTTCTGGTTCTGCCTTATACATTTTATCTATCTGAGAAACTACACAGAGGGAATAATCCATTGTGGTATAAATGGCATATATTATTTCACTTACTACTGACATTTGAACAGTTTGTCGTATTAAATAGCATAATAAAGTATGAACAACAACAGAATTTACTTTAATGATATAAGACTTTATCGAGTCTTATATCATTTTTCAAATTACACAATTTACTTTAAAACTATTATTTATACTTATTTTTAGACTCTTTCAGTTCTTTCATTTCTCTCATTCTTTTTAATCTAGGACTTTCATAACCACGTTCCTGAGCAGCTTCGGTTCGTTGAACATATTCTTCTATAATTGGATAATCTTCGGCCTCGTTTGAATTATAAGTAAATCCATGTAATGGGAAAATTCTACCATTTTCATGAACACCATAACCATGATTATTCAATAAAATCATATACTCTTCTAGTGGTATTTTTACTAATTCTCCATTTTCATTAGTTATATATCGTTCTGGTATGGGTAGGTCGCCAGTATCAAAGAAAGTTAGAGGTTTACCATATGTTCCTACACCATATTTGGGAGTAATAAATCTGGCTTTTGTTGATAACCTGTTACGATTTTCTAATCTTTTCTTGAATTCTTCTAATGCCTTCTTTGCTGGAATACCGACTCCGTACAAGTCTAAATAATATTTTAAAAAATCTAATAACTCATTTACTGTTAAATCTTCTATGCCTTTTCCTGTTAAATCCTCACCGATGAGTGCTTTGATTTCTCTCAATAGTCTTTTAGTTAAATATGAACGATATGTTTTTTGTATTTTACTTGTTGCTTTTACCGTTCGTGGACTAGCTTTGCGAGTTTTACTATTATCTGAAGAGTTAGACCTTCTCGTGGCATAATTTGGTATTTTACGCATATTAATAATCATATTCATCAATTCATCAATTGTAAACTTTTCGATCTCGCTCTCCAGTATATCTTCACCAATTTCATCTTTTATTAGTTTTATTATATTTTGTCGAACTTGTGAAATCGTTGTTTTCGATTTCATTTTGGGACGTTTTAATGAACGTCTTGCTCTATCACCTCTAAACATTTTTTGTATACGAGTTGATGCGCGTTGTCTTGTGGTTAATCTACTTCTTGTCTGATTACCTCTTAATACACTTTGTATTCTAGTTGCGGCAGCAATTGATATTACGCCATATTCTTTTACTGCTTCTTCTTCTTCATTAGTAGCATGTATTATTCCTAATATTTCAGTTAATGTGTTCGACGAAGTTAAAATTGGAGTATTTGAACCAGATGTTCCGTAACTCTGGTCATCATCACCTTCATTGCCATCTCCATATTGTCCTTCTGCAATTCTTAATAATCGTCTCGGTGAAAAAATACGAGTAATTGTTAGTAATAAAACAAATCCCATAGCACTCATATATTCAGCTTGTTGTGGTGACGGTAATAGAAGCATTTCTGGAGGTGCTGGTAAATATTGACCTAAATTTTGTAACGGAATATTGCGAGAACGTTGAGGTGGTCTCGGTAAGAGTAGTCGTTCTTGAGGTGCAGGTAATTGAAGAGGTTCACTAGCTCGTTGTCTTCTCAGAGCTTCTGGAAATTGATTCATTTGAATGCTCGCTGTTGGATGATGGCGTTGTCTATAAGCGCGTTCTTCTTGCTCAACTCGATCGAAATCAGGGACTGGTGGCGTATAACGTGGATTGTCAGACATTGATAATAGTCCTTGTATCCCACGAAAATCTGGAATTAATATAGAAAAATCGTTTACATGATTTTCATTAATGAGATCATCAGATAAAGTTAACTTAAAATTATTCCATTGAAGCCATGTTCCAAAATCAATTGGTGGTCCAACCCACCAATATCTGAATAAATTATATGCATAAATAAATTGCGGACAGTTCACCTCTGCAAGTGAACCAGGAACAACACCAAAATTACGACACCACTCTGTTGCATCAATTGCGTTTATTTCTACATTTGCAGAAGCAGCATTTATTAATATTGTCAAAACAATTAACAATTTAATATTGTTTACTATTTTAGAAAGTGTAATGCGTCCTCCATATTGTGATTTATCATTCGATTTTGAAGAAGTATATGATTCTATGATTTTGTTATACATTTTCTTAAAAAAACTCGCAAAATTGAAATTTTTATTAGATAATACTTTTTTAAACTCATCTATAAATTCACTAATTTCGTTATCGAGTTGTTTTTCATCAATATCAATATTATGTTTTTTTATTTTATTTTGAATACTCCTTAATAGCTTAGGATTTAACTTAAATACCCGATAGATATTGTTTTTCTTTAAAGAGTTACTAATAAAATTGTCGACCTTAATTGTCATATATTATAATAATATTATAATGCTATTAATTGTTATCAAATTCAAACACATTGAATATATTTTGATATTCATCTAAATATATTTTTTCTTCTACATTCTATATTGTTTCCAATTTCATGTATATTTTTTCTTTTATATTTGTTATTCATAATAAATTGAATTAAGTAATTGAATTTTAATACACAGAAAAAATAATATGTTATTTATTTAAATAATATAATACATCTTATGCTTCTTCGATCATAATAATTGTTTCGCCTTCATACTTTGCTTTAACTTTTTCATTTAATTTATCTAGTTGCTCATCTAAGTCATATTCTTCTGGAAGAACCATTTTGATATTCAAACGCTTTCCATTTAGTATTCGTTTTTCAAATACTAAATGTGGTTTATCCCTCGCAATTATTAGTGATACATATTTAGGTAAGGTAGCCTCACTTTTTAATGGTTGTATGTTTTCATTTAAGTCATCAACAACCTTATTTGCTGCATCGAGTTTTGACTGGATAGTTATTTTTCCCGACTTAGTTGTACACCAGATTTTATCCAATTTTGGATGTTTTTCGACCTTGAAGAACTCTCTTGATCTTGTTCGGTCTTTGTCCAACCATTCATGATAATATACCACATATTTACGCATCATTTCTTGAGTTATTCCTTCTGGTAGGGCAATAGCACTCGTTTTTCTGGCACGTTTGGTTGCTTCCATAATTCCTTTTGTGTTGGCTTCCTGTTCTTTTCTCGTTGCGATACGCAAATTTGTCATCGTATTATTGAGCGGGTCGCGGTCAATATGGTCGACACTAATAACCTTCGTTCCCTTGCCATTCCCATAACATCCAGTAATGACCTGATGGATAAATAAATTACCAGAACTCAATATATATCCATTTAAATGCTTAAACCAAGTCATTTTTTTACCATTATTGTTTTCTGTTTCATAGTCCAATATTTTCTGATAACTTTCATGGCATAATTTACATATAGTATCTTTTTCACAATACATTAATATATATTCTTTATCGTCTTCTAATATTCTCCACATTGGATTTTTCATTACGCCAGCATGTTGTCCCAATGTATAATAATGTCCTTCTTTATATTCCAATACATTATAAGTTGCTTCTATATTTTTGGCGTAGAAATGAGAGATTCTGACATTTGATTGTCGTAAATCATATATATTTCCATTTTTGAATGTATAATGAACAGTCTCTGTGTTTACATGGAATATAAATTCCAAATAAGTGTATCTTTTATAATTACTACAATACGATGGATATATATCATCGTCATTGACAAAGACGAATTTTTTTTCAAAATTAATAATTCGGTCTTTCTCTCTATAATCAACGTAATATGTTTTGCCATTATAATTAATGACGCCACACATTAATTCTGTATTGCTTGAATATGTTGGTTTCATTTTGATGTTGTTTGTATTATTATTTTCTCCTTCATCAATAACTGATTCAATTTTTGAGTTCATATTATATTTTATTATAATATGAAGTTTTTATATTGAAATTAATATAAATATACGAATATATATGTATGTATAAAATATACACCCAATCCACTCAGTTGGAATACGCGAGCCCACCCATCCCCGACATGATTCTCAAAACATTGTAGTTAGTGGCATAAACACGAACCTTGGCAGTCTTTGTTCCTTCGACTGTTGCGTTCGACAACACCAATTGAAGAGTCGCATTATCAATTCTCGAGAAGTTACATGTTCCAGATGGTTGATGTTCCTCAGGTCGCAAAGCAAAAGAGTAAACATTGATTCCCTCATCAGGGTTACGTGTGTGGCATTGAAATGGTTGAACCCATGAGAAGTAAGATCCTTCACGCTCAGAGAAACGATCCTGTCCATTCAGTTGAAGCTTGGCAACAACAACTGGGTTCTGTCCCCAACAATGCATATCAACTGAAGTCTCAGAGAGAACAAATGTTCCAGCATCAGAGACAGAAGAGTTGGCATTATGGTTATTGTGGTAGACATATTGAGGAACTGCGGGTAATCCACTACCAGAACCAAATCCTGATCCTGTAATATCATTCAAATTGCCAGCTCCAACACTTGCCAATGCGGATTGGAGAGATGCGTTATTCCCCACAAAGTTGGGGTTAATTGGAACATTCTTTCCACCAAAATTGGGTTCATTGTAAGGATCATTAGGACCATTCCAGTATCCAGTAAAGTTGGTTGGAGTCCAAGCATCTTCTGCTCCTGCATCCTCGAACAAACCACGGGCATCAATGTAATTTCCAGCAGTAACTTCTGTTGGCCCACCAAAGGCATGGATCGCATTAGGTAACGCATCAATTGCATCAGTGTAGTTAAATGGTTGAGCTCCCAACACTTTAAATAAAAGAGCATCACACAAAAGAGAAGAACAGTAATCCACATTTTGATCAGGTTGGACAATCCAAATCAACTCCTTCACTGGGTGATTAAAGTTCAGCTTAATCTTGTTCGATGACGATCCAACACTTTCATCACCAGTAAACTGTAACTGTGTAATCAAGTATTCATGGGGATTCTGTGCAAAACGACGTCTCTCATCAGTATCTAAAAAGACATAGTCAACATATAAAGAGGCAGCAACCATAGACTGGTTATAGGCAATTGTTGCCGAAACCGTGTTTCCAATAGGTAATTGACTCGATGGGTTAGAACCATTAGAGTTACATGACAAACTAGTAACTGCCCACAAGCATTCGTCAATAGGTCGAATATCCAAGTTGATCTTCACTTCGTGATATTGAAGAGCAATTAATGGAAGAGCAAGTCCGGGATTACTGTTAAACCAAAACTGTAAAGGAATGTAGAGAGTCGTCTCAGGAAGAGCATTACGAGGAGCACAGACCTGTCTTGGCGCCAAAGAATCACAAGGACCATCAACATCGGCAAAAGAAGGATCAGTGATAAATGTCAATTGAGTTGTTTGACCAACCATCTTGAAATAAGCTCTCTCTTGTTCCTTGGTAATAGTCAATTGATTCCAGATATGCATCCAATCGCCATATTGACGATCAATGCGTTGACCACCAATCTCAACTTCAACCTGGGCGATCATTTGTTCACCAGGGAAATCTAACCATCTGGCATAAACAGATTGAGCACCCATTGCAAGAGATGTTGTATTTCCCATGTATTGATTAATTTCTGGAACAGTAATTTGAAGGTAAGTGCGATATGCTAAATCTCCATTACGACTAATTGTGCATGTAACACGACGCCCGAAATCCGCTTGTCCATTAAATGTTTGTTCAATTGATTCAATAGCAAAATTAGTATATCGTCTGTATGTCACTTTCCAAAAAGTAATTTGAGGATTGCCTGTAAGGTAAACATCTTGTGCGCCATATGCGACTAATTGCATTAAACCACCGCCCATAGTTTATATTATTGCTAAAGAAAAAAATTTCGAGTTTTAATTCAAAATTAATAATTACCTACACAATTCAATTTTTACACATTTTACAAAAAATTATTTAGAAAGCATATAGTCAAGATAATAAATTACTGGAATTAAAATTCTTTTTAATAAATGTTGACAAATATTCGTCCTTAAATATTTCTTTTTTGCCATGATGGGGTTTTGTAAATATATAAGAATCATCTTCTTTCTTAAGAACCCATCCATCATTAATTGCGTTAAAAATGAATAACATTTTTTGAAATTGAATATGTTCGATTTTTATGTTCTGGTCTTGTTCTAAATGAATATTTAACTCCATAATTTAAATATAGTATTTTATATTTTCACTTATACTTATTATTATATTACTTAATTAAGAATTAAATAATAAATATAAAAAATATATATGCCGTCTTTTAAACCGAAACCAATTAAACAATTAAAAGTAAACAGAAATGTTCTCTTTTCATTAGATACGAAACATAATGATTTTATCAACGAATTTGATCTAGATGAAAACGATAAGTTGCCTAAGTTACATTTGGAACTTTCAAAATTAAGTAAATCTGTAGAATCAAATAAAACCCTAAATATTGAACAAATTATGGATATGAAAGATAAAATCAGAGAAATAAAAAAACATATTTACACACTGGAAAACAGAAGATTAAACTATTATTTAGATAATTCTAAATATATATTCGACTACTTTGAGAATAAAAAAAGTATTTCTCAAGGCGAAACTCCTAATAAAAATAATATGCTTCATGCATTCTTTAAAATCAAAAAAAATGACACAGTTGAACCCAACAAAATAGAGAAGAAAAATCACAACATTTTTTCTAAATATTTGAGTAATATCGATAATTCATTTATCAATACGGATGACTATCTCAAACAAAGCGATATATGTTCTTATTGTCATAAAGGAGAATATATACCTATGGATGATGAAGGCGTATTAATGTGTAATGTATGTTTTAGTAATAAAAAATTTCTTATTGAAAATGATAAACCGTCCTATAAAGAACCTCCTAAAGAAATATGTTTTTATGCTTATAAAAAAATTAACCATTTTAAAGAAATATTGGCACAATTCCAAGGTAAAGAAACAACATTGATTCCTAATAACGTTATCGAAAGTTTAATGGGCCAAATAAAAAAAGAGAGAATAAAGGTCAATATACTCACATATAATGATACCAAATTGTTGCTGAAAAAACTGGGATACAATAAGTATTATGAACACATTAATTTTATTAAAGATAAACTAGGTATTCCACCACCCATTATTTCTCAAGAATTAGAAGATACATTATGTAATTTTTTTATGGAAATTCAATATCCATATGCTAGACATTGTCCTGATTATAGAGTGAATTTTCTTCATTATTATTATGTTCTGTATAAACTCTTCGAGTTGCTTGGCGAAACATCTTATTTAAAAGAAATACCTATGTTGAAAGATAGAGAGAAATTGATTGAACAAGATACTATTTGGCGCAAAATTTGCGAAGAATTGAATTGGGAGTTTATTTCGACTATTTAAAATTCCACTTTGAAAAAGTAGACGCCTACGGCATTATTTGGTTCAACCTTTCGCAAAGGTGGATTTTCCAAAGATTGATTCATTGCGATAGTTTAAAAAAACATCAGGTGTCGTATTTATAGTCGGAATATATTTTCCTCTATCTAAATCGAAGAATAAAATGAGTAGATACGTTGCATCTAAGTAAAAATTTGTTGGTTCACTCGAACCTTGTCCCGAATAATAGTGTCCTGACCAGCAGTGTTTCTGTCCGGTTATCGTAATAAAATTAACTACTTTATTATTTCTATTATTATATGTATGTAATGAATAATTCGGTTCATCAATAAAATACGCTTTTTTGAATTGAAAAATTGTCTTCATTTTTTCAACATAATTATTAATATTCGGTGTATATGTATTACTTGTTACATTTGATTGAACAGGTGGTCCGTTTATAGACGGATCAATCGTTTTCCATAATGTATTATTACGACGCGTTATCGCACTAGAGTTTATATAATTATTTCCATAATAAGGCATAACTGTATCTGCTGTTCCATGTATTATAAATAGAGAGACATTTTGAGGAGGTAATATTATATTGTAAGGAATAATTACACCATCTTTACCTTTGAAGCAATTTGATGAACTATATTTCCCAATATTTTCTCTGCTATTTATTCCAAAATGGGCGTCGGAACAAATACCAATTGCCTTTATATACGTTTTATAAATCGATAGATTCGAGTATAAAATAGCAAATCCAGCTCCATCAGATTTCCCAGTTAAAAATATTTGTGGCACATTTATACAATGCTTTTCAAGAACAGTATCTACGAATAATACATCATTTTGATAATCATCCGCGTATAACCAAGGGAATGCATTTTGAAATGAATATGTATTCGCAGATTGTTGACCTAAGAAAATGATGACAGGAGTTTTAATTTGGTCAAATTGTGTATATGAAATAAAGGTATTTATAGATTCTCCTCCTCCTGGAAAACATAGTAGTACTTTATTTATGCTTATTTTATTATGTGTTCTCATATTTAGAGTTGTATATTCTCTCTTTGACCCATTTATATGAATACTATGATTTATGTTGTCTGATAAATTGGGATTGTTATTTATACCTGAATGAATACATGTTGTTTCATTAATTACAGAAGGAAATTATACCAATAAAGATCTACCTGACATATAATATATAATTTATAACAAAACTTTACATGTTTATTATTTTTACTAAAATCACATCAATAATATCATATTTTTATTTATGTGATATTATTGATTAATAATTTACATTCTTATAACCCTCCTGGGAACCCCACCATATTTGCGCCTATACCGAATCCCGCACCTGTGCGAGTTGATACCCCTATACTTGGAACATAACAGTCTAATATACTAAAGGTCGCAGCAGCAGTTAATGCTATCAAAGATATTTCTTCTATATTTAATGATCGTTGTGGTATTGCGTATGCAGCAATGGCAACCATTAAACCTTCTACTAAATACTTTATGATTCTCTTGATTATTTCGGAAATATCAAACATTATATTATTTTAGTAGAAAATAATATTAATATTTATAAATACTTAAATATATAGAATACAAAAGAGTATATGAGTACAATCAATAAATCATCAACAAATAGTTCTAAAATTGTCGATTTATTAGAGGAAGATAAACCAATTGCTGGACAGAAATTTGTATGTGTATCTTTTGTATCTCCTGATAAGATCCTTAAAGATAAGCAACTATTTTACTTTCAAGAGTTTTTGAAATCATGGGATTTTAATAAAAGCATGGAAAAATCAATATTATTCCTAAACTTTCTTTCTTTTAAATATAAATTAAATTTCGATGATATTACAAATGATTTCAATGAATTTGTAAAAGAAGAGAGAGAGAAACTTATTCAAACTGCGATTGAAGATGATTTTAAAACATTTTTAGACCAGAATGAAGAAAAAATGGATAATAAATTTAATACTCAATACCATTTTCAGACATCTGTTCGTGGTTTAAAAATTCGTGGCGTATATCCAACACAAGAAGAGGCTGAACTACGATGTAAAATGTTGAGAGAACTCGATCCTAATCATGATGTTTATGTCGGTCCTGTCGGATTATGGATGCCATGGGAACCAGAAGCATATAAGACAGGACGCGTTGAATACATGGAAGATGAATTGAATCAGTTAATGCATGAAAAAACAAAGAATGAGAGTTTTGCTAAAAATGCATTTGAACAGCGTGTCAAAGAAAGTAAGAAAAGTGCGATTGAAGAAAATATTCGCAATGCAGAGAAAACCGGATCTTCTTTGACACAAAGTATTGATGCAGATGGAAATTTGGTCGGTATTAATAATGTTAATACACAAGAAAAATCACTTCTTGATAAGTCTAATGGTGATGAAATTTCTGTTGCGGATATTCGATCAGAGTTATTTGAAGGTGAAAATATTGTTTTGGGAAAATCGGATAATGGACTCAGTTTATTGAAAAGTGGGCCTTTTGCCAATAAAAAATAATTAAATATGTTACAGATTATATCTATTATTTATAGATATAATTTTACTCCATTGAAATATCATATTGTATTTTCTGCCGAATAACTTTATTCAGTGAAATATTATTTTTGATATACTTAATACTTGATTAATTATATCAAATATGTTGTGATTGGATTTTATCTATAATATATATTATTATTTATAACAACTTTACTACATTTACATTTACATGATCCTGTCCCTTGTGATCCTGTATCATAAATTATTGTTGTTGTTCCTGGTGGTCCTTGTGCTCCTACAGGTCCTGCTGGTCCTGTTGCTCCTGTTGCTCCCGTTTCTCCTGATCCTGTTCCTTTATCCCCTGATGGTCCTTTATCTCCTGTTGCTCCTGTTGGTCCTTTTGCCCCTGTTGGTCCTGATGCTCCTGACGTTCCCGATGCTCCTGTTGATCCTGTTGCTCCCGTTGATCCTGTTGCTCCCGTTTCTCCTGATCCTGATCCTGTTCCTTTATCCCCTGATGGTCCTTTATCTCCTGTTGCTCCTGTTGGTCCTTTTGCCCCTGTTGGCCCTGATGCTCCTGATGGTCCTGATGCTCCTGATGGTCCTGATGGCCCTGATGCTCCTGATGGCCCTGATGCTCCTGATGGTCCTGATGGCCCTGATGGTCCTGATGGTCCTGATGGTCCTGATGGTCCTGACGGTCCTGATGGTCCTGATGGCCCTGACGGTCCTGACGGTCCTGACGGTCCTGATGCTCCTGTTGATCCTGTTGCTCCAGTTGATCCACAGCATCCAGTACATCCACTTGGGTCAACAGGAACAACAGGGTCAACAGGAACAACAGGAACAACTGGGTCAACATCTCCAGTCATTTCAGCTAAATAATTTTTAGCAGCTAAAACTAATAAAATAGGATAATAGCAATTATTAGCATATTGATCATTTTCTGCTCCTTGATCATTATTTTGCCAATTTTTCCATGCTTTGCCTGGATCAGACTGAACATAAACAAATTTACTAGTATCCATTGTTAACGTATCCAATACGTTTTGCATTGCGGTAACATCAGATAAAGTTATAGGAGAATAGTGTGGACTACTTGTATCATTTGTAATATGGGGAAACAAACCAACCATTGCTACAGTTAATGGTCCTATTAATGACCCACCATATAATTTCGACCCATCAGCATATGGTAAATAAATATCTACTGTTTCTTTTTGTAGACAATTATAAAATAAAAAATTCATCATACGAATTGCTAATGTTAAAATATCTCTTTGTTGGTTCGAAGTAAATAAATTAGTTCCATAAGTAGGATCCTTCTTAATTTTATATGCATAATATCCAAAATTGGTACAACAACGAATAGAATCATAACCAATCATATGTGGTCCACCATATTGATATTCATTACCATTTTTATCAGTATGTAAACCTTCTATAAATACTTTTGAATATGTAAAAAGTGGTGTATCATCATTTTCATTCCAAAAAGGGTTATCTGGAAGACCATAAGAATTAATGTGATTAACAATCTTATCTTTATAAAAAGTTTGAAGATAACCATAATATTTAATAGAATTATTTACTGCATCGATAAAATTCTGTAAAACCATAATTTTTACAGGCGCCGCACCAGCAGGTTCAGGAATATTTGGATTTGTTTTCGAATCATTCGTAACATACTCTGGAAATGAAAGGAAAAAAGTTTGATCATTAATCCCAATATCACTTTTTGCTATTCTATGTATATCTATAAGGTTATCAGGATCAAAATAAGAAGGATTTAAACTAGTATTTGTATTTAAACGATTACTAGAGCTGTATGATATAGTTCCAACTGGTGCAAATTCTGTATCTCCTCCTCCATATTGATCGTTACATAATATTGGATTATTTAAATAATTTGTATCACGAACATCTTTAATGTCACTCCAACATTTCCATACACCAGTATATATTTTACCATTTAGGCCTACTGCACTAGTTTGCTCCGAATTTTCCATATTTTTACAAAAATAAAATCCTCTATTAGATTGACAATATGGAGCTGGACAATTTGAAATATTTAAAGTAAAAAAAGAACAAAATGCTTGTGTTAAAAGATTTGTAATTGTTACATTACTGTTAGTAGTACCAGGAACATAACCATTTCCAGTAAATATATGATCATCACCAGTCATATTCCCAGGATATAATGACATATACCAATCTTTTTGGAGCGGAATGTGTGGATCAGTTAACATACAAGGCATTTTTATAGAAACACTTGTTTCCGACGTAGTTGGATAAGAACAAATTTCATTTCCAGCATTATTTCTACCATTTATAATATTAGATGTAGACCTACTGGGAATATTATCATAATATAAAGTATTAATACCATTAACCTTTGAAGCATTATAAAGAAGTGTTAACATATGTGAATCTGCATCAGTTGCTGTCGTTGCAAATTCTTTTTGGGTAAAAACATTACTTGCAAAATAATTATTAGGATTTGAATAATTAGTATTGGGGTTACTATCATTATAAAAATAGTTAAAATTGTTATTTGGTATTTTAATAACTGGTTGCCAGCCCATCGCTCCGAGACTAGACAAAAAATACATCCGACCCTCACCACTACCTTGTGTTTCACCAATATAATTGTTTTTTGTTGCAACTAAAAACGCATAACCATTTAGTATCTCTCGTAAATTTTGTATATTATCATGATTTGAATAATTAGTATAATATTGCGCAACATTCGCAAAATACCAAAATGCTTCACTTGAAGTAGCAGTTATTAAGGGTCTACCTCCTGAATCAGACGTGTTACTTGATGGAAACGACATTATATAATCACTATTACCTGCAATATTATTATTTACTGGGTTTACTTTAATTAAATAGGTTAGATCTGTGTCTAATAGATCTAAATTATCATATGTTATAACTACTTCTCCTGGGGTTGTTGCCATATTATAAGATTATGCTACTTTATAATATTTAACAATAAAATAATCTAACAGTCAATTAATTTATTTATTATTAATTAGTCTATTTTAAATCGATGAACTCGTCGGTTTAAAATTATTTGTTTAACCCATTTAATTATTTTCTCATATATTCATTAAATATAAACTCAAATGATTGATTTAATGTGGAATTTCTTTATATATTAATCATGAGAACTAATTACCTCATTGAAAAATTCCAGTTGATTATTATTTTCAGAAGTATTTGTTTGAACATTATAAAACCAAACCATTACACCTGCTGTTTTAAACCAATCATGTAACAATGAATTCTGTTCAGGTGTATATCCTGTTTGAGTTTTTTGGTTAATTATCATAGCAGTATATTCTGGCCACGATAATGACTGAGGAGCATCTACAGCCCTTCCTACTAATATTTTATCGATTGGGCATGTAATATTCGAGTAAGGAGTTATTGGATCATTTGGATTATCACTATAAATTTGTAATACAGCGCCTCCAAATCCAGGAGTACCACTATAATCGTCATTTATAAAAATAGAATTTTCATCATTATAATATGCACCTTGATTGTAATATTGCCAATTATAAAAATCTATATAGAGACCATATTTACTCTCAATATCTTTATATAAAGAAGGCCAATTAGGACTATTCCAATAAGGAGGTTGTGGTGCATGAGTTACTTGTGTTTCGTTTGATGTATACATCTTTAAATACATAGACAACATACCTAAATAATCTGAAACTTCAGTATAAACACCATTATATTGTGATAACATAGGTATATTTTCAATATCTAAATCTATACCATCTATTTGATTGTCATTAATAAGTTTAGCTAAATCTGCAGCTAACTTTTTTGCACTATCTGTCATATCTTGCTTATTAGCACTATCGTTTACGTAATATTTCGATTGAGGATATTTCCATATATTATCAAATAAGTGAGAACCATTTGCATAAAACGATGTTGCACCTCCAAAGCTAAACATTAATTTTATATTATTATCTCGAAGTAAAACTAAAATTTCATTTTTATCAGCGTTTGAGAATTCAATCCAACTAAGAACAGTATCACATACCGTAAGCCGATCCCATACAACTGGGGTAGTTTGGTCTCCTCCTAAAGTGATAAATTCTAGAATAATATGAGTAACTTTATTAAGTACTGCTTTATTTATATAAGCTATAAATGCTTCTTTATTGACAAGCCAAAACCCAATATAATTAACTTGTTTCCAAATTGGTCCTACAACTGGCGGATCTTGTTTTGCCCCTGTTGCCCCTGTTGCCCCTGTTGCCCCTGTTTCACCAGGTGGTCCCGATGGTCCAGATGGTCCAGATGGTCCTGTTTCACCAAGTGGTCCTGTTTCACCAAGTGGTCCTGTTTCACCAGTTGGTCCTATTTCTCCTACTCCGGCTGGTCCGGTTGGTCCAACTGGTCCGGCTGGTCCGGCTGGTCCGGCTGGTCCGGCTGGTCCAGGTACAGTGACAGTTCCATCTGAGCCAGTTGATCCATTTGGATATACATAAATATAGTTATTTATAATTGTTTCGTCACCAGAATCATCACAAGAATCATTATTGGTAGAATTAACGTCTGTATTAAGTAATTGTTGATTTTTGGTTACTAAATCAGCATATAGCGTGACCAAATTTTCATATTGATTTAATAATTTTCCTATTTGTAAATTAGATGTAACTGTATTTGACTCGAGTGCAATTATATTATCTAGTTCTTGTTGAAGTTTGTCAGTTAAATCTTTTATTGTAGCAGCGTTTGTATTAAGAGTTGTAGATAATCCATGTGATTTCGCTTGTTCTTGTTGAAGTTTGTCAGTTAAATCTTTTATTGTAGCAGCGTTTGTATTAAAAGTTGTAGATAATCCATGTGATTTCGCTTGTTCTTGTTGAAGTTTGTCAGTTAAATCTTTTATTTTTGCATGAGATTCATTTATATTTGCCGCCAGCACATTTATCACTTTACGTTGATTATTAATAACCTTTTTACATTGAGTTGGTTGCATTATAACTTTATATTATATATAATAATTAACAATAATTATAATTATAACCAATATATATAATTAGTAATATTATATATATTGATATATGATGTCGAATATAATAAATATAATTTTTAACCAAGTATATTATATTTTATAATATATTATATTTCATAATATATATATTATATGAAATATACTCGAAAACGTAATATGATATCGCGATTGAAACAAAAAGCAACAGAAAATACAGCAATACGTTTTTATGATAATATGCCAGACTTAATTAAACAATTCAAACAAACGCTGAAATATGTGGAGCCTATTTTGGTTTCAAATAAGCCAAATCAAGAAGTATTAAATGGTAGCCCCATAGCAAAATTGTATACAGAAGAGTTTTTGAAATTATATCCAAATAATAAATTTGCTAATTATCTCTCTTCTATTCAAATAAAAGAATTTGGAACAAATATTGGTTTTAATGAAAAAGATGCTGAAGATTTAATACAATGGGCTTCTCGTTCAAATATACAAAACAAAATCGCAATTTTTGATTGGGATGGAACATTGTCTGTTATTGAAGGTATCAATATTCCTGGTAATCAACGTGATACAACTAAATGGAAGTCAAATGGAATCAATTATCGAGAAATTGCTACTTATTATGCTGGATCAAAATATCGTCTTATGTGGTTAAGACATATGTTTGATATACTTCATAGAAAGAAAGTGAAAGTTTTTATATTAACAAATAATCCAGTTGCTGCGATGAATTGGCGTGCCTATCCTAATACAGGAATAGGAAGCGAATCGAGATATAATTTTTATAAAGTGGCAAAACAGTTCATACCGCAATTAAAAGAAGAAAATATAATATGTGGGTATGAAACAAAATGTTTTAAACCACACAGCTTTCTTAAAAATGAAGAACTAAATCATTCGTATTCTCAATTGAGTCGATTAAATTCATTATCTAGTATATAATTTTAACATTTAAATATACCACGTGTAATTATGATGTAAATGATGAACAATACTCTACAATTAGAAGAATTCTTCTCTCCTTTTCTTTTTGAAGAGAGAGAAACAATAAAGAAACAAATCTATATTGATAGTATATTAACTGCTTTCAATGGAACGTGTTCTGTAAAGCCGAATATGGAAATTTGCGAACAAATGACGGATTTATTGATCGAGAAAGGTCACAACATGATAGCTATTATTATTTCATTGGATGATTTACGAATAGAAAATAATAACTGCGTAACATGTATATATGTATCTTTAGATACAGATATTTTCAAATTAATAAATAAGATAACGATACTCTTCAATAAACGAAAACGAGTGTTCAGTGAAAAGAAAATTTGTGATTTTAATGTAGATTACAAATATAAAGAATTGATTAATGAATTTTATTTAGAATCAATTGTAGGAAGTGATGGGTCACATTTAACAAAAAGAGAAGTAATCCCCTATTTTTTGAAATGGTGTGAAAATCGATGCATTAAAATATCGAGTCGTATCCTTTTTTCTTATATGAATGATAAGATGGGTATTTATAAAGTTGGGTGGAAAGGATATAAATTATATTATGGTATTACAGAAGATGAATTTGAATAAATTATATTATATTGATATAATATAATATGGTAAATTGGAAATTTTGGAAAACCCGTAAAAGTAATATCCGTAATTCGTTATCACCAACCCATTCGATAAAATCGCCTCAAACGCGTAGGTTATCTCCTACTCGCAGATTATCTAACGCAAACAACGGTAAAAATCGTGATTATAAAAAGTTCTCGTCAGCATTATCATCAGAGAAAAATTGGTCCAGAAAAATACCATTATATCGCATACAAACTGACAAAACTAAACTACGTGCGTTTCTTCGCGCGGTTCAACGTTATAATAAATATGATTGTGGAAAATATGAAATTCAAAATAAGGGTATTAAAAAATTATGTGATTCTGATCTTAAAAAAATAAAATACTTAGAAGAGTCATTAAATATCAAAAAGTTTTTCAAAGAAAGTAAGGATAAATATTATTTAATAGATACGGAGATAGAACCGTTTAAAAGATATTTAATTGCTACAGGACTACATACTAGCAAAAATATTGATAAAGTATTGATTTCTATGGTAGATATAGATAAGCATCCTATATCACAATTGTTACATGTAAAAGAAGACAATGCGTATGACAATTTAACATCGGGTGATGAAGATATTCAAAATTATTTACAAAATGAAAAACGTCAATCACAAAGACAAACTTTACATGCCAATTCTCAATCTCGAAAAACACTTTATAAAGAACATCAACGCAATCCCGAATCTAGTAGAGGCCTTTTTTCGAAAAACCCAAAAAGTAAACATCGTCGTGAACCCATATCGCACTGGGCAGATAAAAATACAATAGATACAATAAGGGTGTAAATACTTATTATTTTTACCATTTCGTCTTCTTCACATTGATTTTCTGCCCAGATCCTCTCTTTTTCACATTGTTTGGATCATACTTTTCTTCTTCATCATCGGAGTTAATATCTTTACTTAATTCCCAGAACTCTTTGCTTCCCAATTTAAAATCATTATGCATATCTGCTTTGTACCAAAAGACTTGTTCAGATAATTTATTTGATTGTGCACTATTATTAATAACAAGACATTCATAATTTTCAGTACATTGATCCATGACTTGACAAAACGATTCAAATGTTGGAAACATTCCGGCATAATTCTCATAGATTCTTTTTCTGTTAGAAATATATGGTTCTCTCAAAATAAAGACAAAATCGATATTTGTTCTCAGAGTTGGTGGAATACCTAATGGATACTGCATAGTAATAATTAACATAATTCGCCAATGACGTCCATTCATAAAGAGAAGACGCATCATTTTATCACGAGTCCATGCACCATCATATAAACAATCATCAAGAATGACAAAGGATCTAGGATCGATATTACTTTTTTTGAATGATTCCATTTCTCTCTTTATTTGTTTTAAAACAGACTTTTGTCTTTTAAGAATATTTTCTATAATAGCAGTATTATATTCATTATGAATAAATAGTTTAGGGACCATTTTGCCATAATATCCATTACCTTCTTCTGTACCTGCGACAACTACACCGATAGGAATATCTTGATGATAAAATAGGAGATCACGAACAAGATAACTCTTACCTGTTCCTCTTCGCCCGATTAAAACGCATACAGGAGCCTTCATCTCGTTTGGTTTGAAACTAATATACTTCATATCGAATTTCTTCAGTTCCAATGTCATTATAATAATACCTGGTCTATTATTATAATGATATAACGCGTCGAAAAATGAGTTTAAATAGTATATTAATAATATACTATTTACCTAAATGATACAGAAATCAGTGATTCAGTTAAATTATGAAAAACGCAAAAATACAAAACTATTTGAACAATTTAGAAATACTACTATACATGATTTCCATGAAATACAGAATTATATTCCAATTTACAATAAATTTTTCGATTTGAATGAAAATAATTACAACTCTTTTAATCTAAATCATTCATTCTATCTTTGTGAAATATCTAATGAAAATAAAATAGATATCGTTGACGATGATTGTAAAGAAGATTGTAAAATGGCATATAAATTGAAAAATAAAGAAAACGATGAACTTGTTGAACGAAATGTATATATCAAATATGCGCCAGTATTGGACCCATTTAAATACTTTATTGGTAAATATAAATTTTCAATGGATGAATGTAAATTACCGACATTTACTCAGGAGAAAGATACTTTTATCCATCCCGATATTGTCTCGAAAGTATTTGATGCCAATAATTCGGCATATGTTGATGGATTTTTCTCTTATTTGTCCGGTGAAATATTACATAAGTATGGATTTATTCATGGATTAGAATTCTATGGAACATTCTTTGGTATTAAAAACAACTTTAAAGTGGACATTTTAGATGATATTGAATATTTATGTAAATCTGAATATTTTACCACACATAATGGAACACAATTTTTTGTAGATGATTACTCTGATAAAATAAATAAGAATGATCAATATTCTGATAAATTACCGCAGATTAAGATTGATCATAGTAAGAGAGAAAATATATCTGCCAATTCGATAAAAGATAATATGTTTGAGGATATATTTGAATCTGGAACAGATACTGATATCGTAACATTAGAAGAAATAAGTGATACATTATTAGAAGAAACAATAAATATTGTCGATAATACACAATCTACTTCTTTAAAAAGCACTTCCACATGTTCATCTAGGACTTCTTTAACTGATTCTGAGTCCGGAACTGAATCTGGTTCTGACAAAGATGATGAGGATGACGATGAAGATGAAGATGATGAAGATGATGACGACGACGACGATGATGATGAGGATGATGAAACAAATTCACAATCATCAACATATTCTGATGATGAAGAACCCCTCTTTGCGACTATACCAAAGTTTCCCGTAAATGTTATTTGTATGGAAAAATGCGAAGATACATTAGATAATCTTATTTTAGATGATGGTATTAAATCTATTGATGAATGGTTTGCTGTATTAATGCAAATAATCATGACACTCATCACATACCAGAAATGTTTTGCTTTTACACACAATGATCTACATACAAATAATATAATGTATATTCAAACAGAAAAAAAATTCTTGTATTATTGCTATAATAATAAGCATTACAAGGTTCCAACTTATGGTCGCATATTTAAAATCATCGATTTTGGAAGAAGTATTTATAAAATGAATAACCGTATTTTCTGTAGTGATAGTTTCAAAAAGGGAGAAGATGCTGCAACACAATACAACATAGAACCATATTTCAATGAAAATAAACCCCGCATTGAACCGAATTACAGTTTCGATTTGTGTCGATTAGCATGTTCTATTTTCGACTATATTGTTGAAGATATTGAAGATGTTGCAAAATTACATAAATGTAGTTCAATTGTGCGTTTAATAGTAGAATGGTGTCAAGATGACAATGGACTGAATGTTCTATACAAATCAAATGGTGATGAGAGATATGAAGATTTCAAGCTATATAAAATGATCGCTCGAAGTGTTCATAAACATACTCCACAGAATCAATTAGAACGACCCGAATTTAATAATTTCTGTGTAGATAAAAAGAAAGTTCCAAAGGATGAAAAGAAAAATATCATGAATATTGATTTGATGTCTGTATGTTAAAATATAAGTATATAATATATGGGATTGTTTACAAAAAGATTATGGCCGTCACGTAAAAAGATGACACAAAATATACAATCCACACAAAAACGTAATAGTTTACCAAAACAAGATAGTCCGAGAAGTAATGTAAGTAGTCCACGATATAAAACACTTTTAAGACAAAGAAGTAATAGTGGTAGTGTAAGAAGTGATATGAGTAGTCCAAGGCGACATATCAGTATAGATAACCCTTTATATAGTCCACGTAATAGTCCAGATAAATTAGAACCGATTGAAGAAGATAGATTAGATTCTATTGGATCAACAAAAGATAAATTTGATTTCGATCATGTGTCACAACGTAATTTCGATGAGGATTTCGTGGTTGAACCAGATATTATTTATTCTGAAAATATGGATTTTAAAAATATAAGTGATTTTAATTTACATCTATCTAAAGCAGCAACTGATAAGGTTTTGACATTTTTTAATAAAACAAAAGATAAAATCAGAGAAATAGATAATGATATAATAAGATTAAATGGCATTTTAGATAATTATAATGATGAATTAAAGAATGCATTAATAAAAAAAGATGCAGGTCATAAATTGTATTCTGGTTTAGAAGTTGAAAAACATGAAGAAAAACATATTAAAGGATTGAAAAAAATAATTCGAGGTCTAGAAGTAAATATAGAAAATTTAAAAAAAAAGAAAAATCAATTAGAAGAAGGAGCCAAGAACAAAGGTAAACAAATCAAAAAAGCATTGAAGTTTAAAGAATTACTCGAAAAGGAAGAATCAGAGAAAAAGAAGAAAAATCGATGGAAGTTTTGGAAGAAAGGTGGTCGTCGATCCAAAAAAGCAAAAACTAGACAATGTCGCCGGACCCGACGACGACGATAAATTAGGCGTTAAAATATACGACACTTTATATTTATTAGAGTAAATGAATATAAAGCCAATTAAAGATGATGAATTCGCGAATCTAAAACTAAAAACTACGTATGGATTCATTATAGCACGCCATGTAAATTCACAGAAAACTAATATGTATTGGAATTTATGTGTTCAATCAATTCGCACATTCTATACAAATAAAATTGTCGTTATTGATGACAACAGTAATCCTGAGTTTGTAAAAGAAGAAATTCCGTATTTTAATATCGAATATGTTAAGTCCGAGTTTATTGGCAGAGGAGAACTGTTACCTTTTTATTATTTCTATCGAAATCGATATTTTGATTATGCTATTATTATCCACGATAGTGTATTTTTTAGGAAAAAGGTACGATTTGATAGAATTAAATCATTAGTTTTACCCTTGTGGCACTTTGATACTCAACGAATTGAAAATGCGAATAATTCAATACGCTTAATACGACAAATGAACTATAGAGAGAAACTTTCATCATTGTTGTTGGACAGAGATAAATTTGAAGTTCTTACAAAAAATGATAATATATGGATGGGTTGTTTTGGATGCCAATGTTTTATTAATCATACATTTTTGTATCGACTTCAAGAAAAATATAATCTATTTTCTTTGTTGAAATTTGTCAGAAAGAGAGAAGATCGATGTTGTCTCGAACGAATAATGGGTGTTCTTTTTTTTCTAGAAAGTCCGATTATAATGAAATATCGAGCCTTCTCTCTTTTGGGTTCTATTACAACGTATATGAAATGGGGATATACTTTTGATAAATATCTTGATGACCAACAATCAGACAAAGTCATTAATGTACCTATTATTAAAGTATGGACTGGACGATAATAATTATTTGTTAATATTAATATAAATACTTATTTCATTATTTGATATAATGAAAATTCGACTCCATTTACCAGCAATTCCACATACTATCACTACAAATGAATATAGTCATTGTGCTTTTACGGGTAAAGTTCTGCGATTCTCTCCTATGATGCGAAGTGTAGGTTATGAAGTATATCATTATGGCGTAGAAACATCAACTTCTGGTGCAGATGTTGAAATACAGTTGTTAACTGTTAATGAGTATACTGATTTGAAAGTCGATTCTTGTTTATACTTAGACTCAAAGTTAACAAAAGAAGAAGCTGTAAAAAAATTATCTGATCCAAGCCAAGAAGTTGGAAACTTAGCAAATTGGGATACGCCTTTATATAAAGAGTTTAATCGGCGATTTCGCGAAGAATTGATAAAAAATTATAGATCAAATACGACGGATATTGTATGTATACCTTTCGGTCCTGCATATGAAGCAGCATTTGTAGGGTTAAATTACGTATATGTTGAATCTGGAATTGGGTATAGTAATGCTTACAAAGATTATCGCATATATGAAAGTTATGCCAAATTACATTATGATTGTTCAAGAGCTAATATTCAACCACCAAATTATTGGTTTGTCTGTCCTAATTATTATGACATCAAAGAATGGCCTTTTCAACCAATATGTAAAAAGAATACAATCGGGTTCTTTGGAAGAATTACACATATCAAAGGATTAGATGTTATTGTGGAAGTTGCGAGAAGATTTCCACATGTCGATGTATATATTTGCGGACAAGGTGACCCAACGCGATATTTGACAGAACCTAATATTAAATATCATAAACCTCTTCATGGTTTAGAAAGATGGGATTATTTGAGTCAATTTGCTGCTATATTAACACCAACAATATTCTTAGAACCTTTTTGTGGGGTTTCTGCTGAGGCGCAATTATGTGGCGTTCCAGTTATTTCTTCTCATCATGGCGCATTTACTGAAAATATCGAACAATTAAAAACAGGATTAAGATGTCATACATTATCGGATTTCTGCCATGGAGTTCAAATGGCATTAGATGGAAGATTTGACAGAAAATATATTCATGAAAGAGCTGTGCGATTATTCGATATGTATAATGTAGCAAAGAGTTATGATTATGCTTTTAGATCAATTAATGATATTCATAATGGAACGAATGGATGGTATTCGCCTAATAAGAATATGTTGGCATTAGACCAACTTTATGAAGTTCCACTATTACAAACTTTATCAAATGAAACACCAGAAATGTCAGAAATGCCAGAAATAATAAATATTTAACTGATATGACGACAAAACCATTTGTGAATTCCCAAAAATTCTGCCATAATATGTAATGAAAATCCAATTATAAAAAAGAGAATATAATAATTGAGATTTTTGAATAACCAATGAAATAAATATCCTACAATAATAAATAATATGGCTTCTATACCTGACTGTATAAGTAATATTTTTTGTCCTGTTTTGAATACTATTTTTCTAATATTCGGTGTACCCTCTTTGTTGCGTATTTTCAAACATTGCTCCCCGTAATGATAATAGTATTCGTGTAATCCCAAATAATATCCTACGTAATGTTTTAAGAATCCAGTAATTAATAAAAGAGAGAAAAAATATCTAGAAGAAAGAAATAAATTGACTATTGTGTATATGATCACGCAATATAATCCTACAAATATACTCTCCAAAATATACCACATTATATTATAATATAATGTGATAATGATTTGAAATTTAAGTTATTCAATAAAATAGCATATTATTAATGCAGATAACCATAAAAATATACCAGTTGAAATAGATACTATTGTAGACAAACCTAAATATCTGTAAAGGAAATAAACAAATATATCGATAACCGTATTGATAAGAGGTGCAAATATCAATCCCTTAAAATATATATCAAAATTTTTTTCAATAATAAAAAACCCTAATATCATACCATTTGGGACAACATTTAATAAAGCAGATGTTACTGGATTTGATAATTTATTCGCAACAAACGGTATTAATGCAAATATAATCATTCCTAATGTGACTGAAATAATGACAATTAAATTATTTGATGTTTTTTTATTTAATCCACTAATTGTAATATTTTTCGAAGTAAGTTTCATATAGTATTATATAAAATAAGATATTATTACTGCAATAAGCCATACTACTATATTACTCCATAAAGCAATTGATGGTAATACTTTAACGTATATATATAATATATAAGATAAAATATTATCAAATACATTTAATAAAGGTGTAAATATACATACAAATAAGTAGGGTTCAAAAGAACTTTCAACAATAAAAAACCCTAATATAAGATCATTGGGAATAATATTCAATATAACAGCAGTAACCGGTTTATCAATAAAATTTGATAGTAATGGAACAAAATAGAAGACAACAATGCCAATTAAAGCAGATATTATATGAATCATGGTTGAACTCGTATCAATATCTATTCCAGAAATAGTAGTTATATTAGCTATATTTTTTGTTGATTTCTGTATTGATTTTGATTTTGATTTTGATTTTTTCTTTGGAGTTGTGTTTAAACTAGCAATTTGGGTTGGCGTTGATATTGACATTGTAGTGAAACTTGAATTCGAAGTTATGTTTGTTGATTTTAAACTCATATATAATAAATACAATATTCTTCTGTCAGTTCTTCTTATACTTCTTTAAAAAGAAGGATTATCCGTAAATACTTGAGGATTATTTATCTGTGCTTCTGGTGCTCCATATATCATTGGTGTTAATTGTTCTAACATATAATGGCCTGCGATTACACTAAAAAAAACTATTAGCATGTCTCTTATAACCAACTTAATATTGATCTCTTCTTTATCTATAAATTGGATTTCTATTAATTTTATTATAGTATATATTACAGATACGATAGATGCATTTAAAAATACTTGTTTCATTATAATTAAAGAAATACTTTTTCGCATTATACTAAACGCAACAATTTACTATTTTATACCATATAAAATAGTAAAATACTTAAAATAAAAAAATTGAAACTGAATTTAAACAATAAAACCGATTTATTCTTTAAAACAACCTCAATCAATTCAAAAATGATGACTGAACAATACACAGAAGAGCTTCTTATTCAACAAGAAGAGATTGCTATACAAAAGTTAAATGATGCACAGAATCAAAAAATAGATGCTGAAGCAAAATTTAATATCGTACAAAATGATTATAATACAGCAGAAAATAATATGAAAATTGCTATAACTAAAATGAGCGAATTAACAGAAGTATATCGCCTTGCGAAAATACAAGAACTTGCTGTAAAGCAGGAATTGGCACAAATTGAAGAAAACAAAAAGGCAATTATTCAATTGAGAGAAGTAGAATCATTGAAACAAAAAGAGATTGATGCGTTCAATGAACAAGAACGAATTCGTTTGGATAAACATAACAGAATTTTGGAAACACTTTCGAACAAAGAACAGCGTTTCAAAGAACAAATATTCAGGACAATGAATGATGATGATGATGATAGATCAATCAATACAACTACAACTGTTGGAAGACAGTCCAGAACATCATATAATTTGAATGCGACATTTCAGCATACAACTCGTCTTGAAGTAAATTATCGAGGAACAACTGCATCCATTTACAAGACAGAAGAAGGTAATTGGAAAAAGGGACAATGGAAAGATGAACATGATATTTCATATAAATCACCGAGACAATTCTGGAGCATGTTTGCGAAAAGTCAAGGCTTCCTGGGAAAAGTTGGAACAATATGGGATATTAAAAACAGAATCAAAGCATATGACGAAGATGGATCATCATGGGATATTGCTGTAAATAAAGATAGACTTGTAGTTGATTCGAAATAAATATAGGAATGGATTGGATTTGATATTATATACCACGACAACAGATTTTAAATTGTCGTATTTTTTTATTTATTTTTAAAAAATTGATATACTTTACTTCATTGAAAAAGAAGATACTTTAAACAAACAATCGAACCACTCAAAAATGAACGCTCAAATTATTTCTCTGAAATCTCAATCGGTAATTGATACAATGACACTTCAATGTGAATGTTGTCAAAATATTATACAAAAATCTACAAAATATAGTGTCATCGTCAATGATCGACCAGATGGAACAACTCATTGTGAAATCATCTGTGGCAATTGCGTAGCAGTCGACCAAATTGTCAAAACGAAGAAATTGGAAAAACAGTTGGAGCGTCTTGCAAATAATCTTCGTGAAACATTTTCATGGAAGAAATTACCTGATGCATTAACCTATAGAATTATGGAATATCTCGATATAAATACGAGAAATAGTTTGGTAAGTCAATATGAATTGCGTCGTCAAGAAGACTTGGACTATTTTCAGAGAAAGTTTATTGAAATTGGTAGAATGCAAAAACCCAGTTGGCGAGCAAGTGTTCTCAGCATACTTCGTGGAAATCATATAGTAATGCAATCATGGGTTAACAGTGTGAAATCATATGAGACAAAGATCAAGGATATATTCTTCGTTCGACCTCTTCATTGGGATAGAATAAATAAACGAACCAATACAATGGCGGAATATGGACGATTATTGATCTGGAGAAGCAGAAAATGGTTTGGATTATTCGAACACAGAATTATCATGAGACAGCAACCTGTTATTATGGTGTTTACTTTGAGAGGTGTATATGTTAAAGATATTTAAAATCATGGATTATTTGTTATGGATTTAAGTTTTCCAAAAAATTGATTTACTTTTTTATTGAAAGATGAATTTACTTTAAAAAACTCAAAAAACGAAAAATGAATTCTCAACAACAACAACAAGAAATTAATACAATGAGACAAATGATCCTCATGGATACTTGTCGACAAATGATGGAATCGATGAGCGATACCGAGTTTGATAAATTGGTTGCGAACCGACAGAAATTCCGCCAGCGAATGTTGATTCAACAACGACATCTCGATGAAAGGGCTGTCGACATGGCAGAAACGCGTGAAATGGAGGAGCGTCATTTCATTGAAAGTGAGGTAAAAGCAGAAGAAACACGGGAAATGATGGACGCTTATATGAGAGAAATCGTTATCTTGCAAATGTTCCAAAGACAACAAGCCAGAGACCAGTATTCTAGTAAAAGAGCAATTGACTTGAATGAAACCCGCAAAATGGAAGAGCAACACCTCATTGAAAGTGAGGTAAAAGCAGAAGCAACACGGGCGATGAACGAGCGTCATATAGAAGAACTGATACATCTCTTGGTTAAACAAGATGACGATGTGAAATTTGTGGCACCTCCTCCAACTCCAGTGACAGTCAGAGAACCCTATCTGTCTTTGATGGTTCCTCCTCCAACTCCAGTGACTGTCAGAGAACCCTATCTGTCTTTGATGGTTCCTCCTCCAACTCCAGTGACTGTCAGAGAACCCTATCTGTCTTTGATGGTTCCTCCTCCAAGCCCGATGTCAGTGAGAGAACTCAACTCATATTTTCCGGATACTCCTGTAAGTCCATTGGATCCAAGACAAGTATGGAAATGGAGCAGCAGAACGCCACTATCGGAGAAAAAAAGAGTGTAAGAAATATTGAACTTTCAACATGTCATGATATGTTTGTTGTGTAATTTTACAGCAGGAGTGGGCAATCCTCTAAAAACCCATTTTTTGTTTCTGTGGTTTTTATAAGTTCATAAAATTGAAATACTTTTCTTCTGTAAAAAAGAAATTACTCAAACAACAAACAAAGCGATCAAAAATGAATACTCAACTTATTTCAAAGAAAAGCCAATCAGTGATTGAAACATGTGGATGTTGTCAAATTACTATACAAAAATCAATGAACTACAGTGTGGTAGTCATTCACTCGAATGGAACAAGACAAACAGAAATTGTCTGCGAAAATTGTCTATCAATCGGCAAGATTGTTAACACGAAGAAGCTGGAAAATCGCATGATTTGTCTGAAGCAAACTCTTGTTGGGACAATATCAACTTCTTCACAGAACCAATTCCCATATGATATCTACAGCAAAATCGGTGAATTTATAAATATCATGCGATTTGAAATGAAATATTTTCAAGACAGATTTACTGCTATCGGAAAAATGAGAAGAGCAAGTTGGAGAGCAAGTGCATTGAGCGTGCTGAGAGGAGACAGAACCATGCAACAATGTTGGGTCACCAATGTAAAGTCATACGAAACTAAGATTGCAAAAATCTTTGCCGTAAACTGTCTCCTTGGATGGCATGAAAAGAAATGGAAGACAATCCCTATGGCATTGTATGCGCGTGAGATATTATGGATAAGCAGAAAATGGTTCGAACAATTCGACCAAGGTAAGGTAATGAGAACACAACCAACGATCAAATTGTATAAAAATTCTGATTCTAGACCTGAAAACCATATTGCTATCATTTGAATTTCAATTTGTCATGACCATGTTTGTGTAATTTTACAGGAGGGATGGGCAACCCTCTAAAAACCCATTTTTTATTTCTGTTGGGGTTCCATTTTGCTGACTTTTTTCAAAGGCGATTTTAAGTTTTCCAAAAATATGTCATGTTTTCGAAAAATTGATTTACTTTTTTTCATTAGCATAGAAGTTACTTTAAAAAACAAACGACGCGTTTCAAAAACTCAAAACCGAAAATGAACTCTCAACAACAACAAATCAATACAATGGAGGTAAATATTAAAATTGAAAATTTGAGTCTAATACATACTTGTCAACAGCTGGTCGAATCAATGAGTGATACCGACTTTGACAAAATGGTTGCTGATCGAAAGAAGAATCGCCAGCTCAAAGAAGTTCAAGAACGACAACAAGTCGAAATGGACATCGACTTGGCAGAGATACGTGAGATGGAAGAGCGACATTCCATTGAGCGCGATGTTAAAGCAGAAGAAACTCGTGAATTGAAGGAACGACATGCGAGAGAACTCGAACTCTTTGAAGAACCAATTGAAGTAGGATTGACTGTTGCTCCTCCTTCAACTCCAGTAACAGTAAGAGAACCTCATCTCTTCTTGATGGTTCCTCCACCAAGTCCAGATATCAGCATGACTTCAAGGGGCTCTGTGAAGAAATATCATGGTCATGGTGGAAAACATCGTGATGAGGTTGAAATGGTGTTCTGTGATTGTGGACAACAACTCAAGAAGGCTTCATACAAGGTCCACCTAAAAAGCAAAAGGCATTTAACTGCTTTGGAAGAACGCAAAAAGAAGATCCAGCAGAACATTCAACCCTTAATCAGTTTGAAGAAGGAAATAGAAATCAAGATGGAGAAAGAAGTGGTTGTTTCAAACCCGGTTGTTAAACCGACAAAAGAGAAGAAAATGATTGACGGCATTGAATACTTTGTCACCAGCGATAACTATGTCTTCGGTCTAAATAGACAATATGTCGGTGAATACAATCGTGAACGGAACACGATTATTTTTGAAGAAGATGATGATGAGGATGAGGATGATGATGAAAGTGTAATTAGTGATTTGACTGAAGAAGTGTAATTTTACAGGAGGGATGGGGAACCCTCTAAAAACCCATTTTTTGTTTCTTTGCGGGGTCCCACATACCCTTTGCCCAACTTTGAAAAGTTGGTTTTTAAGTTATTAAAAAATACACCATGTTTAAAAAAATTGAAATGCTATTTTTCATAATCATTGATGTTACTCAAACAAAAATCAAGTGTTTCAAAAACTCAAAAACGAAAATGAATTCTCAACAACAAATCAACACAAAAAAGGTAATTGATAAAATCAAAAATTTGGGTCTAGTGAATATTTGTCAGGAACAACATCTATCATTGATGGTTCCTCCTCCAAGTTCAGTTGATTCTGAGATGAGACCTGATTCAATGACCATGAATCCGTACTATCTGAAAAACAGAGAATGTTTGCGGGAAGAGATGGTATGCGAATGTGGAAACCGAATCAAGAAGTGTTCGTATAGCGCGCACATGAAAAGCAAAAAGCATATTACTGCTTTGGAAAAACGTCAGGAGAAAATTCGCCAAAACAACGGACAACCATTATTCTATGTGAAGAAGGTCGGACAACCATCATTATCATATGGGAAGGAGGACGCAAACAAGACTCTTCTACCAGAAGAAAGTTACAGATGCTTAAATGAAGATGACTTCCATGTTGTGTAATGTTACATGAGGATCGGGCAATCCTTTAAAAACCCGTTTTTTTATTTTGTATTTACTTTGTATTTCTAACAATTTTAAGTTTTCCAAAAACACTCCATGTTTAAAAAAATTGAAATGCTATTTTTCATTATCATTGATGTTACTCAAACAAAAAATCAAGTGTTTAAAAAACTCAAACCAAAACCCGAAAACCGAAAATGAACTCTCAACAACAAACCAAAATCGAAAAAGGAGTAAGTCTGTCACAACTTCCAACAGAATTAATGTGTCCTTCTTTCCTACAGATTACAATTCCAGAAGAACTCCGAGAAGACGAAGAAATTACATCACTGGTCGCAACATTTGAGACTGATTATCAAGATTTTGTTCAAACAATGAAAGAGATAAAACAAGAAATCCAACGCAAGATTGACAGCAAAATGATGGAAATGCGCATTCAAAATGAGTTGGATAAAATTGACGAAGAGAACCAACAATTGGAAGAGCAAATACGCAAAAATAATGAACGAAAACACCAGATTCCAGAACAAATTATAAAAGAAAAAGAATTATCAGAATCAGTGCAAGTGATTGTTCCAGAACCAGTTGTTAAATCGAATGGAGAGAAGCAAATAGTTGAATATATGGTGTCTAGTTGTTCCAGGATTTATAGCTTGGATGGAATCTACATCGGGAAATTCCAGGCAATAAGCCGCCAGAATAGGCTCGGAAAATTCGAGGCAACGAACGGGGTTGTTCAACGATTTAAATTAAAAGTTGATGGAGTTGAATACTTGAACGCTGGCAAAATCCTTCACCAGTCGGATTATGACCAGCTTTATAGTTTGGATGGATTTTATATCGGAGAATACAGAACACGAGGTAATGGTTCATTTCCACAGATTCAGCCACCAAGGAAGAAAATATATAACGGATTTGAATACGAGAAACAAATAATTGACGGAATTGAATGTATGAATAACCATTCTGGCAATGATATTTATGATTTGGATGGACGCTTCCTTGGACAACTTGGTCTAGACAATAAGGTCTATCTACAAAGGAAACCGATATATTTGAACGAACGGATGGAAGTGATGGATGGAAGTGATGATTAAACCAACTATGTGATTTTCATGTTGTGTAATGTTACATGAGGGGTGGGCAACCCTCTAAAAACCCATGGTTTTTTGTTTTTTTGTAAAAATTGAAATACTTTTCTTCTGTAAAAAAGAAATTACTTTAAAAAACAAACCAAAACCGTCAAAACGAAAATGAATACTCAACAACAACAAACCGCCAATATCGAAGAAGTAAGTCTGTCACAATATTCCACTGAAATAATGTGTCCTTCTTTCCCACAGATTAAAGTGCCGAACAAACTTCTCAAAGAACTTTACAAAGATGAAGAATTGACTGCCATGGTTGTGGATTGTGAAGCAATGCGCAAACAGATTGCGACTTTGTGTAAAAAAGTGACAAAGACACAGCAAGAAATCTGGAACAAGATTGACAGCAAGATGACAAAGATCCGCATGCAAGAAGAATTGGATAAGATCGAAGAAGAGAACCAGCAATTGCAAGAGCGAATACGCCAAAATAATGAACGAAAACACCATATGAGTCCAGAACATTTTGCGAAGGGAAGACAACCACCTTATATGCGAACATATATGGAATCGATTTCGCAGAAGAAACAAGCAAAAGAAGCAAGAGAACAATTTGTTCCAGTTGTTAAACAGACGAAAGAGATGAGAACAATTTATGGTGCTGAATACTGGATCACCAGTGATAATCATGTCTTCGGTCTAGACAGAGAATATGTCGGAGAATACAATTGCGATTTTAATACGATTACTTTTCAAGAAGAAGAAGAAGACAGCGAAGAAGAAGATGAAGACGAATATGACGAAGATAGTGATGATGAAAATGATGGATGCTTTTATTTACCAGAGATTTAATGTTGATGTAATTTTACACGAGGGGTGGGCAACCCTCTAAAAACCCATGGTTTTTTCTTTTGTGTTTTTAAGTTATTCAAAATACACTACTTATGTAAAAAATTGAAATACTTTACTTCTGTAAAAAGAAGTTACACAAAACAACAAACTACGTGATCAAACATGAACACTGACGAATCGAATATTATTATTACCTTCTGTGAAGATGACGATGAATTGAATGAACAAATCGGCATCTGGCAAGACACAGAAGAAGAAGGTCGTGAGTTAATTAGGCTTGGTCTAGCCATGATAAAAAAATCGAGAGACCTTGTCAAAAAAGGACAACAAGAAGTTGAACGCAGAAGAATGGTCAAAGACATTGATGACATGAAGACGCGACTTGCTATAGCAGAAGAACAATTACAAGGGTTGGTTCCTAATGTTGAAACTGCCTTTGAAAATCCACTTACTGAAGTGGAGCAAGAGGGACGCCACAGGCGTCCTTTGGACCAACCTTTTCCAAAGGTTGAGGGCGAGCAAATGGGTATGCGGGGTAACCCCGCAGAAGGCGAACCAAAGGTTGAGGAGTTTTGGACTATTGTTGGAGGCGAGTATACAGTCCGTGCTAGCAAGAATGAAGTCTATGACAAAGAGAGAAATCATGTTGGAAAATGGGATCCAGAATCTAAAATGATTACGATTGAAAAGGATGAATACTCTGTGACAAAAAGCCATTGTATCTTCGATGTGACGAAAAGGTTTGTTGGACGATGGAATTTTGAAGAAGACAAAGGAGAACCAGAAGAGAAAGACGAGTTCTTGAAATTGTTGATTGGAGATGGAGAATACGGATTTGGACTCAATTCGATTCCGTCAAAACCATCTCGAGCAAGCACCAGATACTCTTAAGAACAATAGCATGATTTGATTTGATTTGCATTGAAATGTAATTTAACTATGTTTTTTATTCAGTGTAAAAATCACAATGACCATACATACATACATTGTTGTTAAAGCATGTTGGATCTGCTTTATTTTTTCATTTAAAAAAATTGAAATACTTTTACAGAAGAGATAACATATTACAATTCAATAAAACAAACTGCAACAAAGCAAATCAAAATGGCAATTCCAAACAATGTCAAGAATTTCTATTTCAATGAATACTTTAAGTTTTGCTACCAGCATCTTCGTAATACCTTTACGGCTTATACCATTCCAGGTGGAAGATATGAAGGTATGCAAACAATAGAACAGGTGCGTGATATATTATTTGACGGAGACCGAGAAAATTTTGTTCAGTATGTTGCTGGACAATGGACATTTGAAAGGGATATTTCAGATACATTCCGTTATGTCATGGGTTTCGAACATAACAATGATGGAACAGTTATTGGATGGGAGACTTTACCTCAAGAGTATGATCATTGGTATCATCACAAGAGGGCAGCGGAACTTGTTCCTCTTCTTGAACAACCATCGCTCTTCTGGGATGCAAATTGCAACTGGAGATTGGTTGACATCCCAATGCCTGTGTTACCAGGTGAAGTTGTGCCAGTTCCAGAACCAGTTCCAGTGATTGTTCATGTGATAGAACAAGAAGAAGTTCCAGAACAAGCACCCGTGTATGTTCATGTGATAGAAGACAATGAAGAACCAGAAGACTTGGTTATCGACCCTGTTCATGATTGTCCATGTTGCTATCGCCGGATGGACCAAGACGGGGATCCAATGAGAACTCCAGTATGCGGGATGCGTTGTCGCCACTTCATCTGTCTGGAATGTCTTCTCAGAGTCATGTCTTCAGCGAATGCCAACATCAGACGGTGCCCAGTTTGCCGAGCAAACATGACATAAATAATATATGTGGAGTGGTGTGGAACGATATTATGGATAATATATACTGATGGTATATGGTTGGATTAAATCCAACCTTTTTTTTTACAAATTTTAAGTTTTTCAAAAAACACACCAAAAATAAAAAAATTGAAATACTTTTCCACAAGTGGATTTATATTACTTTAAACAAACAAACAACGTTTCAAACCAAACTAATACAAACTCGAAAATGAACACAGTTCAAACAAATAATATGCTTTCAGTGCAACAGGCACCATCTGTGGGTGGAGGTCTTTCGTTCTTCACGAATGAACAATTGTTCTCAAGAATCCAACTTTGGGAAAACAGCATAACAATCGGAGAAAATGATATTCAAAATGGGACACGCCTTATGAATCAAGGAGAAGATGCGGTTGAGATGGCTCAAGAGTATATCACGGAGATGGAAGAAGAGTTCAACAACATGGAAGTGGATAACGTCACAATGAACGACGAGATTACAAGATGGACGAATGTCAAAAAAGGCGGAAATGACGAAATCGCAAGAGGTGAGGATTTGGTGAAAAAAGGAGAAGAACTCATTCAGTATGCAAATGAGCGTGTCAAAGAATCAAGGGATGAGATTGAAAGACGCAGAACTGCGTGAGGTTGATGGGTGAGAGGTTGATTGGTGTCGAGAAAATGAGAACGAGAATGGAATGAAGGGACCGCAAGAAGTTAGATAAGTTGTTTTGTTGTTGTTGTTGTGTTGTAATTGCAATTTAATTAAACATTTTTTAATCGAAAATTATTATATTATTTCAATTCTTCAATAAACCCAGAGAGAAGATCGACATCATCATCTAAGACAACTGGTTCCAAAGATTGGATTCCCAAGTCAGCAGCAGAAACTAAGTTATCTGATATTTTCAATTTAATCGGTTCATCATCATCTTCCTCTTCTTCTTCTTCTTCTCTCTTTCTCTGATCATTACGCATATTACTAATCTCATCTAATCGTTCAAACGACTTGGGTGCAACAACACTACCGTCATTATTATTGACATCTCTAACTAAATCAACATCATTGAATGCAATTTTCTGTTTTCCATAATTATTATCTTCTTCATCAGAATCAGACAAATCATCATAGGAATTTGTCACTTTCTGTTCTAAACGAGGGGTTGGTCTCTCTTCTTCGACAACTCTCGAAGGCGTCTCTTTTTCCTTCTTTAACCTTTTCATTTCATCTGTTTCTCTGATTTCTTTTTCTTTGATTTCTTCAATTACATCTTCTTCAACAGTTTCATCCATATATGCTTTCAAAATAGTATCTACTGGAATACTCTCTCTAACAGCATTTAATATACTTTCTTGTACCATTATTTCCAGTTCTCGATTATTTCTCTGAGTCTTTAAAGGTGGAATATTGATTTCAAATAGATAAACATTCTGGTAGACTTTTCTGGCAATATGTATATACACTTTATGAATGAACACGTCTAATTTGGGTATATCCAAATCGATCTTTTTCTGCTTTTGTCCAACTCTCACAGCAGTAAGTACTTTTAGTTGAATTATATGAACACAAGTAATCAAATCTTCTAAATATGGACACCGACTCTTTTCAATAATGCGAGCCTTTTCTTCTTCTATGATGGTTGCATTCCATTTTGGGATTCGACTGATAAAGTTTTGGAAAGTCATTAAATACTTATCCATCTCTCCATTAGAAGAACAAAGATTTGTGGATTCTTCAAATATAGAACGAAGTCCTTCGATTATTAATGGAGTCATAATAGTGATAAGACGACTTGACCATTCATTCTTGGATTCGTGTAAAGCATTAATATTGAAGTCATCCATTTAATTACTTTGATTTATTTTTTTTTCTGTGATAACGAACGACAATCATAATAATAATAATAAAATATTAATTACACGACATATATATATTATTATCAAGTATGACAACAACAAGAATGAATGAAGAATTTATATTCATTATTCAAGAATTTATTTATTCGAACAAACTAATAAAATGGTTTAATACACTACTAAGAAGTAGTGTTGATAATATATTTGTAAACTATTTAAATAACATTGAGTATGACGGAACATTACAATCGTTGATTTATCATGACGAATTTTGGGATACTATATTAATTAAAAGTTTGAATTGGTTTATATACAATGCATTTCAAACATATGAATGTAAATTAATACAGAAAGAAGATATTCGGTATATTATTCCGGATTATGATAACACAATTAATATTTATAGAAATGTATGGATATATATAAATAATAATTGGCATGATTTATTTAAAGGTCCATTAAGACAATCTACTGAAAATGAGTATTCTATATGCCCTAAATGAAGGGAGGAGTGTTCGTATATGTAACAAAAAAAATATATATGTTGAAAAGGTAAATATGTTAAACGCTGAAGAATGAGAACAGTATTATAAAATTGATTTATTTTTTAAAATACTTATTATTGTTACATTATTACAAAAAACCATGGCACAACAAAATCAATTGATTGTTGAACTGATAGATTTTATGAAAAGCGTATTTGTCGACTTTGACACGTTTGTTGTAGAATTAAACCAAACTTCATTATATGAAGACTTGATCGAAATTGGATATGATGGAACTATTGAGTCTATTCTATACAATGAATACTTTTGGGATATAATTATGTCTGAATGTGTTCAATTCTACATAATATTTCAAAGATTGATAAGATATGATTTCATTATTGTAGAAAAGACAATTGAAGGGCTTCAACCATTTATGCCGAATGATGAGTTCAGTGATATACAAAGCGTCAATATTAATTTGTGGGATTACTTAATTGATCAATGGACAGATATATTCAAAGAACCAATTCGAGAATGGACACAAATCACATTTGGAATATGTCCAAAATGAAATAATAATAATATAATATTATAAATAATATATAGTTTTTTTTCAACTGAGAAATGACTGCGCTAATTAAATTGATTTACTTTTTATACAACTAGATAATATTACATTTAAAAAAACAATGACAACCGAACAGTTGAATGAAGAGATTATATGCTTTCTTAAATCAGTCTTCTCTGACAAAGAAGGGTTTGCGAAACAAATAGACTACATTTTGGAAACAAAACCTGATATTTGGAATGAAGAATTGCGAACTCATATTATTCAATCTGGATATGATGGAACATTCGAATCTATCTTATTCAATGATATATTTTGGGATAATGTTTGTACAAATATGATGGTACAATATTTCTGGCATAATAAAATACGCAATTATCAATATACAATTGTTGAACGACGAATGATACCAAATATGATCGATAATAGCGGCTACATGTATGATGGACATATGAGTTTACAGTACAATATTCTGTGTAATATAAAGTATAAATGGAATGAATTATTTAAAGAAGAGATTCGAATGTGGGCTCAAATAGAGTATGGGTTTTGTTCTAAATAAATAGCATCGTCGTCGCAAAGATAATATAATATTTTTTTCAATATAAAGAAAAATATACTTAAAATTGAACTGCTTTTTACAGAAGATAAGTATTTACAATTCAAACAACAATGACAACCGAACAACATTTGGACGAAGAGATTATATGCTTTCTTAAATCAGTCTTCTCTGATACAGAAGGGTTTGTGAAACATATAGATTACATTTTGGAAATAAAACCTGATATTTGGACTTGGGACTTACGAAACCAGATTATTCAAGCTGGATATGATGGAACATTCGAATCTATCTTATTTAATGATATGTTATGGGATAATCTTTGCATTAATATTCTGGTACAATATTTCTGGCATAATAAAATACGCAATTATCAATATACAATTGTTGAACGACGAATGATACCAAATCTCTTCGATTATTACGATAGACATATGAATTTACATCAAAATATACTGTATTGTATACAGTATAAATGGGATGAATTGTTTAAAGAAGAGATCAAGACATGGGCTCAAATGGAGTTTAGTATATCACCCAAATAAGTGCTGCTGTTGTCGGTGTAATATAATATTTTTTTCAATATAAAGAAAATAATATACTTAAAAATTGATCTGCTTTTTACAGAAGTTAAGTATATTATTATTCAAACAACAATGACAGACGCAACAATGACGACAGAAATTATATTGACAGAAGAAGAGAAATCAATGACAGTTCTTCATTTGAATGAAGAAATTATATGCTTTATAAAATCAATCTTCTCTGATATAGAAGAGCTCGAGAGACGTCTTGAAAATATGTTTCAAATTAACCTTAACCAACCTCATAATTCTCGTAATTGGACAGAAGATATGTGGTATGAAATGTGGGATGAATTATTGGACGAAATGAAACAAACTGGATTTGATGGAACATATCATTCTATCACTTACAATGATGTTTTCTGGGATAACATAATTACGCTTATGAATATAAGTTCTAGTTTATCATTGTATAATAAATTACTTGACCATCAATTTACAGTCATTCGACAAGATATGGTACCGATTCTCATGCCAAAATACAACGGACGGATTTGTCTAGAAAACAACCTTCTAGATTATATAGAGGAAAACTGGACAACTATATTCAAAGAACCGATCATGGAATGGTTTCAAATGGAATATGATATATGTTGTAAATAAAGAAGCTCATCTTATTTTATCTAAAGGAAAGGTAGTATCTACAAACATAAAATTAAGAATGAATAGCATAAATAATTTTTCATTCCGTATTTCACTTCTTACTTTTTGAAAAGTGAATAATAGCTCATATTTTTTCTTTTCATCAAAATGGATCATGTTATTTTCCAAACAATAAATTAGATCCAATCCATTATACCCTTTTTCATATAATTTAACAGATAATTTTGTCACATCGCATACCTTGGCATTAATTACACTTTCTATTTCTCTCTTTAACCATTCAATTCGCTGCTTTTTAATATCTCCAAAATTGTATGTGTTTTCTATATTAAACTTGTACAAATTAATCGGTTTTCCATTATATATCGATTCAGGTATATAGATTTCACAGAACCGAGAGAGAATAGGCTTCAGTAATTTATATTTGTCTTCTACAATAATGAAGAATCGAGTATTATGACTGAAGAGTTCAATACAACGTCGCAATGCAGACTGTGCATCAATTGTCAGTTTATCTGCATTTAACAGAATAATACTTTTGAAGATATTTCCCCCATTTGAATTAATATGTGTTTTGGCGAAAAACTTGAGATCGTCGCGTATAAACTTGATACCCTTTCCATGAGCACAATTGACATACATTGTAAATGCTTTTATTTTTTCTTTGTTACCATCATATATAGTGTTAATAAAATCATTTACTATTGTCTTCTTACCACAACCGGATGCACCATGAAATAATATGTTCGGTATTTTATGGATTTTATGGAAATAGTTTAATTTATTTATAATATTTTCGTGTATTTGTAATTTCATGTTGGGATACTTGATATAAATGTGATTATTTATATCAAAAGATACCGAATCATATTTAATACAACCTTTTTGATTTCTCAGAGTTCAACTTTTGTCAGAACCCAAAGAAGGAGAAGAAGATTGACGTAGAACGTTAAAATAATTATTGGAATCGTGAAATCGAGGTCGATGTTTTTTCAGGCGTTTTGTTTTTCTCTCTTTTTTCTTTTTCAAAAGATTTAATTCTGTCGGAGAGACTCTACCTTCATCCAAATACCAAAGGTCTGGTTGTCTTACAAAAGTATCAAATGACATATGCTCAGATGAATTCATGTATGCATTGGATTCATCTAATTGTCGTTGTATTTCTCTCGTCTGTTTATCTATTTTACGCTGTTTTTTGGTAATTTTTTTATTTATTCCTTTGAGTCTAGGATGATTGATAAGAACAAAGTCTTTCGTCGGTGTTTCTTTTTTCTGGTGTTTAAATAGTTGTCGAGTTAATCGTTCCATAAAATCTTCCCTAGGAGTGGGTGGTGTTTCTTCACTCGATTGAGATTTGAAATCGAAACTACCACTATTTGCTCGTTTCTTTACTTCAATACGTGTAATCTTCTGTATCAGGCTTCTCTCAATATTTATACTCGGATCTAATTTCCAACCTCGAAGTAAATTGCTTTTACTTGATAATGGCAATATATCCTGTTTATTATAGAAATCAATAGTATTTGGACTATCAACAGAATCTAATGTAAATCCAATCTTTGACGGATCATTCTTATTAATCTCAATAGAGAGAAGTTTAAGAATATTTACCAAAGTGAAACCAATTGCTTTCAGATTATTATGCGCACACAATACATTTATGTAGAAAGCAGACCATGTATATTTATGCGGATCATTTACTTTTCCATATACGAAACCAGCCAATGAGTAATCATCGTGATTCATTAAACAAATGAGAAACTGGTTTCTATTTAAATTATCTACAATATAATCTTCATCCACACCTGTCCCTTTTACAGTACATAAATGCTTTGTCGTATCTCGTAATGAGATGTTCTTAAAATTCTCTAAAAGAACAGTATTATTAAAAATAGCGGCACAAGCATTAATAAATAATGGTTCTGTCTTTCTCTTAATAAATGGAACAATAAAGTATTTATTCTTTACCATTTTTGATTGCGTGGGTTGTAAGTGTAACATATTATATATAGATATAAAATTGAAATACAAAGAGAGAAATAAGAAAGTAATACAATTACAACAAACAACATGTGCGAACAATACATCATGGAATACCTTCAATTTCACTTTGAAAAATACATGGCGAAGTTTGATATAGAATCTCCATATTGGTCAAACGATTTCTATCGTTCTCTCTTCTGGGAATGGCCCAATCCAATGTATGTTTATACTGAAACACACCCGATTGAATCAGAAGATGATATGATAGAATATTTATCTTCTTATCATCCCGATGTATGTTATCCATATCGAATAGAGATGTCAGTTGAAGATAATATACTCTTCTATATCAAGCGAAACTATACAGAACATTTTAAACAACTGTTGGTTGAATGGGTTGAACAAACATATCTGGTCTCTCCTAAATAGAAATCTACTTCCCGAAGTGCAGTAAAAAATAGGTTGTTTGTATTATCATATATCTTTTGTATATCTTTATTTCTCTTCGTTCATATTTAGTAAACTTGAATAAGCGGAGTTGATTTCTTGAAATTGTGAAGTTGTATCTATTCCTATGTTTTTATCTGGATGTAGTTTTAATGCCATTATTTTATATTTTTTTTTAATTTCTAAAATATTATTTTTATGTTCATATGGTAATTCTAAAATATCACACCATTTATTAAAATCATTTACATTATTATTTTGAGCGAAGAATTTTGGCAATTCATTAAAATCTTCGGGATAATCTTCTGGGTTGGGATACTTAATACTTGATAATATTGTATGTAATATTCCATTATCACGCTTATTAGTAGCATTTATGTGTGCTATTTTAAAAGATTTTATAAATTCATGTATATTTTTAACGTCAACAATAAAATTTAGAGTATACCATGATTGACGTGAAATATAAGGATCTCTGTTTCTTAAATATTTGTATGATATTTTTTTTATATAATTATTATTATCGTAATTCAATCCTAAATGTATGTCAATCTCATTTTTTTTGGAATGAAATCGTTTATGATCTATATAAACACATTTAGCAATAGTATCACATTTTTCAATAATAAGATACTGATCAACTATATCACCTATTTGTAATTCTTCTATAAATTTTATTAACTGTTTGTCACGTTTTTCTTTATGTTTTATTTTTTCCATTTTAATTTGAATTAAACTATCGACTGATTGAACCAATAAGGTCTTCATTTGTTCAACATTTATATTATTCTTTTTTATGTATTTTACAAATTCATTATTATCCCAATCGGTCATTTTTGTAAATATATGCTTTTTTCTATCGCATCCACTAAATATTTTTAGGGATTCAATGATATTTTCTTTTGGATATTGTTCAAATATAAAGTTGAATTCGGTTTGAAAATATTTATTTGTTATATGAATGATTGCTTCATTTGAATCAAATCCATATTTGGTTGAAAGTTCAATAATAATTTCTTGTATTTTTTGCATGTTTTCGTTGTATAATTATAAATTCTAATTTAGTATTTAATTTTATTTCAATCTTTTTTTATAAGTTCTATAATTATCGTTGAATTGAAAAGATTGTGGGTTTTTTAAATATAAAAAGATTGATATACTTTTTTATTATTATTTTCTATTTAAAGAAGCAAAACAACAATGGCATCAGCAAAAGAACTATTCGATGAAGAAATGTTAAAAATCATGACATGTGTGTTTCGCACATTTTATACAAGTGATCTGTGCGATGATCCATTGATTATTGCGATTAGAGACAAAATGTCTACCAAGAATAGTCATTACGATATGAAATCTATAGTAGATGTAGATATCATAGAGGATGAGTTCTGGGATATTACTTTCAAAACAATGATAATATTATTATTCTATTGGAATGTAGATTTTTGGACAATATATTATGCTTCTAATCAATTACAAATATCTGCTGGACAAATCATGGAAGTCTTTCGTGATGATAGATTATTTGATGACTATGGTAAACTATTTACGACAAGAGGCACCTTCCACAAAATGATTGGAATATATATATGCACGTTCTATAATACAAGATACAAAGATAAAATTCGAGATAAAATTCAAGACGAATTCTTGTTCTGTCCGAAATAAAACCTTTCCCAAAGGTTGGAAGGTTGATAAAATTGATATACTTTTTTATTGAATAATTGATTGTATTTTAAACAAACCAAACAGAATGCAATCAATTCTTGATGACGATATCATGCGGGTCATGCAGGTCGTATTTCGCTTATATTATACTGATTTAGAGGAACAATTAGAAAAAGGTCCACCAGAAGAAATCAACAGTAGTCTTACTCTTGAGTCATTTGTTGATATATATGACGACGCCTTCTGGGAAATTGATGTATACCCACGTTGTTTTGAACAACTTGGAAGAGATGAAGATGATACAGATTATTTGTGGAATTATTTCAACCAATATTATGCGATTGGTTCATCGAGAGAATACTTATTATCGTTGGAAGATCCTTTATCATATATTTATTCTATGTTTGATTGTATTTCTACAGAAACTATAATAATGCATCGCATTCAAGCAGATTATCATTCCAGATATAAAGAAATGTTACAAACATGGGCTCATGAAGAGTTCTCGATTATACCGAAATAAATCCACTCAATCTTTGGGAAATCAACCTTTGGGAAAGGTTGATATTAACAAATAATATTTTTTTCTAAAAATGGCAAAACCATTAATAAGTAAAATACATAATATATCATTACTGAATTTACAATCCAACACCACATACTCCCAATAGTATTGTCATTTTTATAATTTATAACAGTAATAATTAAAGTAATTAATCCAAAGAAAAATCCAAACCAATATTTTTCATAAACAAAACTAAATAAAAAGAAAAATAACCAAATAATCCAAATAATTGGACTTGAACTAAAAAAATTCCATTTTAAATGACCCGTTTTACTTATTGATGAATACATACGTTTAGTAGAAAATTTATATATTGAATATGGAATTGTCAATAATAAATAAGAAAGTAATAATATATTGCGCAATTGTATATTTGTGTTTGTTAAAATCATAATACTACAAATTGGTTGTATAATTAGTAATAATGTTGCAGAAATAGAAAATATATTATTGTAAAATTTATTGTTAATATTTCTCCAAATAAAAAATTCTATTAATTGCATCAATATAAACGATGCGATAAAAAGATAGATCCATTTATTATTTAGTTCTTGAATTTTATATTTCGTAAAAGAATTGTTGTAAATAATAAGAGCTAATACAAAACTACTAAATAAAAATGTATTTAACGAAACACTTTCATTCCAACACATTCGGTATAAAATAAGATGATATATAAATTTTCGTTGTATGTGTAAATATTTGGTAAAAATTGATATACTTTTTTATTATTATTTTCTATTTAAAGAAACCAACCACAATGACGACTCCACAAGAACAATTTGACGAAGATATTATAAAAGTGATTCAATTTGCGTTTCGGTTTTATTACACTCATGGAACTGGCAATGATCCTTTAGTGGATTCTTTAAGAGACGATATTGATTTCGATGCTATTCATTATGGATTGAAAGAATACAATGATATTTCAGAAGATCAATTTTGGAATGTTACTTTCAAGACAAATCTTACAGCAATCTTCAAATGGAATATATTTATAGTGACGCGATATTGCTTGTATAATGAATTACAAACACCAGTTCAAGATATGGATGGTATATTTGATAATATGAATACACAATTTGAACGTTCTGTCAACAGGAACCAAAATATCGGTCGATATATATGTATGTTTTACGATATGCAATACAAAGATAGAATCAGACAATGGGTAGAAAATGAGTATTTGTTCTCACCGAAGTAATTCCACTCTTTCCACTTTTAAAAAAAGTGGAGCAAAATATGTCTCCTTCTGGCTCAACTTTCTTAAATGTTGAATAAATTGATATACTTTTTTATTATTATTTTCTATTTAAAGAAACTAACCACAATGACGACACCACAAGAACGTTTTGATGAAAATATAATGCGCGTTATCAAGTTCGCATTCCGTTTGTATTGTACGAATGGAACAGGCAATGAACCACATATTGATGCTACAAGAACTGATATAAATATCGAAGATATTGATTACTATAGTATAATAGCGCCCAAATATCCTGGAGTCGATCCTGAATCTATAGATTCAAATGATATTTCAAAAGTTTCTTTTTGGGAACGTGATTTCAAATATTTGGTATCAAGTATCTTCTTTTGGCAGAATATAATATGGCAACCATTTTACGAACATAATACATTGGATTTGACTGAAATAGAAATAGATGTCATTTTAAATAATGAACTAATGATGGCAGATAATGATGAACGATTTCATGTTTCTAATTGGGCTACAAGAGACCATAATATTGGACATTATATATATCGATTCTATCATGCTAAGTATAAAAACAGAATTCGACAATGGGCAGAAGATGAGTTCTTGTTCTCGCCTAAGTAATCTATCAACTTTAAAAAAGTGGAGCAAACAGAGATCATTTGGGTCAACCTTTCCGCTTTTGGAAAAATTGATATACTTTTTTATTGTTATTTTCTATTTACAGAACCAAAAAAGATCAAAATGACAGAAAAGTTTGATGAAAATATGATGAATATTATCAAGTTTGCATTTCGCAAACATTATACAAATGGAACAGGCAATGAACCATTTGTTGATGCTGAAAGAACAGATATTAATCCTGCTGAAATCGATTATAGTCTTCTCGGTTATAAAAATGAAGAACCATTCGATATTACAGAAGATGAATTTTGGCATAATGACTTCAAAAAATGTATTCAAAGTGTATTCTATTGGAAGGACGAAATATGGGGACAATTCTTTCAGCATAATACAATGGATTTGACAGATACAGAAATTGCTTTTGCGTTAAATAATGAAACAATGCGAACAGATTATACTGGACGATATCATACTTGGAGTTGGGCAACAAATGAAAAAAATATGAGCAAATTTATATATAATTTCTATCATACGAAATACGAGGACAGAATTCGAGAATGGGCACAAGACGAGTTCTTGTTCTCTCCCAAGTAATCCACTCAACTTTTGGGAAAGGTTGAATCAAAGTTAAAACCCTTGCTCCACTTCGGGAAGTGGAGTTGGAAAAATTGATATTCTTTTTTATTATTATTTTCTATTTAAAGAAGCAAAAAGACAAATGATGAACATTCAACAGTTTGATGAAGATATGGTAAGATTGATGAAATTCGCGTTTCGATCCTTCTATACAGGAGGAACAGGCAATGAACCAGAGGTTGATGCCGCGAGACCCAATTACAATATGGAAAATTATAAACATGGACTCTTTGTTAGACAAAATGAAACTGTAACGCGACATAATATTTCAAGTGATGAATTTTGGGATGTTGACTTTCGAAGATATATACGAGATACATTCTTTTGGGATACATATGTTTGGATCAAATTTTATCAGTTTAATACATTGAATATATCTATAGATGATATTGTACTAATATTAACTGATGAAACAATATTGAGTGACAAGGGTAATCCGTTTGTTAATAGCGACTGGGAAACGTTTGAATACAACATGGGACGATATATATATTTGTTCTATGAATCAAGATACAAACAAACTATTAAAGAGTGGGCACAAATAGAGTTCTTACAATTATATCCATTCTCACCGAAATAATCAACTTTTATAAAAAGTGGAGCAGTACCAGGATGTATTTGTATCCTTTGGTTCAACCTTTGGAAAAGGTTGAGTTGATAAGATTGATAAGATTGATAATATTTTTTATTAAAGATAATTTTTCATTAAAGAAAAAACAATAATGAATCCACAAATCAGAGAAATCAGAGAAACAGTTGAAAATGATATGATGAATCTTCTTAAATTCACATTTAAAGTATACGTGATGAATGAAGCAGAAGAGTTATTACATGATATCGCAGAAGATGAATTCTGGAATAAATGGTTTCTATACAACGCTGTTTTATTAATATCTCCTGTTGGATGGGAGGATGTTAATGACCCAATAATACCAACATTTCTTATACAGAACGTATTTCAATCAAGTGAGGATGATCTTATATCGATAATTCAAGAAGATCATCAATGGTCTGACCTGTTTACGAAAGATGACAATATAGGTTGCTATCTTTATTTTACATATAATAATATTTATAAAGATCGTATTCGACAATGGGCAGAAGATGAATTTCTGTTCTCACCGAAGTAATTCAACCTTTAAAAAAAGTTGAGTCAAAAACACAAGTAATTATATTCCCATTTTGCTCCACTTTTTAAAAAGTTGAAGTTGATAAAATTGATATACTTTTTTATTGAATAAATATATCTACTAAACAAAAACCAACAATGACTTCTGCAAGAGAGACATTTGACGAAGAAATGATGAATATTCTTAAATTCACATTTAAATATTTTATGATAATAACCGAGGTCAATGAAACGATTCGTGTAGAAATATTGAGGACAGATCCTGATATTGATGATGATGAATTTTGGAATAGTTGGTTTCCAAATGTGGCTGTTCGAATGATATCGCCACCAGAATGGATGGAAAATGTAGAACCTATCACAATAATTATGGAATCTTCGCATCCAAGAGAGACAACTGACGATAATATTATACTGTTTATGTTACAAAGCGATTATTATTATGACAGATATAGATCAATGGATATAAATATTGGCAACTATCTCTTCTTTGCGTATAATAGCTTGTACAAAGAGAGAATCAAACAATGGACACAAGATGAATATTCATTTTCACCGAAGTAACCCAATTCCCGAAGTGGGGCAATGGATTCACTTTGGTTCAACCTTTTCCAAAGGTTGAGTTGATAAAATTGATATACTTTTTTATTGAATAAATATATCTACTAAAACAAAACAACCATGACTTCTGTAAGAGAAACATTTGATGAAGAGATGATGAATATTCTTAAATACACATTTAAACATTTTATGTTTGATGATGATATATTGAGAGAAGACCAAGACATCAATGATGATGATTTCTGGCATAGTTGGTTTCCAACCAACACTTTACGATTGTTATCCCCTCCAGGATGGATGGCTCATGCAGAACAAGTACCAATTATCATGGAAACTTCACATCCAAGATTAACACCAGATGTCGATATTATAAAATTCATGTCGCAATACAATTATCATTATGACCGATATATTTCAATGGATGATAATATTGGGAACTTTCTCTTCTATACATATGTGTATCATGATTTATACAAAGATCAACTTCGACAATGGGCACAAGAAATGTATTCATTCTCACCGAAGTAAATCCACCTTTAAAAAGGTTGAGTTGAAAAAATTGATATACTTTTTTATTGAATAAATATATCTACTAAAACAAAAAACAACATGGCTTTTGCAAGAGTTGAAACAGACATGATGAATATTCTTAAAATCACATTCAAGTATTTTATGCTTGATGATGATGAAATATTGAAAGATGAACAAGACATCACAACAGATGAGTTCTGGAATGTATGGTTTGCGACCAACATTTTACGAAAGATTACATCTCAAGGATGGTTGTTGGCTGGCAACATAGACCGCGTGTCGCTCCTTTTAATATCTTCTCAATCTCAATATTTGAGATTATCGCCAGATCGCGAAATTATAAGAGTCATGTTCCACTATAATTATTCTTATGACCGATATAGTTCAATGGATGATAATATTGGGAACTTTCTCTTCTATATGTATAATCACTTGTACAAAGAGCAACTTCGAGAATGGGCAGATTCGGAGTATGCATTTTGCCCGAAGTAATTCCACTCAACACAATATCTATCTATGTCAAATTGAAGAAGTGTTCGAAAAATATAAAAATTGATATACTTTTTTATTGAAAAACTGATATTACTAAGCAAAAAACAACAATGACTTCAGCAAGAGAAACATTTGAAAACGATATGATGAATATTCTCAAGTTCACAATGAATGTGCACATGACGCGCATTTCTACAGAAGAAACAGTTGAAGCGCCTGAAATAGAAGACGACGCATTTTGGGATATGTGGTTTCCATTGAATTGCGTGAAATGGATATCACCTCCATCGATGCGAAATCATATGCGAAATCATACAGGATTGTCTATCATCTCGGCATTTCACGAGACAGAAACGCTACTAATTTCAACTCCTGATGATATGTATCGGTTCATGCAAGATGATAATTATTGGTATAATTATTACAGTACACTTGACGAAAACATTGGATATTATTTGCAATTGGCGTATTACACTATATATAAAGGTAAAATTCGTGAATGGGCACAAATGGAATATTTGGTTTGCCCGAAGTAATCGACTTTGAACCAAAGACAAAGACACGAGTAGTTTGCCCAACTTTACAAAGTTGGAAAGTTGGAAAAATTGATATACTTTTTTATTGAAAAACTAATATTACTAAGCAAAAAACAACAATGACTTCCGCAAGAGAAATATTTGAAAACGACATGATGAATATTCTCAAATTTACATTGAATATTCACATGATGCGAGTTTCGACAGAAAATGCCAATACGAAAGCACCCGAAATCGAAGACGATATATTTTGGGATAAGTGGTTTCCATCGAATTGTGTGATTTCATTATCACCTCCATCATTGCGGAATAATAAAGAAATGACTGTTATATTCCTGTTTCGCGAAACAGGACCACCAATAATTTCAACTCCAAATAGAATATATAACTTCATTCAAGATGATAACTGCTACTGGTATCAACAATCAATTACACCCGATGAAAACATGTGTAATTATTTGTTTTATGCGTATCACGAATTTTATAAAAATAAAATCAGAGAATGGGCACAAGAAGAGTATTTGTTTTGTCCAAAATAAATTCATTGATCCTTAGACATTTAATATTTCAAAAAATTATGTATGGATTAAATTTTTTGTTTTTAAAAAATTGATTTACTTATTTCAATACAAAATGAAGATACTAAAACAAACAACAACGATCAAAAAATGAATCAACAAACAATTGGATGCAACTTGTGTTATAAAGCCGGGTGTTCTGAGAACATATATTCTTCACATTGGACAATTTATTGTCCATCGTTGTTGACCCAACAATGTAAATATTGCAAAGAAGAAGGGCATTCGCACTACTTCTGTAGCAAACTCCTTCAGAGAATAACACCGATTACAAACCGGTCAGTCAATTGTCCAATTCAAACATATGAAGGTTGTGGATTTTGCAAAGAAAAAGGGCACACTCATGTGTATTGTCCTAATATAAAAATGCTACAAAAAACGGAAAAATAGATTCTTGAGAAACAAGGTTTCATATATTATTGGGTTTCGATAGTTAAGGATTTCTTTCAAAGAGAGAAAATATTCCTTACATTTTTTACATGTATTATTTTTTATTTAATAAAATTGAATTACTTCTGTTTTGGAATAGTTAAATTACTTTTAACAAACAACAACCAAACATGACAACCGAAGTTAATGAAATTCAAATGGAAGAAAACTGGTGTAGATTACGCCCAGGAATAGTCGTTGCACATGATGGCACAATTGAACCCATCTTTATGACAGAAGATATGTTGAATCCAATCGAACAAATCTTCTTGGAACTACTCACAGCATATCTGTTACGTAGAAGAGATGACGGATTTATTAACAACGCTTATAATTCTTATAAAACGAATGAACTCGGTGTGCCTGAATCAAGTGAGTTGAATTATTGGGGAACAGATCCTGATAGCGAATGTAAATTATTATCATCATTGTTTGGATCAATATCGAAATGGTCTTCCACTTTATCAAGTAAACCTCATTTGTATAATAAAGATGAAATAACCAGATATTTGTCTGAACGCGGAACCGATTGGAGAGAAGAACGAATCAAAACACCAAGATATTCTATCAAATATATTTCTATAGAATTACAGATTCTTTGGTATATTAAACACTATTATTTTGAACGATTCAGAGAACCAATAATACAATGGCTTCAAATGACAGAGTGTGATATTTCACCAAAATAATAACACAATCATAGCAAAATAATATTACTATTCTTTTTTATTACGAATATTTTATATTTATAAAATTGAATTACTTCTGTTTTTGCGTAATTAAGTTACTTTTAACAAACAACCAACATGACAACCGAAATCAATGAAAATCAAATGGAAGAAAATTGGCGCATCAGGCGACCTGGTTTAATAGTTGATGATGATGGTAAAATTCAACCAATTATCATGACAGAAGATTTGTTAAATCCAATTGAACAAATCTTCTTAGAATTGATTAAGTTCTCTCTATTGCGCAGAAGAGATGATGGATTTTCAAACTATTATGATTCTTATAGAAAGAATCATGAAGGTATACCTGTATCTGATGAACTTGGTTTTTGGGGAACAATGCATGGCGATGAATGTGGAGTTATTTTAACAATATCAAGCATAGTAAAATGGTATACCATATTAGAAAATTATAGACAGTTCAATGGATTGGATAATTGGGATGAAATAACTGTATACTTAATTGAGTGTAATAGAGATTGGAGAGAAGAGAGACTCAAATCACCGAGATATTCTATTAAATACATTGGTATTGAAAATTGTATTTTATGGTATATTAAACACTATTATTTTGAACGATTCAGAGAACCATTAATACAATGGGTTCAAGCATGTGAGTGTGAATTTTCGCCTAAATAATAATAAAAATAAAATACAACATAACATAATATCATAATACAATAATATTTTTTATTACGAACATTTTATATTTATAAATTATAAAATTGAATTACTTTTACAGAAAGTAATATGAATACAAAAGAATAAAAGAACTATGATTGCCGAAACACGAGAACAAGCAGAAGAAAATGAGAGAAAATGGGCGATTCGTCGACCTGGGACAACAGAAATTGTTGATCAACCCGAAATCAATGTTAATGTTGTTGGTGATGAAGATGACGATGTGATTGTCGACTGTAATGATATCGGCATAACAGAAGCAAACTTGAATCCAGTTGAGATGATCTTCTTAGATATCATGAAATTTCATATTTATCGTTTGGAAAGACATGAGTGTTTACCAAAATTTATTCCAGGTGAAAATGGAATGCCTTTGTCAACAGATATAGAGTTCTGGGATTATCATTTTCCAGATACATTTCATTGGCCAAAATCATATACATACTCTTACTCAACTTCTTGGGTTAACAGTGTAAAAAAGTTTAAACAAGCAAATCCTTTCGAGTTTGATGATATATTGGCATATTTAACCGAATGTTCCAATGACTGGCGTGAAGAACGCATCCCTGGTTGTTGGGAGAAATTCCGTGTGAAAGATCATTATATGCCTGAAGAAAACATATTACTCTACATTGAAGTATATTATATTGGTCGATTCAGAGACCCGCTTACGCAATGGGCTGCCGCACCAGAGTTCTGCCCGAAATAATTTACTTTTGGTTCAAACATGGAGATATTATATAGTGTCAATTTGAAATTGGAAAAATTGATATACTTTTTTATTATATCAATTTCAGTACATTACAAAAGACAAACGACGAATGACAAACCCAATGAATATCAGAGAAGAAGAAAAATATAATATTAGACGTCCCATTTTGGAAAAATTCAAATTATCATCAGTTCATGATAAAATCACAGAAGATCATTTGAATCCGGTTGAATTGGATATGCTGAAGATGGTGAAATTTCATTTGGAACGACTCGCTGATATCCGTATACAACCAGGTTCATTTGGTTACAGCACTCATAAATGGCATTTAAACTCCAGAGGAATCCCGATTACTAGTGAGCGTCTTAGTAGTTATTGGGATTATGGTATTGGTGGATGGTTTATCGATTCATTCAATTATTCACCTCCAAAAGATGGAAAATTATCGATCTATTGGATGGATAGTATTCAGCAGTTTAAAGAACTTGGGGATGGATTGAATGATGATGATGTTGTCCGCGAGTATCTAATTGAATGTACAAACGACTGGAGAGAAGAACGTGTTACAACAATTCCATTTCGCATCGATACTTCTGTGTCGTTGAATGAAAATATATTACGATACATCAAGCATTATTATGAACCACGATTTAAAGGACCAATCAAACAATGGGGTGCAATGTTTGATATTGATTTCTCTCCTAAATAATACACTTTTGAAAATCTACTTTCTAAAGTGGAGTAAAAAGTCAATAATATATGGCGTTATTTGGCGCAACCTTTTCTAAAGGTTGATTTCCCAAAGGTTGAAAAATTGATATACTTTTTTATTATATGATTTTTGATAATTCAAACAAACAAAAATGAACACTGAATCAATACCAATGATCGCAGATGATGAACGGTTTTGCCTTCGTCGAAGAATATTAATTGAAGAAATTGAAGAAGACTTTTGTGATATAATACAAGAACTTGTCGTTGCCGGGAATTCTAGTAATATCACAGAAGACCATTTAAATCTAGTTGAATTGGACATGTTGAAAATGATAAAATTTCATTTGGAGAGATTGGTTGATATTCCACAGTCATTCGCCAAATATCCCGTAATAAATACAAGAGGCATCCCGTCATTGGAATCCTCATTCTTTTGGGATTTTGGATCGACATCTGATTTCTATCGCTCATTTATTTATCCGAGACCACAAACTGGACAGTTTACTTTATTATGGCATACCAGTATAGAGCAGTTCAAAGAACTTGGCGATGGACTAAATAATGATGCCGAGGTAAGTGGATATTTACGAGAATGTTCATGTGACTGGCGAGAAGGACTTGTAGTCCAGCCACGATACGGGTTCATTGAAATGAACTCTTTGAATGAAAATATATTACAATATATACAACATTACTATGTTGCGCGATTTAAAGGACCATTGAAGCAATGGGTTGAAATGTTTGATATTGATTTCTCTCCTAAATAATATAATATCAAATTTGGATATTTGGATATTTGGATATATGTATAATATTATTATTTATACTAAAAAATAAATTGATATACTTTTTTTATATAAATAAAATTATACAAATCTCAAAACAACAAGAACAATACAATGTCCGCAACAGAATCAACAACGTCAGCATCAACAATCACATTATCTTCGATTACGCTTGTTCTCCCTGATAATGAGTTATTCGAAACAGACATGATGAATATTCTCAAGTTTCTGTTTCGTATTTATATTACAAAATATGACAACGAAACGGATTGCAATATAGTACGGAATGATTATGATATTTATTCTAAATTATTCTGGAAAAAGATATTCTGGGACGAATGTGTCGCAATGTTAAATCCTCCTCCTGGAAGATACAATATTGCAATGATGCCAGCCTTTCACATTCGTGGAAAATTACTTATTACAGATATTATGGTTCTTGTGAATCAAATGGATATAAATGGATACTTCTATGATATTTACATTTCAAAAGATAATAATATCGGCACATACTTGTTTCTAAAGTATCATCTTCTGTATATGGATAAAATGTGCCAATGGGCACAAGATGAATATGGGTTTTCACCCAAGTAAATCCACTTTCTAAAGTGGAGCAAAAGAGAAGTGGGAAGGTTGGAAAAATTGATTTACTTTTTTTATGAAAAAAGAATAACACTAAAACAAAGCAATCATTATGAGTTCAACAATGACAACGATCAATACATATTCTGTTCTCTTTGAAAAGGAATCATTCGAAACAGATATGATGAATATTCTCAAGTTTCTATTTGAGTTATCTCGCAAAGAAAGAATGAGTGACTATGACATTTACGATTATTCGTTTTGGAAGAATATCTTTCCGGAAAAATACGTGGCATCATTGATACCACAATCTTCTTTCTTCAGTGAATTTGTGGAACAAGAATCTATTCTGCCAAACTACTTTATTGAAGGAGGCAGATTATTATCTTCTGTGTCACATCTTGAAAGAAACATGATTTCTCACGATTTCTATTATTCTCAATATAATACATTAGAACATAACATTGGAAAATATTTGAATCTAACTTATAATAAACACTACAAAAGCAAAATTCGCCAATGGGCACAAGAAAAGTATGAGTTTCACCCAGATAAAGAATAATATTATTCACAGAAAAATATTATTATAAAAACCAAATATATTTCCAGTGTAATCTGGATTTTTTATTCTTCTAGTATGGGTAGAATTGAGTTCATACAAGTATTATATTCTATGATAATTAACATTTTACTACGATCATCAAATGTTGTAATAACATCAAGCATTTCTTGTGTAAGTTCTCTATAATTACGAATAATATCCAAATATTCGACAAGGAGATTTACATTTCTTTGTGTTTTTGCAACAATTTGATTAATTTCTTCTGTCCTGTATATTTGTCCACCTAAACTAGTAGCACGTCTAGGTGTTTTTTTTTCATTTATAGCAACCTTTACTTCTTCAATAATTTCTTGTTCCATATATTTATATGGCTATGATTTATTTTTTTAATTAATAATAAACATCATAAATAATAAATGTATGGTGTTAAACTTATATTATATGAAATCGTATTTTAAAAATATGTTTACTATTTGGATGGAAAATATTATTCATTTGTGTTTTTATGTCATTTACAGAAGTTATGCTATCAAGTATACATTGATTCATTTATCTTTTAAGAATATTATACAAAATATGTCTTTTTGTACAAACGCACCATTCACTGGTAATATTGCTTTTCCTGATTATTACTCTCTCTATATTATGACATTTTTACCTCCTAATCAGAAAATAGATTATCATAGTTTTGATCTCGCAATGAGAGAAAATTATAATCTATTAAATATTAGTTTTTATGATAATACTGGTAAAATTGTGGAATATTATAATGATCATATAGATTCTACTGAATATATAACGACAGATTATTGTATCGCAATTGTTCGTATTTATTCAAATAATCCATCGAATACATTGAACGAATTAATCAATGAGAATCATATACAGTTTGATATTATAAAGCAAAATACAGCATATTTAACATATGTATATAAAATACTAATTAATTTGAAGAAGAAAAATCTTGATATGTCTATTAATGGTTTTTGTTTCAGTAAACAAAATTTATCTCTCTATTTTACAAATAACAGTGCAAGGTATTTAATCTTACCAGTAGATAATACAGAACAAATAATAATGATTCGATCGAAAAAACCAGATTGTGGATTAAATAAACCGCTCCGTTATTTTGCATTTATGACTTGTAATTTAAACACTACAGAAACAGATGATTGTATTTATTATGAAAAATTAGAAGATAATTATACAATCTTTGTAGCAATTTCGGATATATATGCAATAGAGAAGGGATATGATGCCAGTAACCGAGCACATAAAATTATTTATTGGAAAATGTCAAATAATAATCCAATTATTGTATATAGAGAGATACGAGTAGACAACAAAGGATTATTTTCATTGAACCACGATGCTTCTCAAGAAGACATCCATCGTGTAATGGGTGAACATTATCCAACTATCATGGTTCTTTAATTTTTCGTGTTTCGTTTTTCATGTTTATTTTCATTTTTTAAGTTATTTAAAAATCACACTCAACACAAAAAAATTGAATTACTTTTTGGAGTTAAAGAGTAACGCATTTAAAAAAAACAACAATGATGTTTCAAACGTTTCTCAAATACGCTAAAATTGCGATGGAATTTATTATCAATGTGAGTGGAATCTATTTGTGCTGGATCGTGCTCCATTTTGCGGCAGCCAACTTGTATCCGGTTTACTGCGCGGAATTATCAGTCTGGGGATTGATCAAGTCGGCCTTTGTTGCCCCTGCCCCTCATTGCCAAGCGATGCGATGGGTCATTACCAATGGTGGATCTGTAATCACCCAAATGTGGGTGGTCATCGGCACATGGGTGTGCGGCAAAATCGGCGGAGCTTTGCTTCGTGATGCGGCAACAAAGTAAGAAGAAGAACAGAATGGCATGGGCAATGCAACAAAAGCAAGTGGATGTGGAGAGAAAATTCAAAAAGGTAAGTATAAAGCCCGGAATGGGTAGCGACGGAAAAACAAACAAAAGGTAAGTCAAATCAATCAATCTTCTTTACAAACTAATACTAACACTCTCCCCCTTTTTTTTATGTAAAAAAATATATTTTATATCCCATTCAAATATTATAATACTTCATTTCATTTAGTTTATTTATAAATTAATCAAATATGTAATCGCAAAACCTACCTGTTCGCCTTGATAACAGATATAAAGTCTTGCACATGTTTTACTAGTTTTAGCAAGTCCATATGTTCTATCTTTTTTAATATCTTCATACGTTCTCACTTGGGTTTTACTTCTTATAATAGATTTGTATTTTCCAGAAATCAACCTGCTTTCATGAAAATATTCACGGAACTTTGGTTGCCAATTATATGTATGTAATTTTTCTCTAAGATGTTGTTCTTTGACTTCTTGGAATTTTGATCGAAGACTTGCTTCATTTGGTTCACAAGGAAAATGCTGCGTAATAAACGTATTTTCTTCATCTCGCTTGAGCTTTTCTGTTCTGTTTATTTTATTCTCTTTTTTCCGCAAGACGTCTGCTTCTTTTAGTCTTTGTTTTTCGATACGCATTGCCAGCATGTCTTCTGCTACACTTGTAATGAGTTGTTCTGCAGAAGTATGTGTATCTTGTATTGTTTTTGTTCCTTCACTTGTTTCAATTGTGGTATTACTATTCCATCCTATTCTGGAAAGAGTCTCTCTAGTAAATCCACCATCAAATAACTCTTCATACTTTTGAATTGTCGGAATATTCGTGTAGCAAATGATTTTGTGTTCTCCATAACCGCAACATCTCCCAAGTAATCCTTGGGTAATAAATGAATCATTTATTGTAAAGACACATCTTTCCACCATAATACCAATATTACATTTATATTTTAATGTATTGGAACATTTCAACTTTTCTTTGATTATGATAAAAGTATGTTTTTCAGGAACGGTTTCTATATGTTTATCAATATCATCAATATCACCATCTTGAGTATATTCACTGAACTCAATATTGAAACAATTTTGTTCATCACGTGTCAACCTTGATCGAATCGTTTGAACGATATTATATTTAACATAATCAGCTGTTCCGCATTTTACTCTGAATATATTGTGTTTTGGTGTATCAAAAGAGAGAATATCGCGGAGATTCTCTGTAATATTATTATATATTTCTTCAATGTTGCCTTGTTGTTCACCATCATTAATATTTCCACAAACAGGTTTATACTGTTTAATCTGTCCTCTCGCACGCATTTCTTTTGCTCCATAATATCCTTCTCCATTTGGCATGACTGTAACAGAATAGTGCTTTTCTGGCCATTTTGCATCTCTTAAAGCAAACAGTAATCCATCAGGTGTTGCTGAAAATTGAACAATTTTGATATCATATTCCATCATGTAGTCGAGATTCCATCCAAGTGTTATTAACACGTTACTGATTGTTTGTCCAACTCTTGCTGCCATATGAACTTCATCTATCATAACAAGAATGTTTTTCTTTCCACGCACATCTTCTTTAAATGTTTTCCCGATATCATTATTATGAAATATTCTGTCTTCCATACATTTTGGAAAACGACTCTTTATTTGTTTTTTCCAATCTTTCGAAGAGATGCCAGTTATAACATATATGTTGTTATATGGTATATTTTCATTCTTAATAAAAGTATCCACAAAAGCAATCATACATCCTGTTTTCCCGGTTTGAGTTCTCGCAATAACCAGCTGAATGACAATCGATTTGTCATTATATTTGAGAGCAATTTTTTCACCATATTCTTTTTGAAGTGGGTGTAATTTATTTATCCACATACTATTGATCTTTTTCCTTACCAATCTTTTGAGTTGTATCTTAAATTCGGATTTGTCAAAATTAATCTCTTTTAATTGATCTCTATTATATTTGACTTGAACACGATATTCATAATTAGATGGTATATCTGTCACCACACTATCAATGTCAGAAATTAAAATATCATCGATCGACTCTTCTTCAGTTGAATCACAATCGTCTTCATCATCTTCATCTTCGTCTTCATCTTCAGTTTCGTCTTCAACTGCAGTTGTAACATCTTCTATATCATCGTTTTTTTCTTCCACAACGTTTGGTGGAATATTCGTAACTTGTGTAATTTTTTTTGTCAAAGAACGAATCATCTCTTCAATATCTGGGTCTGGCCCATCTTCATCGAGAATTTTTTGTAGTTTTTCGATTTTTTTAATAATCATTTGATCGCACATGTTTGAAAACTTTGTTTTTCTGAAGGTTTAAATTAATTTATAAAATAATAAAGTATATCAATTTATTATTTTATTGAAGTTCTTATATTGTCGCCCATGAAGACAAGCTCTGTGTGTATGGGTTACTCTTAAATGCTTGGAGAATATCTGGTTCATTACGAACCAAATTAATATTTTCCTGATACGACTGCTTTCCTTTCATCTCACCATACTGTTCTTTGCCCATCGGTAATTGCGCAATATTTGAACAATTTGGCACCCACATTCTCGGGTTCTCTCTATCTGTATCTATTCGAGGAATATTCACATTCATTTGTTGATTGAAAATCTGTGTTCCACCATTTGGAGTATAAGTTATTTGAGTTGATTCCAGATTATTATTATTATTCTGTCGCATATTTGCTTCTTGAGATGTCTGTGCATTAAATGCAGAAGCTGCATTTCCTATGTATCCACAAGTTGTCGAATCTCTCTGATTCGTTATCGCTTGTTGATTATATAATACCTGCTGTCTTGAAGATTGATTTCCAATATAAAAGTCGGGAGAGAAAAGAGTTGTATCTTTCACTGTTACAGCAGGTACATCTCCGGGATTTTTTACATATTGAGCTGGCACTCTTGATCCACCATCTCCGTAAATGCGTAAATTATCACCATACTCTTCTTTTCTTGTCGGTCTTAAAGCATCCATAAAAGGCGCGATAACCGCACCAATTGCATGACTAAATGAACTGCGAAATGTATCTGGTTGGATTCCAGAACTACGATTATTCTCATAATTTGTTATACTCTGTAAACGCCGTTCCTTGTCTTCATGTGTTCCTTTTCCCATTGCTGTACTATGACCAATATCATGAGTCTTCGCCTCCGTCTTATTTGACGGCTTAATTATACCAGGCACATAATTACCCGTCTTTAAATGTGATGCCGTTCCAGCATAATGTTGTGTCGTATTATTTCTATGTGTCTCTGCTGCGATCTCTTGTATTGGTTGTAACATTTGTCCCTTTTCTTGTCCTGTTGTGGTGAGCCATCTATCCTGTGTTTGAATGAAAAATGTATCTGGTCGATATTTTTCTGTTTTTCCTAAAATTCCGAGATTTTGAACAGCGGATTTCGCCGGGCCTTCCAAGTTGTCATATGTATATTCTACTTTTGGATTTGTAGAAACACGGAGTTCATCAACCGTTTTCGGCAACCAAGCATTACGATCTTCCATACCTGAATTGAATCCACCACTACCATGCGAAGAAAACCCTTTACCTAATCCAGGTCCCACATTTTTCGTCTCAAAGGGTTTTACATTCGCATTATTCATTCCAGGGTTGACTCGTGATTGATAAAAGTCAGACCAATTCGGTGTCCCATTCGCCCAATTGATATCTTGTTCTGGCTTAAAGAGCGGTGCCTGTTCAATCTTCTGAATCGTTTGACTTCCTACACCATTCATATTATCGAGAATAGTCTCATTTGTATTCATTTTATAGACTTGTCCTTTCAGTTTTCCTCCATAGAAAGGAACCATATTATTGTGCTTAAACTCTTTACTGTCCAAGTAATTTCCTGTTAAAGAATAGACCTCTTGTGGATTATTGCCTACTTTCTTTCCTGCGTTCTCTCTATTCTCATAATATGTTTGATCGAAATATTTATCTGTTGCTGTATTTGGGTTCGCATATTTTTGAACAGTATCGCTCATTTCTGTTAGATTCACGACTGGATAATTTTGCGGTTGTATATTCGTATTTGGTAAATAATTCGCCTTGGCGCCCATATTCGTAAACTCTTCTTTTTGAATGCGTTTTAATCCACCCTTTAATCTTATATTTTGTGCTTCTGGTGAATTCTGTTGCGTTTTTGTTTCTTGATTGGAAATTACAAATGCTGCAGAAAGTGCTATAAACGGGATTGCAAATTCCATTATTAATATATATACAAATGATTTATTTCTCTCTTTATCCTATTATCGACCTATTTGAAATGAATTATAATATAATTGAAATTAATTAATTATAATAGTTTATTCATTATACAGTTATGACTGAATTATTTATTCAAAAAGCAACAGCAAAACATGGAAATAAATATAATTATTCAAATTCGAAATATATTAACTCTTCTACTAAAATTATGATAATTTGTAAAATACATGGCAATTTTGAACAAAATCCAACCAATCACATAATGGGTTCAGGTTGTCAAATATGTGGTAAATTAAAATCACAAAAGTCAATAACGTCATCAAAAAATGAGTTTATTAATAAAGCAATAGTAACTCATTGTGACAAATATGATTATTCTAAAGTAGAATATATAAATAGTAAAACACACGTTATTATTATATGTAAAATACATGGTTCTTTTAAACAACAACCAACCAGTCATTTACAAGGTAATGGATGTTTACAATGTGGTTTTATTAAAACTACATTATCTCGAAAATTAACAACTACTAATTTTATAGAAAATTCCATATCTATTCATGGTAATGTATATGATTATTCAAAAGTTGAATATACAAAAAGACGCAACAAAATAACAATAATATGTAAAATACATGGCGAGTTTATACAAATTGCAGGAGATCATTTATGTGGTTGTAGATGCCCAAAATGTTCAAAACGTGGATATTCGATGAAAGCAGTAAAATATTTGGATTTTATGTCATCGTATCATAAAATAACAATTCAACATGCGGAAAATAGTGGAGAATATATGATAACTAATACAAAATATAAAGCAGATGGGTATTGTAAAGAAACAAATACTATTTATGAGTTTCATGGAACAAACTTTCACGGCGACCCAAGAAGTTGTAATCCTGATGAGAATAATTATCTTGGTAAAAATTACGGAGAACTTCATAAACTCACAAGAGAGAGAGAACAATGTATAAGAGATTTGGGCTATAATTTGGTCGTTATGTGGGAAAAGGATTGGGATAATGTTATTCGTTCGATAAAAAAACTTCAAAAAAATTATCGAAAATCAAAATAATATAAATGTAAATAAGTACCAATTTATATTATTTATATATGTGTATTTTTAAATAATACTCCATAAAAAGTATGTTTTTTATTAGCAAAATACTTTCTATTTCCTTCTAGATACATTTCGCTTACTGGGCCACCATGAGTTGCTAATTTGCTTATTTGTAAAAATGTTAAATATCTTCTTTCTTCATATTCTTCTTTTTCTCTCTCTTTCCTTTCTATTTCTTCATATTCTTCTTTTTCTCTCTCTTTCTTTTCATCTTTTTCATTTTGTTCAATTAAGTTTGTTGCTTCTTCAATTGTAATAGGTAGTATTATAACATCCCCATTTCTTAATCGTTTTTGAATAAATACCATTTTGTTTTTGGTAAATAATTGTATCAAATTATGAATCAGGTTTTGAATAAACTCCATGTTGTGTTTGTCTTTGTAAAAAAGTATTTATTATAATTACAATTCAATTTATTTATTAATGCTAAAGCAATAAACTGGATTGGATTGTAAATTATTTATATATACAAATGATTTATTTCTCTCTTTATCCTATTATCTAACTCTTTGAAATGAATTGGAATCTTGAATATTACTTTTATTTATTACAGAAGTTGGTAATGCTGTATAATCATTCGATAAGTTACATGGGACTTTCGCAACGAAATAGTCCTTCTCAAGTATCCTAGTACTGATATTATTTAAGAACCCAATGCAAACATTCTCCTGTGGATTGAGTGGTGGGTAATACCAATCTACCTGTTCACAGTCTCGAACTTGCCAAGCAGGATGAGTTGCCCTTGGTTCTTCTGTGAAATTGCTCGTATTAGTTGGATATTGAATTGGTTCAGACCGATGTCCAAATCTCTGATATTCATCTTTTCCTAAACAATCTCGACTTAGAGGTCGATTGACTCCTCGTAATTCATTTTCTAATTCAAAAACATTCGTTCTTAAATTACCACCCCAACCCTGGGCGCGTATTTGTGGGTCTTCAATATAGGCTGGGTTCTCTCCTAAACCAGGCACATTCAAAATATATCTTCCTTGATCTGTCATCTCTTGTAATTTTTTTGCTATTCTACAATCGTCGCTATTGTATCGGGTCTGCATATATTAAATTACTAGGATATAATTTTAATATTATAATAATTGAATTAAAATTATTATAAGTTATTCATTATACAAAGAAACAAACAATGAGTGCTACCAAACAAACCATACAACAATATAATTATGAATATTTAAAGCAGATTTGTGAAACACAATGTTTGAAATTAAAAAAAGATTATAGTAAAGAGAAAAAAATAACGAGAGATACAATTATTTGTGGAAATTGTAAAGGTGACAATTGTCATGAGTCATTCGAAAAAAACTTTAGAGCATTAGTAAAATTTAATAGTTATTATTGTAAAAAATGTTCAAAACAGATTTCAATAAAAAAACGTGAAACAACTTGTTTAGAAAAATTTGGGGTTCGATATGTAAGTCAGAATGCTGAAATACAAACTAAATCTCAAAATACATGTTTAGAAAAATATGGTGATACTTGTGCTTTGCGAAATACATCAATAAAAGAAAAATCAAAAAAAACTTGTTTAGAAAAATTTGGAGTTGAAAATCCATTTCAAAATGAAGATATAAAAACTAAAATTAAAAATACATGTTTAGAAAAATATGGTGATACTTGTGCTTTGCGAAATACATCAATAAAAGAAAAATCAAAAAAAACTTGTTTAGAAAAATTTGGTTTTGAAAATCCATCTCAAAATGAAGATATAAAATCTTTAAAAAAACAAACATGTTTTAAAAATTTTGGCGTTGAACATTCATTTCAGAGTGAAGAAATAAGAAATAAATCAAAAATAACAAATATAAATAAATATGGTTTTGAATTTGTATCATGTGTTCCTGAAATAAGAAGAAAGGCAGAAACTACAATGTTTAACAAATTTGGAGTATATCATGCAACACAAAATCCAGATATATTACAAAAAGCACTTATATCTGGTTATAAATATAAAGAATACAAATTTCCGTCTGGACAAACTATTCAACATCAAGGTTATGAAAATTATGCATTAGATGAATTATTATATACCGAAAATATACCAGAAGAAAATATATTAAATGGGTTATCACATGTCCCAGAGATTTGGTATGATGGAGTAGATAGTAAAAGACATAGATATTTTGTAGATATATTTATTTCATCTCAAAAAAGATGTATCGAAGTTAAAAGTGATTATACAATTACAAGAGGACGTGAAACAATAGATTTAAAACAAAATGCGTGTAAAGATGCAGGATATAATTGTGAAATTTGGGTATATAACCGTAAAGGTGAAAAAGTAGAATGTATCAAATAATATGTATTAAATAATTCGCATTTTATCAATAAAATAAATTATAGTTTAAAAATTACTTAGTTATTTTAATCATAATGAGTTCCATTATGATTAAAATACAAACATTTTTTCTCTTGATGTTAGATACAAATGCAAGAGAAATAGAAGATAAAGGATGTAATACTGATTTAACAATCCGTAACAATACAAATTATCGTAATTTTATAGATATTCATGGTAATCAATTATTGAATAATAATGAATATTTGAAATATTACAATGATATATTTAATTTATATTCTCGTAATCATAATATTAATGTTCATTTTATTGAAAAATCTAAATATTGTTTATTGCCAAAAACTGAACAAGAAATAGCTGGAAATCATGGTTCTAGAAAAAAATATAATAGAATTCCAATGGAAAATAATATACACGATATCATAAATTATATCGAATCAACTAGTATTCCATTATTAGTAAGGTTTTTTAGTCAACACTTAGATTTATTTGAAGAGTTACAAAATAGCATTAATAAATAATGAACAACTGTTAAAATAATATAATCGCAAATGATTATATTATTTTGGGTTAATTTTAATATTATAATAATTGAATTAAAATTATAATAAGCTATTCATTATACAAAGAAACAATGACATTCCGCTATTATCAAGAAGCTGCAGACAATTCGATTTTCAATGAACTTCGAATAAATAATAAATGTTTGGTTAAAATGTTCTGTGGTAGTGGCAAATCATTATTGATGCGTCAGTGCCAAGTTGTACAGAACCAATCATTATTGGTATATGTATTTCCGTCTCTCTCTTTAATAGATCAGTTTGAAACAGATTATCTTTCTGATAAAAAAGATATTACTCGTAAAATATCTTCTGACGATGGTTCCACGACCAACCCTGAAGAAATTATACAGTTTCTGTCTCGTTCTTCTAATAAGATTATATGTATTACTTACCAGAGTTTCAAGGTATTATTAGATAATTTGGGAGAGATAAAAATAAATGTATGCTGCTTTGATGAAGCACATCACGCAGTTGGAGAGACATATCAAAAATTGATCTTTGAAAATGATGCTTGTGAAAAACAAATATTCTTTACTGCAACTCCTAAAAATGCTAATGGAATCATCATGTATGACAGAAAAACACCAGACAATGGGATGTGTGGTAAATTAGTATATGATTATTCCTACTTAAAGGGTGTGTTTGACGACTATTTGAATCCATTTGAGATCAGGATTGATATGTATACTGATAATACAAATTTAGATTGCTATGAAACAATTGCTCGTGCGATTCTTACAACTGGCAACAGCAGAGTATTGACTTTTCATTCCGATGTAAACACAGGAAGGGATACTTCTGTCAATAACTTTGTTGATGAAACAAAGTTCAAAGCTGTATTTCGAATTATACAGGAATCAGAATTTTCAAATAAGAAGAAATATAAATTAAAAAATATAAAAATGATAGGATTTACTTCTTCAAAGAGCGTTGAAGAGAGAAGAAAAGAATTGAAGAACCTCGATGAAACTCCAGACGATAAAGTATTTATTATTTCTTCATGTGAAACTCTTGGTGAGGGCATTGATACAAAGAAAGCAAATATGTGTGTATTTGTTGATCCAAAGTCTTCTTATGTGAAGATTATTCAAAATATTGGTAGAATTGTCAGAAAGGTTTTCAGTGAAAACAGAGCAAACTCGACTATTTTGATTCCTTGTTGGATTGATAAGACTAAATACTTGGAATGCGAAGGAGATAGAGAGAAATGCGACGAAGTGATTCGGCAGGATATGAATGACACGAGTGGAGGTAACTTCAATGGCATTCTAAACGTATTGAGCGCGTTAAAGCAAGAAGATGAAGATATATATGATATTTGCTTACATTATCCAGACAGTTTCTCTCCACAAGAGATTCGTGGAAACTTGGAGAGACAAGGATACGCAATTCAAGACCCAGTTGGCGATCTTTGTGAGACAATGGAGTATCTTCTGGATACAGATATTTGCTTTGATGAAGAAGAATATGAAACTGATGAAGACATGATTATGCGTGTTGCTGAAGAGAATGATGTTTGTGTTGAGATCCATACCGACTCGTTGGAGAATCCTATTGAGAAATACAATGGTACAAGTGAAGATATTATTCGTCTATATAAAACAGAAGAAGAAGATGAAACATGTTATCAACCTATTATCGAGAAAAGAGGAACAAAGAAGGGTAAAGGATCTGTTTCTGCTCCAGATAGAAGCAAGAAAATGAATATTAATGTTCATACCAATGATGATATTCGGGTTCTGTGGAAAATTACTGGAGATATTACAAAGGATATATGTAGTTGCGTTATTGATTGTGAAGTTGTTGATACATGGAATGAAAAGTTTGAAGAGTTGAAGAAGTTTATTGACGAGAATGAGAGAACTCCATATCAATCTTCAAAAAATAAAACAGAAAAAACATTAAACAAATGGTTATCGCATCAACGATATAATTATAAAAATAAAAAATTGTTTATGAAAAATAAAGAAAGATACCAACAATGGACTAATTTATTGGAAGAATACAACGAATATTTTAAAGATTTTGACGATATTTGGAATAAACAGTTTATACAATTGAAAGCATTTATGGATGAGAATGAAAGAAAGCCTACGCATAGTTCAAAAAATGAAACCGAAAAAAAAATAGGACGATGGGTATCGCAGCAACAAAATGATTATAAAAACAAAAAATTGTTTATGAAAAATAAAGAAAGATACCAACAATGGACTAATTTCTTGGAAGAATATAAAGCGTATTTTAAAGATTTTGACGATATTTGGAATAAACAGTTTATACAATTGAAAGCATTTATGGATGAGAATAAAAGAAGACCAACTGACAATTCAAAAGATGAAATTGAAAAAAAAATAGGAAAATGGTTATCAACTCAAAAACAAAATTATAAGAAAAAAACACAATGTATGAAAGATGAAGAAATATACAAAGAATGGACAGAGTTCTTGGAAGAATACAAAGAGTATTTTAAGAGTAATGACGATATTTGGAATAAACAGTTTATACAATTGAAAGCATTTATGGATGAGAATAAAAGAAGACCAACAATAAAATCTAAAGATGAAATTGAAAAAATATTAAGTCGTTGGTTACATCATCAACAAAATAATTATAAGAAAAAAACGGATGGTATGAAATATCCAGAAAGATACCAAGAATGGACTGAGTTCTTGGAAGAATATAAAGAATATTTTAAAAGTGATGACGATAATTGGAATAATAATTTTATACAATTGAAAGAATTTATTGATGATAATGAGAGAAACCCAACAATAAAATCTAAAAATGAAACAGAAAAAAGATTAAGTTATTGGTGGTCAACTCAACAACGAAATTATAAGAAGAAAACAATGGAGCAAGAACGATATCAACAATGGACCAACTTCTTAGAAGAATATAAAGAGTATTTTAAAAGCGATGATGAAGTATGGAACGAAAATTTTATAGAACTGAAATCATTTATTGATGATAATAAAAGAAAACCGTCAACACATTCAAAAAATAAAACCGAAAAAATATTAGGAGGATGGTTACATCATCAACAACAAAATTATAAAAATAAAAAATATGGAATGAAAAATGAAGAAAGATATCAACAATGGACCAACTTCTTGGAAGAATATAACGAGTATGTCCAAGATTTGGATGAACTATGGAATAAACAGTTTATAGAATTGAACATATTTATTGATGAAAATAAGAAAACACCATGTCAAATTTCAAAAGACGAAACAGAAAAAAAACTAGGTTCGTGGTTATCAACTCAACAACAAAATTATAAGAAAAAAACAGAAGGTATGAAATATGAAGAAAGATATCAACAATGGACTGATTTCTTGGAAGAATATAACGAGTATGTCCAAGATTTGGATGAATTATGGAATAAACAGTTTATAGAATTGAAATCATTTATTGATGAGAATGAAAGAAAGCCTACGCATAGTTCAAAAAATGAAACCGAAAAAAAAATAGGAGGATGGTTACATCATCAACAACATAATTATAAAAATAAAAAACTTAGTATGAAAGATGAAGAAAGATACCAACAATGGACTGAGTTCTTGGAAGAATACAAAGATCAACTAATAGCAAAACAATCCATAAAGAAAAAGTCGATGAAATTACAAACAGCCACAGCAACAGTAATAGCAACACCAGAAATAATAGAATCCCCTTCTGTAAAGAGAGCAAGAGTTGACTCCGAGTTGTCAGATTTACACCTAGAATACAAGAGATTAAAATCGGAAAATCTTAGTAATAAGTTTACAGAAAATCCAGAATTATGGCATAAATATCATGAAATCGCAGAAGAGAATGAGCAATCCTTTCCAGAAGAAGAGATCCCTCGTAATCGTATTATCAAAGAACTCAACAAAATAATAACAAAGAGATCAAAAGAAGTCGTGGATATGGGATGTGGTAGAGCACAAATTGCCCAACATTATCAAGCAGATCCACGATTTAACTTCACAAATTATGATCACATTTCATCCAATGAACATGTGATTCAATGTGATATTTCAAATCTTCCTTTGGAAGAAGATTCAGTAGATATATGTATTCTCTCTTTGGCAATGTGGGGTTCTAATTGTGAAGAATATATCAAAGAAGCGAATCGGATATTAGAAACTGATGGTAAACTGTATATTATCGAACCGACAAAACGATGGTCAGAAAATTACGATCGTTATAATATTATTGAAGGCAAAGAAGCATCGAAAATGATAAAATTATTGGAAGATAATGGTTTCTATATTAAAAATCGAAGTATAGAGAAGTTCTGTTTATTTGAGTGTAACAAGATCTAAATAATTTACTTTATCATTATAAATGACACATATTTTTTTCCATAATATGTGTCATTTATATAATATATAATCATATTATATGAATACTACAAGAACTCGTTGTGGAAATGGAACTAGAAAATGTATAAATGGAAAATGTATGACCAAATCGGCCATTAAAAGTTCATCTTCAAAACCAAGATGTAAACGTGGAACAAGAAGATGTGCAAATAATATATGTTACGGTAAAACAAATCAGACAAATTCTTCTGAAAATCGAAAAATGAAAGAATTATCAACGCCTCGAACAAAATATGCACGCCAATATCACAAACATAAAATAATGATGCGTGGTAATTCCAAATTATTCCAAGTTAATTTTGATAAGAAACAATTTACGAAATATGTAAATTTAAGCGATAAGCCAAGAGTAGATTGCGTTTTCCAATCATTATTTGCATTAGGACTACGATCATGTGAAATGTCAAAAACGAGTTCACTACAGTGTAATAAATATGGACAATCTGGTGTAGAGCATAAAGAAGTAATAAAATATATTATAGATATATTTAATTTAAAGAAACAAAATATTGAGTATGTTGCTTATGAGAATAGTTATGTAGATACAATTGATGGTTATTTTAATACTAATTTAGCCGATAATCATGCAACATTATTTAATATATTTTTTTCAAAGAAGGGTGTATTTACTTATGGTCATGCAATTATTGCATATAAATATAATAATAGAGTATATTATTTCGATCCACAATCGAAAAATAAAAAAATGGTATCAATGACCTTAGATATTCGTGATTTTTTAGATGAAACAGATAATGATGAAATTATGGAATTTGGCATTTATCGAATAACCGGAGTCAAAGAGTCAAAAGAAATGAAACCAATGGACCAATGTCTAACACAGATTAAATATGTAGGATAAACATATTATTATACAGTCAATCATCGTTTATAAGTATTTGCTCTTTTTCTTTTCGATAATATTCTCCGCTTTGTATTTCTTTTGCATCGCCTTTTACTTTTCTTAAAATATTTCAAATACTTATTACTTCCTCCCTTGAATTCATCATATGGTCTTACTAAAACATCGCCAATTTCGATTGCTTTTATCTTAATAATATATTCTAGTAACCAATTTAAGTATCTAATTTGATCGCAATCATCGCTTTTAAATATATGATTCGTACAATACAGAAAAAAGTGTTCAGTTGTGTCATCCATAAAATCAATATATTTTTCTCTGATTTCTTCAATCATAGATATATTTTTCTCTGATTCATTCAATAATTTCTCTCGTTCTTTTGAAGAAACATTTCTTATACTAGTATCATATATTTCTTGGGATTTACGTATGATAGAATCTAAAAAGGTTCGCAATGGTTGATGAATGATTCGACGATTTATTTCATCAATTTCTTCTTGATTTTCACTTTTAAATCCAAATGTGTTATACCAAGATATTCCATAAGATAATATATGTAAACATCGTAAACTTATATAAATACCACATTTTTTAATGGCTGACGCATCAGTTAAATGAATTGGTTTTTTGAGTAATTTGGATAACTGAAACATTTTATTCAATAATTCGGGACCTCGTCCAGCATCACATTTTGATAAATTGAGAATGAAGATAATTTCTTCTAGGATCATTATTTCTAAACATAATTTATTATTTTTATCTTCAATAAAAATGATCTCATCATCATCTTTTCTTATATTAAAATGTTTTCTATCAAAAAATCTATCAATATATTCTTCTTCATCATACGACATTATACTATTTATTGAGAAGATTGTATGTATGATTAAAATTTGACGATCCACCTTGTCAATATGAATGACAAATAGCCCAATAATAATCCAATTCCATATCCACAAATGATTTGTGGGATAGTATGATTTCGAAACTTGTATCGTTGATATGCCACGATTGCACTGATTATCAACATCAACCATAGATACTTCTTTGTTGCCAAATAGATAAATATCGTAGAAAACCCAGTTGATTCGTTATGCCCAGAAGGCATACCATATTTCGTTGTAGGGGATTCATCCGTGAGAAACTTGATACGACGTTCTGGTCTTTTTTGTTTAATTATATTACGAATGATATCGACCAAATATTTGCCTAAAAAGAAAAAGATGATAAATGATATACAAACGATAATAGGATTTGAATAAAGTAATACAATAATACCGAAAATAAAGATAATATAATCACCGAAATATCCAATAGAATAAATCAAATTAAGTAACACTTTAATAAATTCCATTTATAATATTATAAGTTATAATCATATAATTCAATTCAAAAGAAATTATATGATTATTATAGATTTTATAGATCATTGTTCTCTGATTCTAATAAGAATGACTTGACCAATACTCTATATATTTTTCTTGTTCTTCGGGTGTATTATATATTTTAAATTCTGTATCATTTATTATATTTTGGATATACGTTTTGGGTAATTTATATAATTTTTTAAATTGCGTATATAATTCATAAGTATCCTTATTTGCTGTTAGATTATCAGGATGTACAATAATATTTTTATCAAATATTCTACTCAAAATAGTATCCCACGAGTTAATATCTTTAAAGCGTAATTTTATAAATGTTTTGTTGTCGGGTGTTGTAACTATATTATATTTGTTATAGAAATCATAAGTTGTAAATAATGGAACATTATAATGAGCAAGTACTTCGTTTAATGGGTGATAATTTTCATTTTCATTTAAAAAATTACTATTAAACCAGACTATCATTTGAAGTGTATTCATATTTTTATAATCGGGTAAAAGAATGGTGATATTTTGAAAAAAACTAGATATTTTTCTCTCAATTGGATTTCTATAACTATCAATAATAAAAATTTGATTATATTGTTGATGCGATGAATTAATGACTTCATATATACTTTGGTCACGTTGTGATACACTTACCCAAGTAATACTACTATGTACGTGTATTGTATTATATTCATTTTTATTAAATGTTGTACATAAAGTAGAACCTCCACATTTACCACCACAATATATAAATACTTGATACATATAATATATATATTATATTATATGTATCTATATTAATCAAAAATGTTATTTTATATTATCTTTTTTAGAATGTTTCTTATAAGTTTTCAAAATAACTTTATAATATTTTGAAAACTTATATTATTATAATATAGTAGTATTATTTATCATGTTAACATGACGGCAATGGAGCTAAGCAAAGTTTAATCTCACCAAGACTAGCGACATTATATTTCACAACCAATGGCAAATCATTTTCTAGATAGACTTCAATCTGAGAACACAAGTTCGTACATTTAATGAAGTAACCCAGATTTTTCAGAGAAAACTCTCCCTGAATTATTTTCGAAGTATCTTGTTTGACAATAAATTCCATACTACCATCTGATTCTGCGCGATGGATTTCTGCCGAAGCGAATTGTCCAGAACATTTAAATATGAGTTCATTGCCAACCGATTTGATCTCCAGTTTGTCAGAGATACAAGACAAGTCACGAATAATTTTTTGAAAATCAGCAGAAGGTAGATTAATGACAGAAGAGAATTTGACATCAGGATATTCTAGTTCTTCTTGATCAGGTTCAATAAGTCTCAATTTCTGTGTTTTACATTGTTTAATATCTCCATTTTCAAATTTCAGTGCCAAATGAGAGACAATACCATCTACGTAGTCTGCGTTTTCAATATATATTGTTAATGTATCATTATTGTCTATCGAGTTGATGAGTTTAAACAGATGAAACATATTTACACCAATCACAATTTTCTCTTTTTTACATTCATAAAACTCAAAATTCTGAGAAGAGAGAATCAAATGCGCCAAAATAGTATGTGATTTATCCATATTAATAATGCGTATACCATCTGCCTGAAAAGTAATATTTGTTTCTAATAAGATATCTTTCAATGCAGTCATGAGTGTTCTAAATGGGGCTATTTGAACGGTTTTAATCGTTAAAACATTTGAATTGGATTGTTGTTGTGACATTATTATATCTAATTTAAGTATTTAAATCTTTAAATATTTAAATCATGATATCTATCAATATAATATTGAGTATATTATATGGATAATGAAACAATAGGAGTTGTATTAATTGTGATTTTAATACTTGTTATTTTACTAGTTTTAATAATTCATATAAAACATCCCAAATATCCACCCCAACCACAACCACCGCAGCCACAAATGTCTGGAGGTTGTTCTGGAACAAGATATGGGTGTTGTCCTAATGGAATTTTAGCAAAGCATAATAATCATGGAAGTAATTGTATATTTCATTAAAAAATCAACTTTGTTTTATAGAGATGCTTTCCACTTTTGAAATTTTCTACGTGCAGAACTGAGAGAACGAGATGCTCTTCTAGTCTTTTTACCTCGGCGACAATAGTGTCGTTTTCCTTTTGTCCACAAACAACTGCTAATCATATTACAATGAGTCTTCGTTTGTTTTACACAATGAGATCTTCTTCTATTGGAATTATATCGTTTTTGTCTTGTAGAACTGACAATTTTTGGCATTTATAATATAATATAATATTTTATATATTATTTTAATTAAAAGTAGATGCATTACTCATGTTTGTAACATTTGATGGGACAGAAGAAAATGCGGTTGATGGTGGACCTCCAGAATTATACGCTACAACTCCCCCTCCTCCGCCGCGCATTTTGCGTCCGCGTCGCCCGTGTCCTTTAGTTCGTCGTTTATTAGAAGATCGTCTTGAAGAACTCGAATGATGTCCAGATAATCGCACAGCACCGAAATGTCCCTTTCTTGTTCCATAACCTGCCTTAACAAGACGCTTCTCTTTTTTCGCTAAAACGTGCTTTTTTCGACTAACAATACGTCCATTTTTATTCTGTAAAAGGTCCTTCTTTGTCAATTCGCCGCTAGTTTTAAATGCGGTTCCATGAACAACTTGTGCACGAGATCCTTCCAACTTCTCATATTTATGTCCATGTATAATATAATTCCCACTATTGTCTTTTTTATAACGTGTCATATATAATAAAAAGAAAAAATTATTATATGTGACAATTTGCTAAATAACGCAATGAAATAATACTATTTTATAATTTTACCTTCTAAAACTTCTAAAACTTGTTTTTTAGTGCTCCAAGTGTTCCTCCAGGCTGACCTTCTAATCTTCCTAAAAAAGCAATGCGTGTAAGTGATCGTGCAGATCGATTACCATATTGTGTACGTCCGCCAGGGACAAAAAGGATAGTATTAACTGCTCTGTCTACTTGAGTATTTTCAGGTATGACAGATTGATTCGAATTATTAATTACCTTCAGTTTACTTGCTAAACCACAACATGTTCTTTGTGTTCTTTGTGTATTATTTTTCATATATTATAACATGTATTATAATATTTATATATTGTATTGAAAAATCGAGTAAATCGTTAACACTGGATAAGTATGATATAGAATCGATAAGACCTATTAAAATCCATTCAATAAATGTAGATCTTAATACAAAAGAGAGAATGGAAGGTTGAAAGATCAGAGAAAAACAATAAAAAATACAAATACAAGACGGTCAAATTGTTGACGCAATATATTCAAGAAGAACTTAAAGAGGCAGAAGTTATTTCTTAACTGATAGTGATCTTCCACGCGAAGTAGTTCTTCTTGTTGATCTTCCACGCGAGGTCGACCTTCCAGGAGATTTCGATCCTGTTCTTCTTGTTGATCTTCCACGCGAGGTCGACCTTCCAGGAGTCTTTGATCTGGTACGTCGTCTTACTATAGGACGTAACCTTGTGCGAATCGTTCTCTGAATTCTTTTAGCAGCAGAAGTGCGTTTTCTCTCAGTTATACACCGAGCATTCATTGTATCTTTCACAATAGTAAACTGTTTCGTTGCATTTTGTATATTTTTGCTAGTTAATTCAACTTCTACATTCAATTCGTATCCTAACTTATAGAAGTCTTCTAATATATTGGGTGTTATTTTTGGTTCTTGGCCCGGATATTTTTTTTCTATAAAACGATAATAATCATCATTTTTGTCATTATGTGGAAGATGTCCTTTAAAACTAAACAGCAACAATATAGCAGATATCTTATTCTGTGCATCACTTGCAACTCTAGAACAATGAGGAAGTAATTTCTTTGCTATCATGATCGCAACTGCTCGTAACAATTTGTTATATTTTCTACCTTCATATTCTTTAAAAGTTTTCGAATTAATTTCTAACATGTCTTCTTGTTTGCTTCTTAATATTTCAATTGATGATACACATACATTTTTATAATATAAACAAAGGATTAATTCAGTCGGTGAATTATTGTAAGCAGGTTCGCTAAATAACGCAACATCTCCTGTCATATCATAAATATAATCCAAATTTAATCGCAAGTCTTCACATCCACCTTTTTCGCGGATTAATACATTTAAAGTATCGAGCATTTCTCTCGCAAGAGTGAGATCAAGACGTTTACTACAAGATTTATGAGGATTTTTTAGTAAACCATCAACATCTATTTTCTTTATTTTATTTTGTTTTGATTTTATTATACTGTTTCTTTTACTATCATTATTAATATTTTCGAGAAGTTCAAGATAAATAGGATCATCTTCATTTAACTCACCACGTATTTTAATAAGAGTATAATTATAAAACTTTGTATTACCTATTTTACGAAGTAATACAATATATTCATAATTTTCATCATAGAAGTATGTGTGGCAATCATCGATGACAAGTTGAATAATTCCTTGATCATTCACGTTTGTTTTCTCTCTTACTTGGTAGTCTTTACTTGAACTAATATCAATTGTCGATGACATATATTAAGTTTATATTATTTATTTCGGTGATTTCGATTTTGATTTTGATCTTCTTGTTTTTGAAGTTGGACTGGAACGTGGACTTGGTGATCTCGATCTTCTCGTTTTTGAAGTTGGACTGGATGATTTTGACTTTGACTTTGACCTTGTAGTTCTTCTTTCACATACCATCTCATTGACAATTTTAACGAACTGCATTGATGCATTTACTAAATTGTCTGGTTTCATTTCGACATCTACATAAATACCAGTATACTTATTATAAAAGTCCTGTAGCATTTTAAATGTAATTTTTGGAGGTGGAGCATCACCATATGTTTCTTTTATATAAGCAAAATACTCTTCATTATCTTCTGTTTGTTGAATAATTCCATTAAATGAGTTTACTAATAACCACGCAGAAATAGGATTGACAGCAACGCTAGAAACATAGGACGCATCAGGAACTAATAATCCTGCTATCATGATAGCAACTGCACGCAACAATTTATTATACTTTTTACCTTCATGTATAGTTTCTGTCTTTGAATTAATTTCAAGTAAACCAGGTTGTTTTTTTTCCACTATTTCAATAGATGATATACAATCCTCTTTGTAATATAGACAGAGAACTAGATAGTTTGAAGCATTAGTGAACGATACGACTTTATTTTTCATATTATACACGTAATCCAAATTTAATCGAATATCGCGACATTCTTTACTTATTACATGATTTAATGTTCGAAGTAGGTCGTTTGCTTTTGTCAGATCCAATGGTTCGCCACATCCTGGTTTGTTATAAAATAAACGGTCGAGGTCAATCTTCTTTACATGATATTTTTTAATTATCGATGCAAGAACTTTTGCAGTGCTATCCATATTTTCACTAATTTCTATATAAGCAGGATCCGTTTCATCAATATCATTATATATTCCTATTAAACGATATCGTTTATGTTCATTCATTTTACGTGAGAACAGAATATATTTATAATCAACATTAGAATCATCGTAAAAATAGGTTCGACATGATCCTATAATAAGCTGAATTATTCTTCTGTCATTAACTTTTGTTTTTTCAAGAATTTCATAATTATCTTTCAATCCAATATCTATACGCGACATAATACTTATAGTATATGCTGAGAATAATAAAATTGAACTCAATTTAAATAGACTGCTTCATTATAACTAAGTAAAAACAATGAGCACAATGAACGAATCAATTCTTGCCACAAAATATCAGCAAAAGACTGATAAACAGCATATTCTGGATAATCCAGATACCTATATTGGGGCTGTTGATATTATTGAATCGGATTTATATGTTCTCTCTTCTCCAGAACAAGGGCAACCTCGTATTGAAGAGAGAAACATTCAATATATTCCTGCATTATTCAAACTCTTTGATGAAGGGATTGTCAATTGTCGTGATCACGCAATTCGCATGGAAAAAGCAGTTGAAGATGGTAATGTCAATTCGCTTCCAGTGACTTATATCGATATAACAATCGATGAAACAACTGGGACGATTACAATGATGAATGATGGCAATGGAATCGATGTTGCTGAACATCCAGAAACGAAGATTTGGATTCCAGAGATGATATTTGGACATCTGAGAACTTCAACCAATTACGATAAATCAGAGAAGAAAATTGTGGGAGGTAAAAATGGGTTCGGTTTCAAATTGGTTCTCATTTGGTCAACATTTGGTTCAATTGAAACAGTTGATCATGTTCGTGGACTGAAATATACCCAAGAGTTCAAGGATAACTTGGATGTCATTTGTCCACCGACAATTATAAAATGGAAAGGAAAACCATATACGAAGATCACTTTCCGTCCGGATTATGCTCGTTTCGGGATTGAAGGTCTAACAACCGACATGGTTGATCTCTTTAAAAAGCGAGTCTATGATGTTGCTGCGATAACAGATAAATCGATGAAAGTCCGGTATAATTCGCAATTTATCCCAATCAAAAACTTTGCGCAGTATATTGATTTGTATATCGGTACCAAAGAAGATTCCGCGAGAGCATATGAGTCTGCGAATGAACGATGGGAATATGCAGTTGCTATGTCTTCAACGCATGAATTTATTCAAGTGAGTTTTGTCAATGGAATTCATACCTCCAAGGGAGGCAAACATGTCGAATATATTCTTGGACAAATCACCAGAAAACTGGTTGAATTCATTGAAAAGAAAAAGAAAATAAAAGTGAATATGACAAGTATCAAAGAACAGATTATTCTCTTCTTGCGATGTGATATTGAGAATCCAGCATTTGATAGTCAGACAAAGGACTATATGAATACACCATCGAATAAATTTGGATCATCATGCCAAGTCTCAGAGAAATTCATTGAAAAGATAGCAAAGATGGGTATAATGGATGCGGCTTGTGCTATCACTGAACTGAAAGAGACGAAAGCAGTAAAGAAGATGGATGGACAAAAAACGAAAAATGTGCGTGGAATACCGAAATTGATCGATGCGAATTGGGCTGGAACAGAAAAGTCATCACAGACAATGATAATCTTCTGTGAAGGTGATTCTGCCAAAGCTGGAATTGTATCGGGTCTATCTTCGGAGGACAGAAACATTATTGGTGTCTATCCAATGAAGGGAAAAATCATGAATGTCCGCGGTGAATTGAAGAAGAAGATTGCTGATAATAAAGAGATTGCTGATATAAAGAAGATTCTTGGTTTGGAGATGGATCGTGAATATGAGACGATTGAAGATGTTCACAAGTATTTGAGATACAGCAAAGTAATGTTTATGTGTGATGCAGATTTGGATGGTAATCATATCAAGGGACTCGGTATCAATTTGTTCCAATCAGAATGGCCTTCTTTGGCAAAGATTCTTGGGTTCATTGGTTTTATGAGCACGCCTATATTGAAAGCCCGTAAAGGGACAAGAGAGGTGGCATTTTACAATGAAGGTGAATATGAATCATGGAAAGAGACAGCTGATTATGCTTCATGGAAGATCAAATATTATAAAGGTTTGGGAACGAGTACAGGAAAAGAGTTTCGTGAATATTTTAAAGAGAAAAAGATTGTAGGATTCGAACATGGAGGACAAGAAAGTGATGATGCGATTGATATGGTTTTCAATAAAAAGAGAGCGGATGACAGAAAGGATTGGTTACGCAATTATGATCGCAAATTGTATTTGGATACGAGTCATACTTCGATTCGATATGAAGAGTTTATTCATAAAGAACTGATTCACTTTTCAAAATATGATTGTGACAGAAGTATTCCTAATTTGATGGATGGTCTCAAGATCAGTCTTCGCAAGATATTATATTCTGCTTTCAAAAAGGGATTGACGACGGAAATCAAGGTTGCGCAATTCTCTGGATATGTATCAGAGCATTCCTGCTATCATCATGGAGAGGCATCACTAAATGGAGCCATTATTGGAATGGCACAAAATTTCGTTGGTTCTAATAACATCAATTTGTTTATGCCGAATGGGCAGATGGGGACTCGGTTGATGGGTGGACAAGATGCAGCATCAGAGAGATATATCTTTACTCAGCTATCGAAAGTGACCAGATGTATCTTCCCTGAAAAGGATGATCCCATTCTCTCTTATTTGAATGATGATGGAACACCAGTTGAACCCGTATATTATGCACCGATTATTCCAATGGTCTTGGTGAATGGATCAAAGGGTATTGGCACAGGATTCAGCACAAATATTCTGTGTTATAATCCAATTGATATTATTCGATATTTGAAATGTAAGTTGAATAGTGAAACATATGATTCACTATTTATTCCTTATTATGATGGGTTTACTGGTGAAATTTCTTCATTGAAAGAAGATCAGTTTCTCATAAAAGGGCGATATGAAACAGTAGGCGTAGACAAGATTCGTATTACGGAGTTGCCAGTTGGAACATGGACGAATAGTTTCAAAGAATATTTAGAAGAGTTGGTTGATATGGTGGATCCCAAGACAGGGAAGAAGATGCCATCGGTAATCAAAGATTATGATGATATGAGTAAGGACACTACGATCGACTTTATAATCACATTACAGAAGGGTAAATTGGATGAGTTATTGTCGACAACTCAAACAATATTGGGTTGTGATGGAGTCCATAAGTTATTCAAACTGACGACAACATTGACAACGACAAATATGCATCTCTTTGATGCGAATGACAAGTTAAAGAAGTATCATTCTGTTCCGGAGATAATTGATGACTACTTTGTGAAGAGATTAGAGTTGTATTCGGTCCGTAAGGAGTATATGATCAGTGCAATATCGAAAGAATTATTACTGCTATCAAATAAGACAAAATATATTCAAGAAAATTTGGAAGGAACAATAGATCTGAGAAAGAAGAAGAGAGAAGAAGTGAGTCAGTTGTTGACAGAAAAAGGGTATGATAAGATAGATGCTGCTGATATGGATTACAAATATTTGACGAAGATGCCGATGGATAGTGTGACAGAAGAGAATGTTGCTAAATTACAGAAAGAACATCGAAAGAAAGTGAAAGAGTTGGATATTATTCAAAAGACGTCGCCAGAGGAAATGTGGTTAACCGAGTTAACAACATTAGAAGAAGAATATCTTCTGTTTAAAGAAGAGAAAGAGAGAATGCATGATACTATGCCTACAGTGCCTAAAAAAAAGGCGAAAAAGGTGGTTCCTAAATTAATGGAGTGAATTAGCACACATTGAATATAATAGTCTATATGTGAAATAAATGAGAAGATAACTAATACTCATAGATGTTGCCATAACATAAAAAGATGGATCTAATTTTTTACCGCCGATGAGAATGACATATAAGAAATACAAAACAATAAATACGAAAATAGAGAACCCGATGATAGAGAGAAGATAAAAATATAGACAATATTGTTTTGGGAGAGGACCAAAAATTTCGTTCATGAAAGTATTCGAACTACCGCCGTATTGTTGCATAATAATATATGACTATATTATTTTGCTGGCCGATTGGCGGTCTTTAAGTAATCTTATAATATATATATGCGTAATATACACTGCGTTAAAACCAGTTATGCATGATCAATTGTTTATCATTATTAGTTGCTAAAACTGGAGGCGGTAATGGATTATACATTGTAGACGCATCAACCAGATATTTTTTATATCCTTTTGCTTCTCCAAAAACCTGCGGAACGCAATAGTCGAGAACCAACTGATTCAATTGTTCGACTTGTTCTCTGATATGAGAAGAGAGATTGACTGAACTTTGTAGAAAGATTGAACGCATAATTATTTTTAATGTATCTTCATCTTGATTTGAAATAATAAACTTACCACTCGATTTTTCATATACGCCACTGCGGATTCCATTTTGAATGGAACATATATTTTTACCTGAAAAAAATACATCTGATAGTTCTGTATGATTCCATATACCTTCAGTAGGATTTCTAAATGTAGAACATTGATTTATTGGTATTTTATCATACATTTGAAAACGGTCTAATATATCAGGTGGTTCACATGATAGAATATTAACTCGACCATTTGTTCTTTTAGTTTGAAAAGGTTTATGCATTAATGTATAATAACAATAAAAAAAATATAGTAATAATACAAATGGCGAACTTTCAGCGATTGACGCTTACTATTGCGGGAATATTATTTATTATTATTATTATAATACTTTCATATGTCCTCTTTAACGCTAATTCTAATCAAACATGGCCTCCTATTATACCGAGTTGTCCAGATTACTGGTTAGATCTTTCTGGCAATGGTGCGCAATGTATTAATCCTAAAGAAAGTTTAGGTTTAGGTAAGTGTGGAACTGCTCCTGATTTCACACAAGGAGAATGGGCTGGAACAACTGGTAACTGCCAAAAATATTTGTGGGCAAAGAACACATGTGATGTTGCTTGGGATGGTATTACATATGGCGTAGCTAATCCATGCGATTCTTCGAATAATTCGACTTAGTAATCACTTAATACTAAAGAGTAAGTTATATAAAAGAATATATATTAAATAATAATGGATAGTCTCAATTTAAATGAAATACTTAACAGAACAAATGAAGAAAATGCTATGAAACATATATTACGTCAATTTGAAGAAAATAAACAAGATATGTCTATCAAACGAAATATATATGTATATGGTAGTTCAGGAATAGGTAAAACCGCATTTGTGTTTGATATTCTAAAACAGATGAACTATGATATTGTGAAATACGATGCAAGTGATATCCGCAATAAAGCGGTCATTGAAAATATTGCTCATCATAATATGTCTGATAAAAATATTATGAGTATGTTTCATAATAAGGTAAAGAAGATTGCAATTGTGATGGATGAAATCGATGGAATGAATAATGGCGATAAAGGTGGTATTAATTCTCTCATTAAAATCATTCGTCCAAAAAAGACAAAGAAACAAAAGTTAGAAGAACAAACTCGCAATCCTATTATCTGTATAGGTAATTATCAAATCGATAAAAAAATCAAAGAACTGATGAAGGTATGTAATGTATTAGAACTCAAACCACCCACATCCGCACAAATCAGTCATATTATTTCTCTCCTTATGCCGGAAATTAATGAATCATTGAAATCGAATATATGCCATTTTATACAAAATGATTTGAAGAAGTTGGTAAATATACATGATATATATAATAATACTCCCGAAATATTGAGGGATAAATTATTTTATAATATTTTTCAACAAAAGTCATTTAATGATAATACAAAGCAAATCACTAATAAGTTGTTTTCCAATAATTTTTCGATATATGATCATATCCATTTAATTAATGATACAGACAGAACAATTATAGGACTGCTGTGGCATGAAAATGTAATTAATCATATTCAAAAAGAACCGACTATTATAAGTATTCCATTTTATTTAAAGATATTGAATAATATCTGCTTCTCTGATTATATTGATCGAATCACTTTTCAAAAACAAATATGGCAATTCAATGAAATGACTTCTCTCCTTAAAACATTTTATAATAATAAATTATTTCATGAATACAATCGCAATACTGGTAATGATAGTTATACTGATGATACAAATATTCGATTTACTAAAGTTCTGACAAAATATTCTACAGAATATAATAATATTATTTTTATACAAAATTTGTGTCAAATTTTAAATATGGATCAAAAAGATTTGTTCTCTTTTTTCTTTTGCTTAAAAGAAAAATATAAGGATAGTGAAATTTACGCATTATTTGAAAACAGTGATATTACCAAATTGGATATTAATCGATTATTTCGATTTTTAGATAAGTATACTACCGAAAATGCAGTTGGTGTGATTGAGACATTAATCAATGAAGAGACAAAAGTGAGCGATGATGAAATATCTGTATTGGATGAAAGTGTATTTTAATTATTATTATTTGATAATAATTAAATGAAGAACGAACAACGAACAATGAACATTATATCATTGTTTTATAAAACAAATCAATATCAAGATCAAGCTCATAATCAAGATCTAACGTTGTCATTTCATCTTCAATGTATGAACGTTCGATAACAAGATTTGATATTAATCGAGTTAATAAATTATACGCCCGCAGGTTTTTATAATATTTTACTGTAGCATTCGCATTCACAATCGCAGTATGATTCCCATTATTGTTAATGATAATTGGAATATTTGTATTTATTTCTTCAATATCACATCGACCTGCTTTTTCATCGTCAGGTATATCTAAATCAAACTCTGTTCCAAATGTATTCCCATTTGTTAAATACGGTTGTAATTGTATAGATTTTCTCTTTGACAATGAACGCGAAACAGGATGATGATTGATAAAGAATCCATCACTCATCAATAAACCGATGAAAGAGCACATAATAATAAATAATTTCATATTATCTATTATTATATAAATACTTTATATTATTTTATAAATTATTTTACAACAACACTTTGTCCTTCATGATCATTGATAAACATGCTCGATTCAAGTTCTTCCTTAAACAAGAATTTGTATTTGTAATTCATTAATCTATCCATTCTCTTTTCATTCCATTCTCTTTTAGTTTCATCTGCGATTTCAATATTTAGATGGCGTTCACATTGATTTGGATTATTATAAAACAAAGTGGCAGATATCTTTTCTCCAGACTTTGAAACAATCGTTGGCATCTTGATTTTGAAATACAAGTCTTCTTCACCTGACCCAACAAGATGACTAATAGCCTTCCTGTTATCTTCAGTTGAATAATGATTTATACCGTTAGCCATAATATATGACCCACTTTCCCTAGACAAGTAATACTTGTAACTATTACCGTATTGAGCATTTCGAATTACACAACCGACATCACCAGATGAATAACATTTGACATTTTTATTAAAAGTTTGTTGTCTCTTTTCATCAAATACTTTTATTGTATATGTATGAGTCTTCTTATCAACAGATACATAATTATTAATTGGTTCGGATGAATTAGAAATAAGGTCATCGTAGTATTCACGTTCAGGCATTGCTCGGTTATTATTCTATTATAAAAATTCGTCTTTAAACGGATTTTTTAAGTATTTCTTCTAGAACACATATGCGCTTCTTCATTTCCACGTTATCTTTCATTAATATCTGTATTAATTGGGTATGTTCTCCTACTATTTTCTGTATTTGTTGATTTACACCATTTAAATCGTTTAAATGCTGAATCATTTGCTGCTGAATAATTGCATTTCTTTTTTCTTTCATCTCAACAATTTGTCTGATTACTTCTGGTTTATGTTCCAACTTACCTAGTTCATACGACTTTAACGCGTCATCTATTTTATCAAGAAAAAAAGAGATTGTTTCTTTGTCTTGAATGAATTCATTGATCGTTCGTGTCGATACCTTCATATATTGATTTTCCGATTGAGTTAGCAATTCCTTCTTATCAAATGAATTATGTTCGTGAGAGAAAACTAGAATCGTTTTTAATGAATCCAATTGAACAAATGGTATTGTATAATCCTTTAAGAAATGTTTTTCTTCTGCTAATGCGGCAAATTCATCATATGATGTTTGTTTTAACAGTTCGCGTCGAAATGCAAATGTCGCTGCCGTTGCATGATTTGGTCCATATGGTCCAAATTGATACATCTTATTGATATGTTTAAAATATATATACATTTCACTCGAACCTGCTGCAAGTACATGGGGGTTTTTCTGTAATGTTTCGACTGCGTGAGATACTCTCTCTGAAGGATAATAATCATCATCATCCATATAAACGATAAATTCTCCTTTTGATTTTTCGTGCATTAAATTACGTTTCTTTCCCAATGTCATTTTAGTATCATATTTATAATATTTAACTTGTGGTATATGCTTCACTAAATCTTCTATTTTATCGGTTCCATCATCAATAATAATCCATTCCATTCTATCTCTTGGATAGGTCTGAGAAAGAAAACAGCGAATAATCATATCATAAAAAGGTCTACGATTAAACGTCGGTGTACATATGCTTACAAATGGAAACCCCTTATTTTTATTCTTCTTATTTGACATTATATGAATCATTACATTTCATTTATTTATATAATAATTAAGTTATTGAATTAATGTTAATTGGTAGATTTAGTTGGAGCTGGAGCTGAAGAAGGAACATGGGGTTGAACATTAGGAGGAACATAAACAGGAACTGAAGAAGGAGGAGGAGAACCAACTGCGTCAAGAGAAGAAGGATTAAAAGCGTCATTAGATGGAGTTGGAACAGAAGAAGGAGTAGTAGAAGGACTAGCAGCAGCAGCAGAAGCAACATTATGTAATTGACCAGTAAGTTCACTACTCACACCCAACTGAGAAGAAATCATTGAATCTATTGTCTGATTAAGAGGAATAACTTCATTCGTTATATGAGAAGGAACAAATCCATCAACTTTATAATTATTAACACACTTATAATTATCAGAATAAGGTGCAGTATAATCGCTCGTTATTGGTATCATACCTTCTACAATCATATCATCAATGACATATTTATGAACACCGAATAATTTACCAGTATGTAATTCATTAACTCTTTCATTTCGAGAAGTGATTGTTAATACAAAAATAAAAAAGATAATAATTAATATAACATTTATACCAGATACACTAAAATTAACTCCAACATTAATTAACATAATAATTGTCAATGCTAATACGATCCAGTTCATTTTATAATATAAATTTTGTACAAACAATGTCCATATACCATATTCTTTTTCAAAAGACATAAATGTTAATTTATCATCATTATTTATTTTTTCATCTTTAGAATTAATTCTTACAGAAAATTTTTTAATATCATGTTCTAATGAATCTGGTGAAGTAAAATCGCCTTGAATACTTGATGTAGCATCAATATTGTCTCTAGCATGAACAAGTTTATACATTTTTGCCTTAAACGTTACTGCTGGCCAAATTACCACATATAATAAAATAAGATTTGATATAAACCATATAATAATCGAATAACAAAATATAAAAATGAATAATACAATTAATACCAAAATACCAAATAACAACGCACACAAGAATAAAATCAAAAAACTACTACTAGCAAAAAGCACAACTTTCCAAACTGGCCAACCATTGGTCAAACTCCAAAAGTAGAAAAACATATATTTTACAAATTGAAGCCAATGAATAATTACAAAGACAACTGCAATAATAATATTAAACAATAGTATAAGTTGTCCGATAGTATAACATATTGTTGTAAAATATATAGGTATCATTGCTGGTAAAATAAATAGTAATGCTTCTGGTAAATAATTTAGTACTGTAAATATACTATTCAAAATAACAAAATCATAAGAGACAATACTTCTGACAATAGAGTAAAAACTACTTAATAAACCTGCATATGTTTCATTACCATAGCTATCTCTCAATATAATGATATTTTCTTCAACATCATAACCTAATATCGCTTTAACAAAACTTCCATGTGTTGTTCCTAATCCTTTGATAACATTTTCTACATAGTCAAATGAAATAATTTTACCCCATATATCGTATTTATAATTCTGATCAATAAATGATATTTGATCTGTTGCAATATAATTGGCATCTGTCTTCATATTTCTAGCAGAACTAAATATAGCATTTTTCAAGTCTTTTGGATCAGAATGATCTGAATTCAATGGGCCAGCTTTATTGATAAATGGACTACAATAACTATCATTACTCATTAACTTGGATAATATTCCAGATTGTGCTATTTTACAATTGAATAGAGTTATAGAACCAAATATCAATAAATATAGCATAAAGAATGCTATTTGTGTCAAACAAGATACTATATATTCACTTACTTTAACATAAACATTACCTTCTGCCTTTTCTTCTTTTTTTTTAGTTATTTCATCCGTATCTGTATCGGTTGATGACATTATAATTATAAATATAATAATTTAATCGAAATAATATAAATACTTACTTGTAACTAGTTCAATGAAACAATTTAATGTCTATGAATTTGACGATGTCATGATTATACCTAAGGAAAGCAGTATAAATAGCCGTTCTTTTGTCTCTCTTACAAGAAAGTTTGAATTTACTGGGCAAAATGGAGAGAAAATAGTATGGCAAGGTATACCGATCATTGCATCAAATATGGATACAATTGGAACATTTCACGTTCATCATGAACTTGCAAAATATAATATGTTGACTGCTTTAAATAAGCATTATACGATCGATGATTATAAGCAAAATGAAGAATATTTACATAATGATTATTTCATGGTGACAACTGGTATTTCGGATACCGATTATGATAATTTAATTGAAATTGTTGAATATACTGATTGTAAATGGATATGTATTGATATTGCGAATGGTTATATCTCTTCTTTCTTTGAGTATTGTTGTAAAGTGAGAAACCGATTTCCAGATAAAATTATTATTGCTGGAAATGTTTGTACTTCTGACTTAACAAGGAAGCTGTTATGTGCAGGTATTAATATTGTCAAAATTGGTATTGGATCAGGAATGGCGTGTTTGACAAGAAGACAAACTGGTGTTGGTATTCCTCAACTGTCTGCTATTTTCGATTGTTCTAAAGAAGGTTGTATTGTGTCTGACGGAGGTATTCGTTCACCCGGTGATATAGTAAAAGCACTTGGTGGAGGTGCCGATTTTGTAATGATTGGTGGTTATTTATCTGGCCATGACGAGAATGCCGGCGTTGTTGTCGAAAACTGGGTTCAAGATGAATTTGGTAATAAAAAGGTCTTACAGAAATATAAAGAGTTTTATGGAATGAGTTCAAAACATGCTATGGAAAAATATGGTAGTGGTAAAATGGCGGATTATCGTTCTTCTGAAGGTGATGTATTGAGAGTTCCATATAAAGGTGCAATTGAGGATACTATAAAGGATATGCTCGGTGGAATACGAAGTGCATGCACTTATGTCAATGCAGACACTATAGAAGAACTCAAGGATAATGTTTCATTCGTATATAAGTTTTAACGCGTCATTTTACTATTCATATAATTTATATTATCTAATTAGATAATATGAATAAGCAAAACAGTAAATTTACTATATCCAAATGTTTATGGTGTATACTATGGGTCAGTATCGGTATTTATATCATTTGGGTTGGATTAGATTTGAAAGAAGGATATCGTAATACAAATACAAGTTATTCAGTTGATCTCCCTATTAATACGACAACATCATGTTCCAATTTCTGTGGCCCACAGGCGATATGTTCAATTACAGGCGAACAATGCTCGTCTGATCCAGATTGCTATGGATGTGCACCACCAGTTACACCTCCTTCATCATTAACGACAGAAGTATCAGGATATAATGATGCGGGTAAATTGTCAGATGCAATGACCCCAGTTTTTTCTGTATTGACGACAGATATTGGCACACATGCTTTTAAAATGAAGGGTCCTAATACACCTCCTCCAAATTATAGTAAAGGAGTCAATACTTGGAGACGAACATTTGATGAAGGACAGCGACTCTATGAGACGCGATATAATCCACAATTCCAAATTATTAATTCATTGCCGAAATATCCATCACGTCCTACATTAACTGGCGAATTCGTCGATACTGGACCACTCCCTGCCAATGCGACTCTTTAAATCTATGATGATTTCTCTGATTAAGTCGCATATAAAAGTCCACAATTTCCACCAATGAAGTTAACTACATTATATCTCTCTTCAAACAAATACATATTGAAGTTATAATCATATATTCGCCAAGTTGGTTTATTGATACCGATTAAGTTCCCCGTTTGGGGATCGCAAATAGCTAGCGATTGAGCATTCGGGTCAATTGGTGGAGTAATGGTTATCATTTCCAGTTCAATGTTCGAAAAACGACTCATATTCATTGCACCACTCGGTTGTAAAGTCAAATTTGATGAATTCATACAGAAGTTATAAACATATAGTCCATCTATTCCAGAACCACTTGTGCGAGTATATTTTTCTATATAGTTGAATACCCCTGCTGGTTGTACATTCTCTCTATAGATCCCATCTAACAATATACCTAATCCAACAAGTATATTCTTTACATTTTCAAAATTATAATTACCAGTAATCATCCAACCCGTCAAGTATCCATCAGTATTTACACCAGGTCCTATATCTATTGTAGTATTTGATCGTGTAACTGCCCATCCACCGTTAGTTGATGCTTGTATCAAATCTTGTGGTAAATAACGATATGCCCAGTTAGTATAATTACTCCATTCATTACGTAAATTGGCGTCACTTCTCTGAAAGTAGAACATCCAATTGGAGATCATACCAATAGAATCCAGAGAGATACGATTCGAACCAGTAACATTATAGAATAATTGTTCATTCACTTGTTTAAATAAATACTTCTGTTCTTGAAGAGCAAAGAGTCGAGATTCTTCATTAGAGAGAAAACCATAGGTACAAATTAAATGAATATCTGCATTCCATAAAGTTCTCGTATCCAAGTAAGAATTCAAACCTAGTTCAATGTCAGGTGGAGTCTGTAAGAAGCGATAAAATTGCATATAATATAAATTAAAGTTTGGTGCCACATAGGGGAAGTTATTCGCAGTATCGTGGACGTCTCTGATTTGAAATAGTTGTTGAATTGGTCGCATTGTTACATTAATATGTAGTTCATTATACTGAAGAGAGATAAGAGGAAATGCCATTTGAGTTTTCAAATTAAACCATGCATTCAATGGAATATATAATGTAGTTCCGCGTATACTGGGTTCAGCGCCACCAGCGCTTGTGGTATAATAAGAGTTAGGATATGAATTCACACGAGTTCCAGAAGTAGCAGGATCATAAATTTCAGGGACGTGTCCGATCATTTGATTGAATAATTCCTTCTTGTCAGCAGAAAAATCTCTCAAAACAGAATTTAATAAATAAGCACCAGAAAATTCTTGAAGGGTTTGATTACCACAAGTGATAGTTATTTTAGAAATCATTTGTGCTCCAATAAACTCAATCCAACGAAATTCATATGGAACCCATTGTTGTCCAGTTTCATTTGACGGCGGAATAATTGGACTCCAAATAGATGGAAGTTCTACAGAGAGATAACAGTCCATTAATAAGTCAGCATATCTCGGTATTTTAAATGTAAATGTGGATTCTTCGCTCAATCTCAATGTTCGAGATCCATCAAAATCTACACGAAACTTCTGTAAACCGAAGTTAGTATACTTGGCATAGGTCGATTTGAAAAATGTTTTAGACGGGTTTCCATTCAACATAATATTTTGCTGTCCTTCTGAAACCAATTGCATTAAACCGCCTGGCATATTATAAGTATTATAAGTATTATAATATATTTAACTTGTAGAAATTATAATATAATTTTCCATCATTAGTATAATATGTCTACTAGTACTGGCGCAGGAATGTCTCAACAATTATCCAAATATGGTTCAGCAGCAACAGCAGCATACAATAATGTCATACAAGGCAAAAATACATCGCCAATTATAGGTGGATTAGCCGCATTATTTATTATTATTATTATTATAGTTGTTTCGATTTCTATTGCAAATGGAAAGAATACATCATATATGAACTCATTTACAGTCAACCCGAATTTTCATAGTCTGTATTATCCTGATCCAATCAAATATGATGCTTGTGGTAATATTATATATGTAGATTCTTCTGGAAATGGAAATGATGGATCATATCATATTAATGATTATTATATATATGGTTCATATAACTCATGTAATATTAGTGGAAGAAATACAAATAATTATATGAATTTAAATGCACTAAAATACATAATTAGTCAAGGTGTCAGATTTATTGATTTTGAGATATACAATATTAATGATCAACCTGTTATAGCAACCTCTTCTATCCCTAGTAATTTTTTTATCAAAGAATCTTATAACTCTGTTACATTTCAAGATGCATTTAAAACAATTATAACAAACGCATTTAATAATATATCTGCGCCAAATCCAGATGATCCAATATTTCTTCATTTACGAATTAAAAGCACGAATCATACAATGATGGATAATATTGCACAAATTTTTCTTGAAAATGAGTTTTATATGTTAGATCCAATGTATAGTCACGAATATCAAATTTGTAATGAAAATAATTGTACTCCAAGAAATTTGTCACAATTGCCATTGTATATATTTAAAAAGAAAATCATTGTCATGGTTGATCGTTCGAATAGTGCTATATTAGATTCTAAGAAATTAATGGAGTATGTAAATATAACAACAAATTCTGTTCATTGTCGTTTACTATCAAATCATGAGATGAGATTTTCACCAGATCAGTCTGAATTATTAGAATTTAATAAAGTAAGTATGTCAATTGTTACACCTGATGTAGGTGTTTCTACGACAAACCCGAATCCAAATGCGTCTCTTCAGTTAGGTGTTCAGGTCAATGCTATTAATTTTTCGAATGCGGATGAAAATATGAAGAATGATATGGACTTGTTTATCACAGCAGGATATGCTTTTATACTGAAACCAGCTAATTTAAGATATATTCCTGTCACTATCGATATTCCAGCAGATAATCCAACAAATTATAGTTTTAAACCACAAGAGTTTGAAGGCAGAGGATTTGGACCATGGAACATATAAGATTGGATGATTATGAATATTAATATTTCATAATCATATAAAAATCATATATCACAAATATTATTGTGTATATATATGGGAAAAGAAGAAGAAGTATATAAATGCGAAAAAGGAATATCATTAGATGAGTGTGAATTAGCAATCTTAAGAATTGCTGTTGATAAAGCAGAAGAAAAAGAAGGACATGCTATTGTAAATTCACCAGAAGTGAAAAAAATTATTTCTATTATTGAACAATATTTAAAGGATACTAAATTGGTGGCATATGGTGGAACTGCTATTAACTCGATATTGCCATTAGAAGATCAGTTTTATAGTAAAGATGTAGAAATACCAGATTATGATTTTTTCTCTCCAAATGCAAAAGAGGATGCAAAAAAATTGGCAGATATATATGTAAAAAAAGGGTTTACTGAAGTCGAAGCGAAAAATGGTGTTCATGAAGGAACATATAAGGTTTTTGTTAATTTTATACCAGTTGCTGATATTACATATATACACAAAGATATTTTCAGTGCGATAAAGAGAGAAGCAATCAAAAAAGATGGAATATTATATGCTCCACCAAATTATTTGAGAATGGCAATGTATTTAGAATTATCGAGACCGGCCGGTGACGTGAGTCGATGGGAGAAGGTTTTGAAGCGGATTACATTATTAAATAAAAACTATCCATTACAAGCAGATAATTGTTGGAAAAAGGATTTTCAGAGAAAGATGGATACTACTGATAATAATGTGGATGAAATTTATGATACAATCAGAGAAACTTTTATAAAAGATCAAGTTGTCTTCTTTGGTGGGTATGCAATTTCATTATATTCTGCGTATATGCCATCAAAACTGAAACATAAGTTCAAGAAATATCCAGATTTCGATGTATTATCAGTGACTCCAAAGAAAACTGCTGAAAAGGTTAAGAAAGCATTAGAGAAAATAGGAATAGATAATGTTTCTCTGATTGAAAGATCATCCATCGGAGAAATTATTGCAGAACATTATGAAATTAAAATAAATAACGAAACTGTTGCATTTGTATATCAACCTTCAGCATGTCATAGTTATAATATAATTAATATAGATGGTGAAAAAGTAAAAATAGCGACGATCGATACTATGTTGAGTTTTTACTTGGCTTTTTTATACGCAAATAAGAAATATTATGATATAAATCGAATATTATGTATGTCTCAATATCTTTTCAAGGTTCAGCAACATAATCGATTACAACAGAAGGGTTTATTACGTCGATTTAGTGTAGAATGTTATGGTCATCAAGAAACATTAGAAGAAATGCGTGCACATAAAGCACGTAAATTTATTGAATTAAAAGGGAAGAAGGGCACAGAAGAATATGAGAAGCATTTTATGAGATATAGACCTGCTGATTTAAAAGCAGATATAAATACTAATACACCAATATCAAAATCATCTTCAACAAAATCATCATCTGTGAAATCATTATCAAAATCATCATCATCATCAACAAAATCATCCTTATCAAAGTCTTCATCACCAATGTCATTATCTGTAAAATCATCATCACCAAAGTCTTCAACAAGACCATTATCAATAAGGTCATCATCAATGAAATCCTCCTCAATAAAATCATCGCCAACATGGTCGTCAACGCCAACATCATTATCATCAAGACCATCATCTCAAAGATCATCATCGCAAAAATCAAGCACGAGAACAAAAATAATACGTAAGAAACGCCCTAAAACAAAGAAAAAGGGTTGGTGGGATTAAAGTAAACTCATTAGAAAGCTAACAATATAGAACAAATATAATATAATATTCCGTACAAAAGACTCATAAATAGTTGACCATAAATATTAATATTGCCGTCACCAAAGAATAAAGAAGGAATATATTTGAACAATATTGATTTGAAAAAGGGTAACTGAAAAATAAAATATAGAATAGAGAGAAGAACTGGTATTTGTAAATCAGAATATATATTTTCCATTCTAGTAAATGCACCAAGTCGTTTACTATAATTATTTAATATGGTGGTATTTTCTTCTTCTTCATCCTCTTCTTCGATAAATTCATTTTTCACATTCGCAGAAGGAATATATTCTTGTTGTACTTGTTCATCCATAAACTGAACCTTGTTAATAGGTATATCACGTGACTGTAATTGAGTAGCGCCGGTTGAGCTCGCTTGTTGTAGTCCAGATACTATTTGATCAATTGTATTTTGATCTAAAGAAACATTATTAGAAAGCAATTTTGTATCAATTGATTGTGGTGGAATATCATTTACATTAAAGGTAATATTGGATTGCTGTTGCTGAACGGATGACATATTCATGTCACTTGGTAAGTCCATAATGCTAGTAGTGTTCATTATATTTATAATAACTAATTATAAATATAATTATGACGCATCATCTCATATAATACCTTCATATTTTGGTTTCACAAGAACATCTTTTTTGTTTGCATTACAATTTGTAGAAACCATTTGATAAGAATAACACTTCCCATCTTGTTTGAATATTTTATTTTCTATGTCTTCAATTGGAGGTGCATAGAAGATGATACAGTTATCACCTTTACAAACTGTTCTAAAAATAGCAGCGAGTCCTAGACCTAGCAATATAGAAGTAATATATATACCGCTTTTAGAATTGATAAACTTGGAAATATTTATCTTCATTAAGATATATACTTATTATTATTATTTCAATAAAAAAAACAATTTTTAATTACAAAACATCCAATACAAAGAACCATCTTATAATCCTGTGCACCATTTTTCAATTCTATTCAAACTAATCTTCTTTTCGTATCCTCGTCCCTTTGTCCCGATCGGTCCTCTCTCATTGTCATTGATTTCCATGCCGATTGTTGACCAAAATCCTGCACTTGCGTCAACATCAATGTAGACATCTTGTGTCATATCAACAAATTCTTCCATCAACTTTGTTATCGCACTCCACATCATGATTCTCGACAACTGAATCCCTTTTAGTTGCGGAAACTCATCATCGTCAATTCCAATTGACATACTAACTGTGCTTGCGTTCTCTGATTCTCCTGTTTTTGATAAGCAATCTATTTCACCATTTACACATTCGCCTGAAAGATCGAAATGTGCAACCTCTGTATTACCTTTCATAATAAGAATGCTTCGAAACATTGTTGGATCACGAAACTCGCATGGCATGAATCGTTTCTCATAAGCAATGCGCAACCCTTCTTCTCTGAATGCTTGTTTCGCTTTTTTCATTTTCTCATTTTGTCTGATAGAAGTAAATATTTTTTCCTTGTTCAAGAATTTTGGCATTTTTTGCGTTGTTTTTGTTTGAATAAATACAATTATTTCTGTGTAAAGTATTTCAATTTTTTCAAAAATGTGTGAAAAAATAAAAAAACTTAAAATAACCAATTTTTTGCTTTAATTAATATAATATTCAATATTTATTTCGGGCATATTCCATATTCTGTTTGAACCCATAATTTAACAGGTTCTTTCAATCGTTCATTCCAATAATGAATAATATATTCAATAATATTAAATTCCACATGCAGAAAAGTAAAATATATTTGAGGTGGAAGAAATGTTTGTATAACTTCATTCGTTTTTTCAATGAGGGTGAAATCATAACTTCGTATTTTTATAAAGAAATAACGACGTCTTATAATTTGTAATATAAGATTGTCCCAGAATGTATCACAGAAGATAATAGATTCAATTGAACCATCAAAATCCGCCAATAATTCAGTTATATCCTCATTCTGTCTTTTTAATTTCACCAATTCTTTCTCGAACTCATCGATATTTTGAAAGATGGTTTGAAAGAAGGATATTATTTCGGTTGTCAAATGATTTTGTTCCATTTGAGTTTCTTTAAATTGCTTTGAGTAATGAAAAATATATTTTGATAAAGTAATTCAATTTTTTAAAAAAAATATAAATTTATCGCTGAACAGGGATCACAGCAATATCATCTACATTTGTCGGACAATTAACCGTTTTCGCTTCATATGCGAAACAGTTACCTGCCGAATCTTTGTATTGTATTTTACCTATATTTTGTGGAGTTGGATAAACGTATATTGTCTTCATCTCTGGTCCAAACATATAAACAAAGAAAAGTCCTACAATGAAACTAATGGCAAATACTTTGAGAGAGATATATTTTAACATACTATATTAAAATATATTATTATATATTTGCCTTTTGTAGTAAATGTCGAATATAGATTAAATAATAAAATGGTTCAATAATACGCAGGTTCGTGTCAACTGCTTTATACGAATGAGTCAATTTGGCATCTTTGGTTGCCAATAACAATGTTCGCATCTTACCATTTGTGGTAAACTTTGCCTTTTGTGCGGCAAATAGTTCATAGTTCTGTCTATATTTCATTTCTTCTTCTTTGTCTATAGTTCGATCTGTCGGTATTAAAAAATCATCATCAATCTCAACTCCTTCTGGACGTATTCTAATTCCTTCATAAAATCCATCTGTTCCAGCATGTTTTGCCAAAGAAGGTTTCTGAGAAATAACTAATTCAGGATGTCCTTCTACAGATTCTCCTTCATAATCTAGAGAGAACTTATCATAAAACTCTGGGTGACCATATTTGAACTTGGATGCTTGATAATAATGTTCAACACTCTTCCATCTCTTACCATCTAATGTAAATTCTGCAGACCAATCGCCGGCACCTGTCCAAAAATTGGCGATTTTTTTACGCCAATCTTTTATTTTACTTAACTCTTTGAACTTGGCCTTATCATCTTCTGGTATTTCTTCGCCTTCGCCTTCACCTGGTGGCGCTGTCAATGAATTTGAACTACATCTAAATATGATTCTTTCATTGAACATGTGTTCTCTCTCTACAATTTGAGGAATATCAAAAACTAGTTTTAATTCATCTTCATCGATATTTGAATGTATTATTTTCTGTTTGATCTCGTGTCTCATTATAGAAGATGGATTAATGATCTCTTCTTCTATACCCATTTCTGCGCCTTTTTCTTCTTCTCCTCCTTTTTCTTCTTCTACTCCTTCTATACCCATTTGCATTTGCTCACCTTTTTCAAAGGTAGGTTCAGGTTCCTCTTCTGGAACAGTTGGAATAAATTCTCTTAATTCATCCATTCCTTCGCCTTCATTTTCATCATTCTCTAAAATTGGTTTTACAAAAGTTTTTGTCTTAGCTTTTGTTTGTTTTGGTTTCTTCAATGTTTTAGTATGAGTAATTTCAGTTGTAGTTTTCGGTTTCTTCGATTTGACAGGTTTTCTCAGAATACTGATACTTCCCATAATCTCAATTGGTAATTCAGAATATTCATTTTCACTTATATCATATTGCTGTTTGATCTGTATTAATCTAAACTCTTCATCATCGGGATAATAATCGACCTCATTAATACTATATTTTAATTTCATCAAAGTCTTCAATAATGGAATAAATGATCGCGTATATGTATCCATAAGTTCATCTATATCCTCCATTTTGTCAGAAGATGGTGCAGTATCTACTTTATAGTTGTGTATTCTTGTCTTTATTTCTTCAATATAACCATAACTCTGTTGTTCAAGTTTACATAATTCTTCATAATTCTCGTAGTTGTCAACGTTCTTTAAATACAATTCTTTAATAATTTGCAGTTCTAACGAACATTTATCTATTCTAAACTTCAAGTCTTCGAATTTGGATTTTATATTTGCCTCTGTTATATAACCAAATAGTAGATCATTTTTAAATAGGATGACCTTTATCTTCAATTTATTCAACATGTCTTCATATTCTCTTATTTTATTCATAAAAGAAGTCATCTTACCAGTAGATATTCGAATCTTTTCTTTGCATGGATTCAATGTATCGCCACATACAGCACTCAATATTTTACTACCATTTTTACTTATTTCTGTAGAAAATATCATCCCAACTGATCGATTACAGAATAAACATTTGGGCAACATTTGTTTGATATGAATATTTTTCAATATATTCTCTTTGATTTGTTGGATTTTCTCTTCATATTCATATTTATCTGCATAATACTTGCGAATCGCATCTTTTACCTTGTCATCTTCTTTATATATTTTTTCTATATCTTTTACTCCTTCTATATCAAATCCAGGGTCAATGGCGGATTCATATTTTTCTTCTTCCATAATAATTATACTGATTATTTATTTATAATTTACACGGTTTACAGCAATCTCGTCATATTCATTACGCCATTCAGGCAATCCTGTAATTAATGATTCTGAATATCGTTGTTTAGAATCATGATAATTTTTAATTTTTGATAATATATAATACTGTTTCTCTCTATCTTTTGCCTTTCGTTCTTTGGGAGTTAATTTACCTCTATATTTTATAAATAAAAACAGAGCAATACAGCTGAGAAAAAATACACCCAAAGAAATATTCATTACTGTATTATTATAATTTTGCTTGAATACATGACACTGCTTTAATGTCTCATTTATGAAATATTTCATTCCAGGTTCAGTTAAACTTGGTTTTGAACTCATTAATCTAATATGTTATAATATCAAATTAATTTATCCTTATATCTAATAAGAATGGCTGATACAGAAACTAATTCGAATACTGATGGATTTTTTAGTTTTATGTTTTTTATAGCAATCATAGCATATATTGTATATATGTATGTGAATGAAAATGACAATCCTACTACAACTAATCCACTAAATTATGTTTTTTGGTTAATAATTGTCATTTGCGAGTTTTTATGGGGAGCTCTTTCTTATCTCTCTGATATGCCTCCATCTTATGCATTTACTAATTCTGCTATTGCCGTTTTTACTACATGGACTGTATTATTTTTACCAATGTTCACTATTAATGATAGCACAATTGGTAAAAGTATTGGACTCGATTTTGCACAAGAATTAAACTCTATCTTTTCTAATGTTGTTGGATATTTTTGGGTTTCTAGACAAGCAACCGATATATTATCTAAATTAAATGCAATCAATATCCATAACATTGATGGACCCAAAAATGCTGATCTCGTTGCAGCACAAATATTATATAGTGAAATTAAAAATAATAAGACACTCATCATTAATCAATTAACGCCCAGCAATTTTGATTGTCAATGGGACACATTATTCAAATATTTATTTACACTTGCAGGTGAAACAAACTTGGAAGCTGTTGGTGGAATCAGAGACCAATTGAAAGCAATCGTTCTCCGAAAATATGCCATCGGTAAATGCTTTTGGTATTTTTATACTGCAATTGTTTGTTTTTCTCTGAGTATCTATTTTATGTCTATCCTATAATACCATTCTATTCTATTCTATTCTATTCTATAAATAAGTAATATAGTATTTAATGAAAATATAACATAATATTCCCAACAACAAAGCTAACAACCAGATTGGAAGGATCGTCTTATTTTTATAACCTACTCCAAACTTACGTAGACTTCCATCCGTATTATATAAATATGATGGTTTATCATATTGAATCAAGAAAAAGAAGAGTAAAAATAATATAATACTTACTAATATTTGGTTTTGTTTAACGAAATATTGGATCATTGTTTATTTTATACTAATAAAATTATTAAAATTATACAACACAACTAACTATTAACTATT